GACAAGTACAACACGCCGACCACAATCGGCGTGCAGGTACCGTTCGGAACAGCAACTCAGTACGGAATTGGCGACCTCGTCGCATTCGTTCCTCAGAAGACGAACAAGGCAGCTGACGACCAGACGGAAATCTTCGGCAAGGACGATATCTACGTTGTCCAGAACATCAACACGTTCAAGGACATCGTGATTTTGAGCCACCACGGAGATATCGAATTCGACGAGTATACGGGTAAGGCTAACAAGTTCGGTGCGAACAGCGAATGGAAACTGGTCGACCTCACTGCATCCAATGCAAACATCTGGGTGGCTGGCAAGGATGGCTTGACATTCAATATGCTCGGTGCATACGACCTGACGGTTCCTGCGAACGTACAGGAAGAAAACTTCATCGTTCCTGGTGAACACGAGGAAAGCGACCCGTACAAGGACCTGCTCGACTTCGCATACTCTACCTACAACGGTGGCGTGATGCAGCGTACCGACAAGCTCCTCGTGAGCGACGAAATCGGTGCTTCGTTCAACGCAATGGGTCTCGCATCCGTCAAGTACGAAGATGTGAACTTCAATGGCGTTGCAAAGCAGGTGTATGTGCTTTCTACGGAAGGCGAGGCCATCGCAAGGATGTACCTCTACATCACCTACCACTTCAACGGCAAGAGCTACGAGATGGAAGGAACCATCGTGCCTTACGTGCATGATGACGGTAACCTCTACATTGGTGACGTGGCCGACTCTGTTCTCACGAACAGCGGTGCAAGGCTCCTCATCAACGACAGCGGCATCCTCGACAACTTCCTCACGAACAACTCTTACGATATGTCCCAGAGTGTTGAAAACGGACGTCTCGACTCTGTTTCCACGATGCTCGCATACGATGAACGTGACCCGGCCATCATCAACGACGCAATCTGGGAATACACGCCAGCCAACAACAGCGACACCGCTACCCTTGCAAACGCTTGGAACCTGTTCCTCGACAAGGATGGCACGGACGTGTCTATGCTCATCGGTGCTGGTACTGGTGTCACGAACCTGTTCAAGAAGGACCGTGAAGTTCTCGACGGTACGGTCATTTCCGCAATCCTCAATGTCTGCGAACTCCGTAAGGACTGCTTTGCTATCCTTGACGGCGTAGGCGAAGCCAACATCGAGACTACCCTCAGGAAGATGATTGGTTCACAGGGCTTCGGAGTGAAGGGCCGTTGGGGCGCTATCTACGATGGCCGTGGCATCTTCTTCGACAGCTACTACACCCTCATGAACGTCGAAGTGGTGAAGTCCGTACAGCTGGCCTCCATCATCACGGCAAACGCTGCCAACGGTATCTGGTGGTTGCCGCCTGCTGGCGAAATCAACGCTGTCATCCCGACGGAATGGGGCGTAACCGAAAAGTATCCGAGAACCTTCAAGTATCCAGAAGACACGGATTCCAACATCGCACGTCTGACCGAAATCAGGGTCAACCCGACTCGTTTCAACAGCCGTGGAATGTTCATCTGGGGCGACTTCACGATGCAGAAGGAAAGCTCAGCATTCGACCAGATTCATGTCGCTATGCTCTTGGCTGGTATTCACAAGATGTTCTATCACTACCTCGATAGGAAGGTCTTCCAGTTGAACACCACCAACCTGCGTACGAACATCCAGTCGGACCTGCAGGCTCAACTCGATGCAATCATGAACTCTAACCCGGCTGGTTTGTACTCAGGTACGGCTATCTGCGACGACACGAACAACACGCCTGACGTAATCGACAGGAACGAGTTGCACGTTGACCTCCGCTTGAAGCCAACCAAGACCTCTCGCTGGATTACATTGAGAACTATTGTTGAATCCAATGGTTCTAGCAACACTCAGACCACTTCACTTTATGTGTAATTGGAGGTAAACTATGGGTATCAACCAGACAATCGACGACGAATTGAAGAAAAAGGTGTTCTTTGGCGCTGTCATTGACACCCTCGCCGACCCGTATAGGACCAGCCGTTGGAGGATGCTGATTTCCACAGAAATCTTCCACGCCTTCGGCATGGGCCTTCAAAACCACGACCAGTTCGACATCCAGGACGGCGAAGCATCCTTTGCTCTCTACGTCCAGGAACCGCCTGACATTCCAGCCGTCGAGTTGGAATCCAAGGCGTTCCAGTACATGGGCTTCAACAAGCACTATCCTGTCGGTCAGCACGGCCTCGATGGTACATTCTCCATCGGCGGTGTGTGTACCGAAGATATGGCTCCGTATGAAGCCATGATGGAATGGCGTAACCTCATCTACAACACGGGTGAGCTAACCTTGGCAAACCGTTCAGACGCCAACTGGCAGACGAACCGTATCGCCCAGGATTCTTCTAACCACATCCACCTCGGTCTCGGCCAACAGGCCAACTGGCCTAACCCGACCGTGCGGCTCCTCCGTAACCAGACGGTTACGCTGGAATACTACGACTGGATGTACGGTGACTGCATCTTCTCCATCACGTATATCAACGCATGGCCGCGGACTGTCAAGTTGCCGACGAAGGGAACTTACAACGTGGCTGAACTCGGTACTTGGAACGCAACGTTCCAGTACGACAGGTTCACCATCTGGATTCCGCCTGGATACAAGCACGTCTAATAGGCGTGAAATTAAGAAAGGGCAAGCATTGCTTGCCCTTTTCTTTTTGCCTTAAACTAGGCTGGAATGAACTCGACGTGAAGGTCTTTTAGCTGACCGTCTTTCTGTCGGTTAATCGTTATGCTCTTTACGGCAACGAGGTTGATACCCCATTTGTTAACGATTAGGTGTGCGACATCCTCCGCAAGGGAGTCCTTTTTGATTGTTTCAATCAGGTTATCCTTTTTCATATTTCCTCCTGTGGGTTTCATCATACACCGCCGTAGGTTTCGTAGTCGCCTACAATCACTTCCAGAGAGCATGGGGAATTATTGAAGTCCAGGTCCTCGCCAATATCGTCTGGCCTGATTGTGTAGTCATGCTTGTTCGCAATGGACTCGTCAAGGGCGTCGGACAACATTTCGTCAGCCTGCTTGCCAGTAATTTCGTCGTCCAGATACTTGGCTCCCTCGAAATAACCGTTGCTCTCCTTATACTTGAACGGGTTCGGGAACTTACGCTTGCTCTCCTTGTGCCAAAGTTCCTGGTAGTTCATGAACGCACGCTTTGCCTTTACTGGGTCACGACCGATGTAGATTTTACGGTCTTCGACATCCATGTCGTGCTGATAGGTCACCGTGACAATGTACAGCGGGGCGTTCATCTCGGCCTTCAGGTGCTCAAACACGTCCTTCGCCAACGCCTTCAACGCCTCGACATCACCTTCCGTACATTTTTCGCCAAGCCTGTAATTGGCATAGCGTTCGGCGGCAACGTTAACCGTTTCAAGCATCTTCTGTTCAAGCTTTTCGTCAGCCTCGTGCTTCTTCTTGAACTCCGCTTCTAGCTTTTCCTTTTCATTCTCCAAGTCAATGCGGTTATTATTCCACATCTGCTTGGTAACTTCCTTACGGGTCCTGTTGAGCGCCTCGGTATTGTTCTTGTTCAGCTTTTCCTTGAACGCATCAATCATGTCGCCGATATTGTCGGTCTGCCTACGCAAATCTTCCTTGTAAGCATCACAAATCTTGTCTTTCTGTTCTTGAGTCAAGCCCATCGAGTCAAGGGCCGCTTCTAGTTTTGAACTTGGGTTCATATCACCTATTCCTCATTTTATTGTTAACCTTCAAACGGAATCGGATTGGTAATATCCTCACCAACCCAGTTACCCCTTATTCGGGCATCCACGCACATCTGACGAGCATCGTCCCATGCCTCCTGAGATACCTGGAAATTTTCGGGAACCTTTGTAGGAGAACTGAAAATCAGGGTATCGTTGCAGTAGAAGCAAGTCCTGCCTTCCTTCTCTCTAACGCTAGTCACTTCAAGCTTTGCCATAAAATTCCTTATCTAAAATAACTACGCCACTTGGTACTGAGATTGACAACCTCGATTTTACCCCACTGATAGGTTGTCGAACAGAAGTGGCCAGCATGTTCAAGTTCGTGCTGCTTGTGATGGGTACGATGATACCAGTTCAAGTATCGTTCTACTGCGGCACTTGCAGATTCCGCCTTGATGCGACAATCTGGGTCCCACTCATAAGGTGGTCCGAACTGGTAACGGGCACAGTAAATTTCATAGATAGGCCAGTGAGGAAGCCCGTTTCTTGCCCAACGGTAAAAGTTTTTCTTTGCGGTAAGGCAAGCATACACCCATAATACGAGTATGACAAAAACACCTATACCAACTACCAATAAAAACCAGAACATAGTTACTCCTCCGCAGCATCTGCGATTTCAGACTTTGCTTCCATATTCAAGCGCTGCCGTATGCTCTGGTCATAGAATGCACCACGCTTTGCATGCTCGTTCCTCTGACTGCTCTTACAATCTCGGGGAGTTGGCCTGCTCAGTTTGCGCCCGTTCAGTTTCTCGTGCTTGTTTTTCGATGTCATAGCATCCTCATTTATCATCGCTTGTCGTCTGCGAAGATGTATAAGTAGGGTCGTAGTCTTTTGACGGTATCGGCTGACATCCATATACAGCAATAGGCTTAGACATCTCGCAACCATATAGAGCGACAACAGGCGGCTTATACGGGAGGTCAGGCTGACCGTCCTTCGGCTTTTCAGGAACCAGCTTACGCATCATACCAATCCAGTCGTCGTCCTTATACTTTTCCATCAAGGCTTCTCGCCCAGGGATAAGACCACGGGTAACCAACTCCTCGAACTCATCTACGGTGCATGTAATTTCTATGCTGTTATATACGAGTTTCATGTTCACCTCATTATTACACGTACTCTTCGTCAGGAAGTTCTCCATGCTCCTCGTAGTATTCCAGAGCAGCGATGGCTTGTTTTACCGACTCGACAGGAAGGGCGGCAACACAGAAGTCGTTTTCATAGCGGTCAAGTTCCTGGTTGTCCTGGTCGAAAATAACCTGACCCTTGTCGCCGCAGTAGGCGCATTGGGATTCACGGTCGTAGAACTTTTCGGTCACACCCAGTTTGAGCTTGTCGTTTTTGAGCATCGCATCAGCGAGTTCTTTTCTAGTTATCATGGGTTACCACCTTTGGTTGAGCGTCACGCACTTCATTTCTTCCATGTTCTTTTCCGATTTGATATGCGGCTATTATGATATTTTCACATTGTCGCCATGTAGCAGTCAGAGAGGACTCGGCCCAATCTTGAAGAACATCAAGAATCGTATGGTCTTCCTTAACCTCCGACTTCATCTGTTCGGCAAGCTCATCGATTTCTTTTTTCTGGTCTTCGGAAATCATTGCGCCCCTCCCCAGTTAATAGGATACCACTTCTCGACAGCATCCTTGTCGCACATGTAATCGTCGCCGTCCTCGGTATCCCAGCAGTCGCATTCCTTATTCCATACAGCGAACTGACGACCCTGGAAGCTAGGCCAGATTGCGACGGGCTCGTCATTTTCTGGAAGTTCATCCTTGGTAAGATGCCAACCGCTGCCTAGACAACCTGGCTTGCAGTTAATCGGAAGCATATTCTTGTTCACGTATGCAAAGTGAGTGAATTTCGTGTCTTTAAGTGGTAGAATACCACCTAATTGACCCATTATGCGAAACTGACCATTGACACTCATTCCAGTGTACAGAATTTCAGGTTCTTTTTCGCTGACAAGGAAAAGAAGGATGCTGTCACGAGGAGTTTCCTTGCCAACCTCGTACCAGTTGAGTTCTGCTTGACATCTCAATTCTGACATATTGACCTCGTTCTGTTATTACTTTTCCCGATAGTAAAGGAAGACATCGTACTCGCAATGAGAGATAGATACGACCTCTATTTTATTTTCATTTACAAACTCGCAGCATTTCGCCGCAGCGCTAGTCCTGGACTCATACGTTCCATAAAAATGCTGAAATTTAAGCGGTTTCATTTTACCGTTCCTCCCTACTTCATGTAGAGTTCTTCAAGTTCGTCGGCCACATCACGCATCGTATGGGAGGCAATCCATTCGGGCTTCTTCTCGATTAAATCCCTGACAAGTTCGGATTCATCGTATGCCTGACGTGCAAAGTTCAATACTCCGTCACTGCATTTGAGGTGCATTATCTTTTCACGGTCATCGTTGCACATGTTCCTGTCCTCCTGTTACGGGCACCACCACGGCGTTTCACATCCTTCTTTTTCTGCAGGAGGGTCCCAATACGGGTTGCCTGATTCTTCGCCAGAACCAGCAAGCAACTGGGTCTGAAGGTCGCCTTCGATGATTTCCATGGTGGGTTTTACATATTGTCTTTTCATATTTTCTCCAAAGTGTCAAAGATTTTAAGGGTTTCCGTAAGCTTTTCTTCATCGTACGGGAAAGTTTCCGTTGCGTTGCTGCATTTCAAAGCGTACGGCCTGTCTGGATAGACATAGTACTGGTTGAACCTGTTTACGCATGAGGCACAAATTTCCAGCTTTCCATCCTTATACTCGAAATCGCAAAGCATCCGCTTGTTAGGCTTACGCCTGTTACAAAGCTCCGCCCGATAGGTCACGGATATTGTGTCCATTTTGATTACGGATTGAAGTCCATACCCTGCGGGCATGGACTTCTTTACAAGTGTACGGACAACGGATTTCAGCTTAGCTTCGGTGTACACTGACCGCTTGGCTAGGCTGCAAAAATAATCTGGGCTGTTAGGCGTAGTCATATTCAATTACTTATCCAATATAGATAATTCTCGGTTCCTTGATAAGGCTCAACCTGTAATTCAGGTAGCATTCCAGGTCATGCGAACTGAATGTGTAGTATCCGCCGCTCTTGTAGTTCTTCAGCATAGCCACATAGTCGGTAAATCTCTTTTCCGTCAACAATGCGGTCAGTGTTGGCACGGGGACTCGGCAATCGTTACCCATGACGTACAGGCCAGCGTAAACACCCTTTCCAGGGTCAACAAAGTTCACCTTTACCGTGTCTGGGTCCTTGACTACCGTATTCACGGCAAGTTTTCCCTTGTACACGTCGTTGATTGCCTGTGTTCTACCGAAGTGGCACCAGTCAAGGCCAGCCCTGTCCTTCCTACCCTTCAGAAGTTCAGCCTTGTGATGGACAAGGAAGGCTTCGACGGAATCGTCCATCGAGTCGCCGAAACGGTGAGGCTTCATCAGGTCTTCCTTCGGAATCGGATGTCCTCCAACGTCATACGGGTAGAAACAGGTTCCCCACTTTCCAGTAGAAGCTTTCAAGACAGGAATGCAGTACATCCTCGGGAGGTCATCGGCGTCGATGAACACCTTGTCCGCAAGGGTAGCGAAACCGTTCTTGACAATAACCTTCTTCGGATAATTGCCAGACTTTATGTCACGAAGTTCTTTCAACTCGCTATAATTGCCGATGTAGAACTTCCCTTCGATGTTCATGTCATCCAGGGACAGTTGGTTACAGTTGTCGTTCAACATCTGGTCCAGTTCGTTGAAGTTGGCGACCTTGACCCTAGAATTATGCAAACTCTTGTCGATACAGGTAATCATCGAGTAGGTCGTGATTCCCTTGAACACCTGCTTGTGACCGAAGTCGATTAGGCACGAAAGATTGCCGTTTTCCAACAGGTAGTTACGGAACGCCGCTCCCGACGTGGAATGCATCCATGACGACGGGGTGATGTAAGAGAGTTTACCCGTGTCATTCAGCATCCTGATACCAAGCTCGAAGAAAGCCAGGTATAGGTCGCACATTCCCTTGTCCGCAAACTTGTAGTTCTTGACTTCCTTGTACAGCTTCCCGAGATTGTGTACACGGACATAAGGCGGGTTGCCGATGACATAGTCCATCTTGCCGTCATAGTCATGTACGGCTAGGGAATCAGCCAATCTGATGTCCCATTTCACATCGACGATACCGTAGACGGAAACGCCTTCATCGAGCCTTTTCTTCAACTGGCGGAAGTTAGCCTTGTTGAGTTCGATTGCATGGATATAGGTTTCCAATGAATCCTTCAATCCACGCTTGTTTCCTTTGGTACGAATATACTCGACACAATATCTGGAAACAGCGGCAACAACGATGTTTCCATCGCCTGCGCTGTTGTCAATGAAATGCTTTTCCAAGATATGTTCGGCATCCGTGTACCCTGCGACATCGAGAAGGATGTTCACAATATACAACGGGGTAAAAATTTTCCCTTCTTCTTTCAATGCATTGTTGCTAATCATAGTTTCATTCCAACTTTTTCAAGCACTATCGCCTTGGCAGAGTTGTAATCCATACCAAATTCTTTCATGTATGCAGAGATTTCCGCCTTGATTTCGGCAACACGCTTTCCTCTTGTAGGATTGTACTGCATGTTCAAACGCATTCCATGCAAGCAGTCAAATGCGTGAGCCTGTTGCTTCTTCGTAAGATGGAAGAAGCTCTGGGTATTTGTCTGGAGCAGGATGTCGTCTACCTTCGGGTCACGTTCGAGAGCAACCTGCACCAGGAACGGCTCAAATACTTCCTCTTCCTCGACAGAAACAGGAACACCAGCCATGCGGTTTCTAAGAAATTGTGAAACACTGAATTTCATTCTAGCCTGCCGTAGGTTGAGCCATCTTAAGTAATCCGTACTTGTACAACAAGAGGATAACCTTGGATATGTAAGCGTTGACGACGGTGTAAGGGTTCACCTGGAATTCGCTCATCTGTTCGTACTGGCCCGTAATGACACAGAATTCAAGCCTTGCCATCGGAGGAAGGATATTCTTCTCAATGATGATGTCGGCAAATTTGTGGAACAGGCTATCAAAGTCAACATAGTTGTCAAGGACAAACTTACGGGCACCCATGTCGTCACCAGCAAGCACAAACTCTACCAACTTGTTCGTGTACTCGGTGGTAACAACCGTGATTTGACCCTTGATTGAACAACGGTTTTCAAGGAAGTTGTTGAACATCGTTGATGTCATCAGTCGCATGTCTGGGTAGCACTTCTCAACGATTTCAGCCACAGTGTTCTTGTCAACAGTACCATTGTAAGGAGCAGTCTCTTCCTGTGCGATTTCCATCATTTTCTTGTACATTGCATTCTTCACGTCCCTGTCGTCCTTGGGGTAGTCAAACGATACAGCAAAACACCGTGAAGCGATTGCGTCTGGCAGGCGATGGAAAGCGTTGCACGTCAAAATGAAACGAATTGTACTCTGGGTATCTTCGATAAGACCTTGCAGCTTTCTGTAAAATTCCTCGGGTCTGTTCGGATGGTCAGCCTCATCGAGAACAACGAACCTCGGTAGACCATTCGGGCATGCCAGAGCAGCATAGCTTTCAATGCCAGTGAAAATGTCTGACTGTTCACGTGCGGAGAAGAACTTAAAGGAAGTTCCAAGAGTAGTAGGAATCGCCTTTGATAGTGTAGTCTTACCAGTTCCAGATGCAGTCGAGTAGAACACATAATGTCCAAACGCATTGAGCTGCAACGCAGTCTCGACCTTATTCCTGATACTTGCTGGAAGAACCATTTTGTCAACGGTAAGCGGCTGATGTTTAACCACCCACATTTCGTATCCACCCTTGGCTACTGGGATACTTCTTTTTTCCTCTTCTGGAATGTCTCCTGTAAGCAAATCGAGCTCGTCCATTTTACTCTCTCCCTTCCTTTTCGGCGGTTGATGGTTCTTCCAACGTAATTTTCTGAATGTGGATAGTCGGTATAAGGGCCATTTGGTTACAGCTCTCGTCACCCTTCTGGATGAGCGTAGAGAACTCTATGAAAGGGCGTCCAGACGCAAGGTCACGTTTCAGGCTCTCGTACACGTCTATGCCGACATTCCTGAACTCGTTTGGTTCGCTTCCTGCCATATGAATCTTCAGGATTAAACCCTTGTCGCACTTTTCACTCATAACCGTTCTTCCTTGATGAACTGTGACAGGTCGGTTGGAACAACCTTGTCGCAATCCGTGATAAACTCGACGCCGTCCAATGCGTATAGGCATCCCTTGGCGAACATCATCCCGTGGTTCCCGTTACCAAAATGCACGAGCCTCGCAGATGAACGCAGGTATGTATCGAGCATGTGGAACGAATGGTTTGTCGGGATGACGACCGTAATGCCTTGTGCATCAAGAGCGTCCTTTATCTTGTAAATATAGTCTTTTTCTCCTATATTGGCAAGGACTATTTTGCCACCAATCTTGCTCAAAGTGTCTATATATTGCTCGGACTGCTCCGCCGAACGAACCTTTCCATAGGCCACGGTCTGGTCAACCTTCGGCAACAGCTTGTGGTGGTCTCCGCTCACGGGATAAGTCAGGTAGGTCTTCCCCTCGCCGAACTCGATTGTTCGGTAAGTAGACGGAATCACGTAGTCCGCCTCGGAATCGTACTTGATGTAGACCCGTCGGTACGAGCGTTCCATAGACGATACCGAACACTGGCTCCCACCCTCGCAGAAACCATAGAGGCGGCTGACGAAGGCGTCCTCGTGGAACCTCATGTCATGCCGCACCGAAGCGATGGATATTGCAAGCTGGTTGTGGGCGGACTGGTCTCCGCCCGCCAGGTTTTTCTGGAAGTGACTAATCATTCGTGATACCGTTCTTTTCGTAGAATCTCTCGACCTCTTTAATGACTTCGGGGTACGAATGTTCTTTCTGCACAAATGCGTTTACGAAATTCTTGACATAGTCTGGTCCGTCCTCGGCCAACACCTCGGTGAGGAATTCAGTCATCGTCGGGGTAAGAGACTGGACGTAGTAGATGGACGTATTTACATTAAGCCTGACTTTCGGGCCAACCTTCAGGACGGCATCGCCCTCGATTCCACCACGCTCGGCAAAATCCTTGTAAATCGCATCAAGGGTCAGTTCCTTGTTGAGATACTTCTTGAATTCATTGTCGGTCATGCGGCGCATCAGGGAACAGTAAGCCCTGTTCTTCTTGTACTGCAAGCCTTCAAGATAGGAACGGTCGTTTGCCTTCTTGTGCCACAGGTGAAGAACGGCACCGCCCTTGCAGCGAAGTTCCCTCTTTCCAGTAACCCTGCGGATTTTGAACACGAACGCATCGTCCTCGGCACCCCATCCGACAAACTCCTCGTCGAACCCACCGACCTGCTCATAAGTCTCCTTGCTGAAACAGTTGATGAGGCCCGTCTGGCGGGTTATTGGAATGTCGGAGTTATACCGAAGCGGGATGTCAACCGCTTCATGACGACATTTACGACGGGTCTGTGCCTCGGTAAGGTACACGCATATCTCGTACGGGAATACAAGCGGGGCGTCATCACAGTGGGCATGGAGGTTATCGACAACCCCTGCATCAATCCAGGAGTCGGCGTCAATCATGACGTAATGCGTATACTCTGGGTGACTCTTGACAGCGTAGTTCAGCAGTTCCGTCTTGTGGAACTTGGTATCGTCGATATCGAGCTTGTGATGGAAAGTCGTCTCGGGAATTTCGGTCAAACCGTTCTGTTCCACAACACATATATCGGCCTCTGGGTCGACACTTTTAAGCTGCTCGATTGAAGCGTTGAAGTTACGTAGACGGCACGGGTCGGTTGAATAGAAGGTATAAATATACAGGAACTTGCTCATTCCATTACCTCATTAAATTCATGATATCGTTTTCACTGATGTTTGCGTACATGAGTTCGTTCTTGAAGGACTGAACCATGTTCATAACCCTGTCTTTGTGGCCGGGGTGGGTTCCGTACTGCTGGTTTCGGTATTTAGTATTGTCCATGAAGAAGAAGATAAGCGTCAAGAACACGGCTCCTTCGGCAAACGAGCTACCAAATCCAGTACCTTGCAGAATCGAGCAGGAGAACAGGTCGCATGAGCGTTCGTTGTTTCGGGAAACATTGTTGGAGATACCGTTGGTGCGGTCCATGTGACCTAGCATGATGTGCCCGATTTCATGGCCGAGAACAAATGTAATCATCTTGCGGCCAAGTTCCATGTACTGCGGGTAGTACTCCTTTACACGATATTCGGGGAACTTCTTGTAGAACTCATCAATCTTTTCCTCGTCCACGGCATCCCAGTCATCGTTATACGCCTTAAGCTCGTATAGCGTCTTGTCGAAAATCCATTTCAGGGCACGCTTCACTTGATGCAAGTTGTGATTCTTGGTATAGAGAGTGAATACGGCGGCACATGTGCATATCAGGAGGCTCAATCCCTCGAAGGTATACACTTTATAGGACCTGTTCCCAGCATAGTTTGCGAACGAATTGGCTATCATTTCTGGGGTGTAGACGAACTCGACCCTTTCCATCTTTTCAAGGTACTCTCGGTTCCTTGCGATATAGCTCGACGCCATTATCACGTTGATTGCATCGTCCACCATATCATGAATGGGATATGTTGGCGGTTTGGGAAGTTTTTTGCTACCGAATAAACTCATGGATTCCTCCTGTAATTAGCGTTTAGCGCTCCATGCCAAGCGTATTTTCCTACGCATTCGGGTCAGTAAGAGCACCGCCTTTTCCTTGCTACAATTGTGGGATTCTGCATATACATCGGTCGCCAGCTTGGGCGACTCGGTCGTTACCAGGTATCCGTATATTTCCTGCATCTCTGGGTCGAACGTGTCCAGAAGCTTCGAGGCAAATTGCAGTTTGCCCTGTGAGTCCGCATCGTACGGGTCTATCGAACGCAGGTATTCAATTTCTTCGCCGTCCTTCCCCTGTTTAGTGGTTTCGACATAAGTCAATGTCGTCTTCTTGGACGGGTTGACGTATACCAGTGCATCTTCGGATATGAATTTCTTGATGTAACCATGAAGACAAAGCACCATATATGAATTGAAGGATGCGCCGCCTTCTGGAGTGAAATTTTTCACCAGAGTTCCGAAATGCACATACGGTAGGTGTACAAGCTCGTTGGCGTCTAGTGAATACTGTTTTGCGTAATTGTTGTACAATCTGATAAGATAAAGCGAGTAATTGCCGATTACGATGTCTCGATAGGTGTTATACTTACGCCTGCTAACCATGTCGTCGCTTGTTAGCAGTTTCTTGCACATGCCTACTATTGCATTTATCAGGGCGCCAGTATTCTCCATCTGTAGTTTTGACTTTAATGCGCTTATGTATGTTTGTGATGTTTTATATGAGTCGGATAATACTTTTTTATCTACATACACCACTTCCTTTTTTATCATAGTTCCTCATGTCAGGAACGGCAGCTAGTCTATTTATCCAGAATTTTTGCATATATGTGTACCATTCCTTTCTTGTTTGTAAGGAAATATAATAAATTTTAGATACACTTGCAAGCCTTTTATATACAAAAAATTAAAGTCGGGAATTTCCCGACTTCTCTTGTATTTCTTTTTTGACTGAACCACTCTGCATCTCAGCTTCCGACCGTTCTCGGTCTCCGCTATCCGCAGCTTCCTGGCATAAGGAGTTTCCTTAGCGTCGCTTATTTTTAGGTATATTTGTTTCATGATTCTATCCTTGTAGTATGCAGTCTTTCAGCATGGCCATCGCATTCGCCACATCGGAATCCATAGGTTCGGCAGGATTTTTCACCGTAGTTACGGAAGTTCCGCACGGACCCTTCTCGACAATCGTCGACAGGCTTCCAGTAGGGGTGCTAACGCTTGAAGAACAGATTTCCTTACGGTCTCTTTCGGTAAGCGGCTCGAACTCGTAGCTGTGGTTCTGCTTGAACTTTTCTATCGTAGCAAGGATGTCGTTGTAGCCATAGCCAGGAGCGTTGATTGCACGACGGTTGAACTCCCCTATGACATCACGTTCCTTATAGAGGTTTTCATTGTGGTCGCTGTAACCAATTACGTTACCAGAGACTATCATGCTCGGCAATGCACTCTCGACTCCCATAATTCTACCCTAGACTTCGCTTCCCATAAAAAGTACCTCAATCAAATTTAGTTTATACAGTTTCCCAAGAATCCTTGGCCTCGATAGAGTCGTCAACGAAGGTTCCCGCCTTCTTCATGTCGTAGATGTCCCGACGAACCTTGTCCTCAAACTGTTTGAAAGTCTGGTTAACAAGCTTGCTCATACCAGCCCCATCCAATGGCTTAATAGTATACTCGGCGGAAATCGGCTTTCCATTGTATGTGGTCGCCGTAGACACCAGTATCTTAGTTTCGCTCATGAACGGGACAATGTCGAACGCACCACCCAGGTCCTCGCTACCACGGTATTCATCGCTGAGAAGCTGATTGAGGTCTCCGTTAATTGTCGTCCGTATTTCAGTGTTCCATCCCATGTATGGCATAAGAACCCTTATCATGATAGCAGTCTCGTTAAGGACTTTCATCATGATTTTCACTTGCTCGGCATCGGCCCAAAAGAGGAATGTAAAGAATTCCTTCAAACGGGAGACCAGTTTGGCTTTAATTTCATCTGTCATAACACTTCCTTACAAGAACTGCCTCAGATACGGATTCGCACAAATGACAGACACGGAAAGCTTCTTGTTGTGAAGCTTCACTGTCTGGCGGTGCCTGATGCGTTTCTTCTTCAGGGGAGCGGCCTGAGCATCAACCGTCGTCTTAGACGGCCCTGCCATGACCGTAGCTTCCTTTACACGGAGGTCGCTTTCCTGAGCGGAAACAGATTCCGTATTTTTATGTTTCTTTGTCATGTCGTCCTCCTAATTTAGATAAAAACATCACGACCGTCAAGTGTTAGTTCGACAAGTCAGTCATCATGAACGGTCTTGCCGCCTCGTTCTTGATTTCTTCGAGCTTCTTGTCGTTGATTTCCTTCCAAGTAGTGTAAATCGTCTGTCCGTTCACCGTTCCGCCACCTGGGAGAGTGACCGTATCCTTCATAAGGATGATACCAAGCTGCATGCCTGCACGGGACACAACGAAGTCCCTGAACAGCGGGTTGGCGAACACTTCGGCCTGCTTGGCCTTCAAGTACACCCTTGCAATGGCGTTCCTGTCCGTCTTCGGTGTCGGGTAGACACGCATACGGTGTTCGACTGGGTGCAACTTAACGCTGTACTGGGTACCGACGAGTTTCTTAACATCTTGCAGATACCTGAGGGCGCCTGCATAGGTGATAAGGTCGAACTGTCCCAGACCACCGAGGCCAGCACCGCCCACACCCATAAGGGATTCACCTGGGCCAACGTCCCATGCCATCATCGGGCTGAACGTGTTGCCGTAGCTCGGGTTCAAGTCCACCAGCTGGTACACATTGTCTGGAACCCTGTATTCCATGATACCCTGTTTCAGACGGATAATCATGTAATCGCTGTAAGTCGCCTCGGACTGCATGTAGCGGTAGAAGTAGTCGAGAGAGTCCTGGATAGCCATGGCGATGTGGCCAAGGCCGTTCCTGTTCTCGACTTCCATCTCGATTTCCGTTGCAGGATAACCGAGCCTAGCCTTGATGTACTCCGTCATGTCGTCACGGGTCATCCACATGGTTGGCAGCGGGTCTGGCGGCAAGCTGAAAATTTCAGGATTCCTACGCATTATGCTATATTCCTCATCGGGAGTCTGGAATACATTTCCTGGTCACCCGTTGTCAAAGTGATGTTGAACAATGGTTTTCCCGTATGTGCGGACGTAACCTCGATTCGGTCTTTGATACCGCCTTCACTCGAATGACGGATACCGATATTGAAATCCTTTGTCGAGTTGAGTTGCTCGGCATTGATTCCGAACTCGGGAGTGTAGTACATTTCCAGGTTGGCGAGGATAAACTCCTTCAACGCCTGCTTGGAGTCGAATCGCTGTATCCTTCCGTTTACCAGCTCGTTGTGGAGCCAGTAAGTGTACCTGTTTACGAGATGCGGGGTACGGGCGTATATCTTTTCGATTCCCCTGAACGTGAAGAACTGCTGCGGGTACACCGAAGTGTAGTAGATGAAGTTCGCCTCAGGATGTTTGAAACATTCTTCGAACAAGGCGGACACGACGGCTGATTGGGCCTCGGTCAGTCCAAGCTTGTCGATGCTGTCATAGAACAATGCCGCTTTGTCAAGAATATCTGTCATATTGGTTACTCGTTCTTGTTTTCGAAGAAACGGATGAGGTGATACTTGATTGCAGTCAACTCGTCAATGAAACTGTCGAGCGTTCCGTTAAGTCCGAATGTCTCGAAGTGTTCGAGCTGAGAACGGAACTCGGAAATCTTGTCGAGGTCTTCGTCGACGGATGCGACGAAGGCGTTCCTGTCGGTCAGGTTCGGAATCTTTCCAGACCATACCTTGAAATCGATGTCCTCGTTGAACGTAGCCTGCAACGTCTCGGCAACCTTGTCCTTGGTCGACTGGTAGAGCTCGTAGCAATCCTGTGCCTTCTCGTGGAGAGCCTTGCTTTCAGCGTTCCAGTGATATTGCTGGTAGGCGCTCTGCTTGGCATTCATGAGGGTAAGGATATTGTACATGATAGCCTTGGAACCTTCGTCAGCATTCGGCTCGTCTTCCGCCTCGGACGGGGTTTCCTCGGGTGTGAAATCCTCAGGAAGGTTATCCTCGGGGCCATCATCAAGGTTTTCCTCAGGGGGCACATCGGGCTCCGCCTCGGGGGCTTCAAGTTCCTCTTCCTTTGGTTCTTCCTTATCGTCTTCCTTGTCGTCGTCAGCGTCATCGGAGTCCTTTTCTGCTGCCTCATAAATGACGTTGTGGATGGCAGTCACCGCTTCAATCGTAGTCGGGTCAATGCCTGCTTCCTGCATTGATTCCACAAAAATCTTGTACGGATTCATATTACTCCTCAGTAATGAACTAACAATAGTTTATACCTCGGAGCCATAAAAAGAAAGCCTACGGGCTTATCCGTAGGTCACTTCGTTGCTTTTATTCACTCTTCGACGGGATTTCATCTTGTCGATGACATAATTACTCAACTCGATGAACTCTGGGAAGAACATGCGGTCGCATTCCAGGGCTGAGGTGGAAGTTTCCGCAGTCACGTATATCTTACGTTTCCGCAGACTTTCTAATTTGTATCGAGGAAATGAATGTAGAATACCGAAAGGGGAACGGGGTCACCGTCACACCTCCGCAGTTCGGGCACGTATGGGCCACCATCGTCTTGGTCCTGAAAGAGCATTTCGAGAGTTCGGACAGGAACCTTGCCGCATCATCCTTGTTGAGGTTTCCGAGGAAATCGATGTTATCCTGCAAAGAGTTGCAGCCAGGAATATCCACCAAGAGAGCCATGTTAAGGAGGGCCATATACGGCTTGGTAGGGGTAAATCCCTTCCTTTTCCACTCGTCAATCTGGTTCCTGTAATAGTAGTCGTGGAAACGCCTTCTGACATAAATTTCGACCGCAGGGACACCTCCGATGTGTTCGACTGGGTGGCATCCGTATTCCCTGAACTTCTCCGCCAACTCCATCGGGTCAACATTGGTTTGGAACCTCATGTTGGTGAAATCTATCTTATAGCCTGGGTCGTCAACGACGGTTCCGCAATGCTTGCAGGTAAAAGTGGTCCATGTGTAAGGGTCTTTCGGGAAAGTTGATGCACGGAGGTACTGCAGGGTGTATATCTCATCGCCAGTGACAATCTGTTGCGAGCCGCCTGGACAGCGTGTGCGTCTGTCGAGGATTTCGGTAATCGAATCCAGTTTGTTGTCGTTGTCCATGTTTTCGACCATAAGCATGTCGATAAGTCGCAACGGCTGTGCTAGCATGGGACCCTTGTAGAACACTCCTTTTGACGGGAGTTCGTCGAGCGGAAGAAAATCTTCCTCGTTTGGCTTTGTTGGCTCGTGTACATCAACTATTGGAGTCTGGACGGGAACCGCTTCCTGCGGCTTTTGAGGAATGGCTGCCTGGGGAACGAACCCCTGCTGTGGTTCCTGTTGTGTGACTGGGGGAGGAACCCTGTTCGCAGCAGCCTGAGAATACTTGCGTGCAAGTTCTTCGCCAGAAACATGATGCACGTCATCAGGAGGAAGCTTGCCTTTCTCGTGATAGAACATCGCATCGTACTGGTCGTCAGTTACATGAGGCTTGTTGGCATCCATCGGTTGGAAAGTCCTGTTCGGGTCGAACCATCTCGGTTCGGCATTTTGCGGATTCTCGGGTTCATCCCCAGTATCCTCAATCTTGACCGACTTTTTCACCCGTGGATTGCTTATCTTAACCGACTGCCGTTCGTTAACGATATGCCTCTTAGGCGGCTCCTGAAAAATCATGGAACTTTCTGGCATAGAACCCAGTTTCTTTCTCAGAGCGACCGCCTGTTTCAACAAGTTTTCAGATGAAGCCATATCATCTCCCTGCATAGTAAGAGTAGACATACCGAGGACCTGTGTAATGCTGTCCATTCTTCAGGTCGATGGATATATTTTCCTTACCTTTCGCTTCCTCATTAAGTTTATCCGATACCATTTTTGCCAATTTTTCGCTCATCGGGTCGGGCAATTCCTTGCCTTCATACTTGTCAACGATAATCGGTTCAGAAATGGACATGTCCCGCATGGCGTTGTAGTCATGCGTGTCATGTCCTTTTTCGTACCACTTCATGTCATACCTGATGACATTGTAGAGTGGCGGCTCTGCATTAGTTTTCGGCTTCGGCGTTTCCGCTGCTTGTTCCGTTGTCGGTTCCATTTTCAGCTCCGTTGGATTCGGCAGAGAAACGCTTCTTCACCATGTCCTTACCAATAAGGACGGCAAACAGGCGGGCCATGGACACTGCCTTGTCCGAAATCTTAGCCTCGATGGAATTACGCTGTTCGGTATACAGCTTGTTCCAGTTGGCAGAAATGCATTCATGACTAATCATGTTGTCAATCTGGTTGTAAGTTGCCTGCGGAGTGAACGTCGTACCCGTCTTTTCGCAAAGATGAGTTTCTGGGGTGAACCAGTCCTTGCGAACACAGGCGTATGCGATGGAGCCGCATGCCACGGAAATCATCGGGTCGATGTCGCCGCTTGCGAGGTCGTAGTTCAGCGTGTTGGAACAGTGGATGACGAAATCGTACCTGCCATCCCTTTCATCGAGATAGGTGTTGGTGATGTTCTTGTAGTTCACGCTCGGGGAGCTGTAGTGGACGATGTGTCGCACGTCTCCATTTGCGAGGAGAAGCATCAGTTCGTTGGGGAGTTCGGAACCAGTGCAAATAGTGAAGTTGTACTTCTTGTGCTTGGCCACGATAAATTCACACACGTTATTCGGGATGACCGCACCCTTCACGAGAATCTTCGGCTTGGAAATAACGCTGCTGTAAGTCCTTGCCTGGTTAACTGCGTAGACCTGGAACATCTGCGGGGAGATTGTGAACGGAAGGATTGTAACGTCGTTCTTCCTGTCTTCGGAAACGAATCCGATGTCGATAAGGGCATGCCTCAGTTCGGCAGTCGGAACGATGATGGTATCGGCCACCTGGAGGAGGTCTTCAACAACACGGGCTTCGTAGATACTCTTGCCACGACCACCGACACCGTCCCAGACCAGTTCGTCGAGGAGGTAGATGATGCGGAAGTTAATCTTGCGGATTCGGTCGTTTTTCATTTCCTTTTCAAGGCTGACCTTTTCGCTGTCGTCCTTGTTGTATGCAGTGTCCAGCACAGTGTCGCCGACAGTGTTCTGGAAACTACTGAACTTCATCTTCTGGAGAACTTCAAAAACCGCAGGATTCTTGATGTTGTCGAGTATAACCACCGTTTCCTTGGTGATAGCCAATTTGGAATACAGGTTGATGAACATACCCGATGTCATCGAGATGTGGTTGAATGTGCATAGAGTGTCGTAGAACGGGCAAAGATGGGCGAAATCTTCGTTAAAACGACCGCCAAAGAGTCGTGAATCACCATCGTTAACATGGATGATGTCAACCTCGGCCTTAACCTTGACCTTTTCTTCAATGAGTTTGTCGTACAGCTCAGTAGCTTTCATAGTATCCTTCTAACGTAAAAGGTTGTTATTTACGTTAGTAAAATACATTTTTTCAACTACGTTGCATCAAAACTGGCAATCATTGAAATAATTTTATCCTTCGAACTGCTTCCGTCGCTCAAAGTCGGGGGAGGAGTCTCGGCATTTTCCATGAACAGGCGGGCGACTTCCATCTGGCTCATCGTCACAACCTTCTTGGCTTCCTCGTCGTCTTCTTCCACAATGGCAACGGCATCTTCGGGGTCCCTCTCGTCGGTACGCTTGCCGTACGGGGACTGGAACACATGTAGAGGCTTCTTCGCCTTCAACTTGTCGAGCGGAATAATGGCTTCCTCGGAAGTCTTGGTCACGTCGTTGTTATACTTGACCAGATGTCCACTAAGCTCGGGAAGGGCATCGATATCGTCAAAGTCGTTAACCTCGATATAGCGTTCGCCGATGGTATTTTCGATGAAATTGAGTTTCATCGTGTCAGTATCGCAAGTGTAATAACCAGGGATAGTATTCAGGTGGGCAAACGACAGGTGATACGGGCTTCCGAGATAGACGAAACGGGTGTTCCCAATCTTCTTCGCCGACTTGCAGTGGTAATGGCCGCTGATGACATAGGAACAGTACTTGGCCATCTCAGTCGGTTCAAAGCCGCTGACCGAAATGTTGCCGCCTTCCATCAGCATACCCATGATATCGAAATGACCGAAGAACACGTTTACAGCCCTCTGTTCAGGAGTGCTTCCGACCGCCTTCATATATTCAAGAGCCTTAGCCTTGTTTTCAGCAGTGCCGAGCCACGGGAACAGATGCCATGTGGCCTTGCCGAACTGCATCGCAACGGGCTCCTTGTCAATCAGGGTCACGTTCGGGAGGTAATGCAGGAATTCCAATGACGTAAGGCAATCGGAATTTTCGTACTGCATGTCGTGATTTCCCGTAATCGTGATGATTTTGAAATCCTTCATGCGCTTGGCAAAAAGGTCGATTACATAGTGGAGGGACTCTACCGTGATGATATTGCGGTTATCAAAGATGTCGCCGCTGAACAGGATGGTGTCGATACCTTCCTTCTTGAACTCGTCAATGATTTTATCGAACAGCTCATCACGCTTCTTGTTGTGGTAGTCCGTAATGGGCTGGTTGTGGTAGAACGTCTGGCCGACATGGATGTCGCCGATGATTCCGATTTTACTCATTTGTTGCGTCCTTGTTTTCAATTTGTTTCTGCTTTGCGTTCTTCTCTTCTTCCTGGAAGAACAGGATAAGCTTGTTCATATCATCTGGGGTTGCATCCATGGTTCCGTCGTCGTTAGCCAGCTTCTTGGCATCCTCGGCTTCCTTGATTTCCATGGTAAGCAGGTCTTCTTCCTTGCGGAGTTCCTGGGTCACCTTCAATAGGCGTTCAAGGCTCTGGCCAACGCTCGAAATCATCGAGCTTACTGCGGACCACATCTTGTCGGTCATGTCAAGAGAACTTTCGACTTGGTCGTTCAGCTTATCCATGAGGTTAGACGATATGTCGTAAAGGCGGTTGGCCTGTGCCCTAATCCTTGCACATTCGGCAAAATGCTGTTCAGGAGTGAGCTTCCCAAGTTTTTCTTGGGCGAGAAGGGCCGTTCCCTTGGTCTCGAATATCGCCGTCTTCGCCTGAATCTTCCTGACCATCTGCTTGGTCTCTTCGATTCCTTCCTTGGTTGAACCGATAGGAAGTTTCAACTTTTCTTCCAACGCAGTGAAGATATCCGTCTTCTGTTCTTCAGGTTGGTCTTCATGTGGCGGTTCGGCCTTGGCTTCGACAGGCTTCTCTGCGGGAGCGGGCTCCGTACTCGGGTCCACATCCCACGGCATGTTCATGTTAAACGGATTAAAAGTTTCGTCGGTCATTATCTTTCACCCTCCTCACTATCAAGGTCAATAAGGCCCTGCTTTCCAGACTCGACTGCAAGAGAGTTCAGGTCAAGGATGGTTTGGACATTCTTTGGATAATACCTGACAGCATCGGCAAATCCTTTCAAATTCTCGATATATGCACGCTTCTTCTTGATTCTGAGGTCCAGCTTGGCAATCGCTTCCTTTCCAGACAGGTACATCGTCACGTTATCCTTGGTCTTCTCGAAAGGCTGCCTGCTGTTCATCAACTTCTCAAATTCTTCCGCCCACAATGCGACACGTTCCTTTTCAAGGTCAGCAAGCTGAATCTGTGCCTGCATCAGGAGCCCGTTTGCGTTAATCTGACCATCGCCGATGTTCTCAACCATGTTTTCCAGCATGATGTTGACATCGAACTTACCCTTCTTGTTCTTGGTTCTAACCTTGTCCTTCATCCAGTCAGCAAGCTTCTCGATATTGGAATCGAGGTTTACCTGGCCGTTCTCATCAGCGGGGTGCTGGATAACCTTTACATTTTCTGGCATAACAATCCTCAGAGGGGGAATAATACATGTATTCCTCCAAAATATATAATTTTATGAAATTTCTGGCAAGTGGGGGTGTTAAATTACTCGCCATTCATTGCGGATGATATACGGTCGCTGTAATCGCCGCCATGTGTTTTCTTGAACATGAGTTCCTTATTGGTCAACCCAGCGGTATATTTGTATACGTACAGGGCCACGACGACCGCAGCACCGTAGAAATCATACATTTCCGCCTCGCTATCAAATTCGCCAGCTGCCTTTTTGGCATAGGTATCGAACAGCTTGCTGAATCCGTCGGCATCCAGTTCCTTTCCGTTAACTGAAATACGTTTGCCATCGACAAGAAGGCAGGAATATACGGCAAGCAAGGAGGCAGCGTCTGCAACAGCCCGTTTACTAACATGAGGGAAAGCACGTTGCAAAAAGATGTTAAGAAGGTTCACCTTTTCCTTGTCTATTGAAATCTCGCCCTTATGGTACAGTCTGTCCATCAATGTGTCAATGTCTTTCGTCATAGAGCCACCACGCTTTCCTGTAGTTTATACGCTAGCTTCTGCCAGAGCCCCAAGTTTATGCTGCTCCTTCATGGCATCGGGAGACTTGATGAAGTCGATTGCATCAACATAGCGGTTCCTCATGTCGGTGCTCAACCTCATGATTTCCGTCTCGGTGAGGTTTTCGATTTCCTCGTAGTTGCCATAGTACATCGTCGTGTTGAGGTAGTAGACAATCCAGTATAGCGATGTCACATGGTCGTCATGCGTGTTTCCGCCGCCACCCCAGGTATTCTGAGTCTTCTGCGTGAACGTCATGAGTTCCATAATCGTGTTGTAGTCATGAACAGTCAGGTACCCACGCTGGATGTACATCTTCAGGAGGATTACCACGTTGCTCTTCAATGTCGGAGTAGCCCACAGGCCACGGCACTTCGTATCAAACTGGATTATGTTAGGATACATAGCCACGTTGAAGAAGTAGTCATAGGTAGACTTTCCAGGGCCGTTATATTCTATGACGAGGAACGGGTTGTGGTAGAACTTCAACATGATGTTCGCTATCTTACAGAAGTCGTTCACTTCCGTAGCGTTAGACGACATGGTAAACACCTGTTCGCACCTTATGTTGGAATACACCTTCACAATCTGCAAGACATGGTAGTCCTGTCTCATACCGTACGCCGTATCTATCGATGCGACATAGGAATATCCCTTCGCCTCGACCACGTTGGCTGGCTCAGGGTACTTGAACACCCTCATTGAGATATCCCGTGTGATTTCGGCCAGCTCTGGGGGCCAGATGCTGTTGTCAAACGGCAGCGGGTCTGACGCCTTCAACTTTTCTAGGCTACGGTAGTCGATAAGGGTGATACCAGAACCGACGAACTCGCATTCGTATTCCTGCCTGAAACGCTGGTCGCCAATTTTGACTTTTTCTGCGTTCGCCCACGCCTCGGTTCGGCCAGGTACTTTGTCCCATGTAACAACGGAGCGAACATAAAGGTCGTTGTGTCCCTTTTCGTACTCGGCTTCTGCCTGTTCCAGTTCCAACGATGTCTGCCACATGTCGTAGAAATGGTTCATTCCGTTAGGCGTCGACGTGATGATGCAACGGGTAGTCTTACCCGAAGAAATAGACGGCATAACGGAAGCAATGAACTCGGCAGCGAGGTTCGGCCTAAGGAACGCAAATTCGTCAAGGTACAACAGGTTGATTGAGAAACCACGGATGTTGTCAGGCGATGAAGAAGAAACGATGATACGGGAGTTGTTCGAAAACTGGATGGAAGTCTTGTTCCACAGTTTCACACCTGGCTGCAACCATACGGGAAGTCGGCTGTACGAATCACGGAGCTGCTGCATCTGTTCCTTAGCCAACGACAGCTTGTTACCAATCATGGCGATAAGCTGGTCCTTATGGAAGATGCCCCACCACAGAATGAAGCCACGCACAATGGTAGATTTGCCCACCTGGCGTGACCACTTATTGATATTGAACCTGTATTTCAGGAACCGCTGGATGGCGGCCTCCTGGAAATCATACAGGTCGAACAACTGCATACCGTTGTCCTTTGTGTTGATATACACGTAGTTGCGGATGAAGTAAATCGGGTCAAGGGCGCACTTCTTAATTTCCTTTAACTTGTAAAGGTCGAGCTTGACTGACTCATTTGCATCTCGCAAATTAGGAATTCCGTTAAATGGCATGTGTCTCTCCTTATTTGTATCTGGCTATGCGTCGGCGGGGAATCCTGCCCTCCTGTTAGACTCGGCGATTTCGTCCTCGGTCATTTGGGCACGGGTCAATCTACCCTGTTTCAAATTAACCTGCCTGCGCTCTTCGGCATGCTTGTGGGCGACGTTGTCCAAGTCTTCCATGATAATCTGATGCATGGTCTGTTTATCCGCATCGCTCATTCGATAGTACTTGCCGTTCCTGATATCGAGGATGTATCCAAGACGCATCAGGTGCTTGTGACGGTCATTTCCAGTATGGTAAAGTGATGAAAGTAACTCCTTTCCTACGGTACGCCAAGGACCTGCGTTCTTGTCAACGTCAGGAGCGTTGGTGATATCGTTTTGGGCGGCGTTCTGAGCAGGTACGTTCCGCCTGTTGGGAACCTGCTGCCTAGTCACATTAGAAACCTGTCCTTCGGCACCAGCATTGTAGGATGCGGCACCAGCACCCATCATCTCTTTTCCATAGCGGCCAACCTGAGATTCACCACGACGATGCGGGTCACGGGCCTTCTCTATGAACGGCTTCTGGTCTTCTTTAGTCATGAGGAACACAGGAGCAGGGAGATATTTCAGGTATTCATCCGACGGGTTTCTCAACATCCGTTCGAGCAGTGCTTTTCCCTCGGGTGTCAACGGATTGTAACTCAGGTCCAAGCCAGTCTTGTAAGAGAATGCCTTGGCAAATTTATTCATGTCCATGATTTCGGCATTCTTGGTAAATCCCATTGAGGCGTAGTATTTGTCCTTGTCGACCACGTCGCCGAATTCATTACGTCCTTGGGCTGCCAAATCCTCTACGCTCATGTTCTTTTCTGCGTATGCGGATGCTTCTTTCAGCTTCTTGCTGAACATCGGAAGGAACTGTTCCTTGTAATACTGTTCAGTATACTGCTTCAACATCTTGGCCTTTGCACCTTCCTCGTCGAAATACGGGAGGAAATCACTATTCTGTTCCCAGTATTCCTCAAATCCTTTCAGGTACTCTGCATAGGCTTCTTTGTCGATAACCTTGTTGCCGAACTCATTCATGCCGTTCATGTAATAGAAGAACTGCTTCGAATGGTTCAGTGCAGTTTTCGCATCGACAATCTCCAGGTTCTTTGTAAAACCGAACTTTTCGGCAAAGGCATCGTCATCCGTAGTGTGGACAGAGTCCTCTTTATTTACACTGGTCGTCTTGGCGACAGCATCTAGCTTATCCATCAGGCTACCGCCAGCTGTCATCAGGATGTCGCTCGTACGGTCAGCAGCACTCATTGCATATTTGGCAAACGGATTCTTAGACATCTGCTCTTCCACAGCAGCTTTCGCTGTCTTGACAGCATCTTCCTCGTAAGCGATATCCTTTACTTCATTAGAGACTTTCGACGTTGATGTAGCAACATCATAAATGGCCAAGCCGACCATAACGACAGCTGCGGCCCATCCAATAAAGGGAATAGAGGCACCACCAGCAGCGGCGGCGATTTTAGCAATAAGACCGCAGACAGAAGACCGAAGGGCTGTTCCTATAAGGACGCTCGACAGAGACAAACCTACGACAGAGCCAACACTTTCGAACTGAGGCTTATACACAGTTTGATGCAACCTGATGATAGCATTGGCCGTATCCTGGTCAATACCATCTATTGCTTTCAATGCGGCTTCCATCAAAGCGTAGTTATCATTTTTGGGGCAATACTTTGAGTACATTTTTCAACAACTCCGGTTTCTTGACGAGCGTCTCAATAAATTCTTTTATGACCACGTTGGGTACACCAGCGTTACTCTTCTTGATGATTTCGGCAAGCACCTTGGTAACTGGCGTTCCCATCGACTGTATGAGGGAAGCGGCATCACCAATTATACCAGCCTGGTTAGCCATGTCCGCCATAGCCGCATCCGACTCTGCCGTAGTGGCCGTTGCATCAGGAGCAAACTCACGAGCCAAATCTGGCCAAGCCTTGTCACGGCTGTTCTTCGGAAGCAATGCATCTTCAACATCATCATACTCTGGGTCAGCAGGAGCAGGCGTTCCATGGCAGCGTTGTACAAATGACATAAATTGCTGTGTACCCTCATTATTTCGGCACCACGGGCCAGGACATGGTTTACCCGTGATATCATAATGACGTATAATCTGTGCGCCAGGGTATTTTTTCAACAACCAAGCGACAAGCTTTGCCGTATTGGCCAAAGTGGCATCACTCAGGTAATAGTTAGGGTCTAGTGCAGACGTAGTCGTTATGTCCTTTATCCCACCCTTATAGTTGCTGCACATCTCGATGGAAAGGGTGTTCTTGTAATTGGCCGTCCCGTAATACCGAGCAGCGTCATTCATTCCACGCTCTTTTGCCTCGGCTTTATACTTTTCAACCTCAGCTCTACCACCAGCGGCACCGACAGCGAACGTGTAGTAATGGTCCAAATCAGGATTGTATTGGTACACTTCACCATCGTCAACGATGAAGTCAGCAGACGCTTTTTTTCCTGGTGTAAATCGGGTTCTTGTTGCCTGTCCAGCCTTAGACGAACCACCAGCCGTGTAATGCAATGCTATGTATTCGACCTCTCGCTTGTCCGTGCGCTGCACGTTTGTCGGAATGCTGTTTCTCGTTATATTGAACGGAACCTGTTCCTTTTCACCGCCTTCAGACGAATTGTCTTGTTTTGATTCTTGCTTATCTTCCTTCTTTTCGTCCTTCGGTTCTTCTTTCTTATCTTCCTTTTTCTCAGGCGCTGCGGCTGGCTTGTATCCAGCCCCGTCCTCAAACAAGGTACGATAAAGGGAGATGACGGCATCTTTCTGCACCTCATTCAATCCCCTGTATCTGTTTACCGACTCTATGAAGATATTTTTCATCGCATTGCACCATGTATTTCAGAAATAGTTTATAACGTAGAGGCGATAAAAACGCCATATCGGTAGCTCATTTGTTGTCCAATCTTATAAACTATTTGCATAACAATGTTGGCTATTGCCATATAGGATGTAATTATGGATATGTATGATATTCCGACAGAGAAAGAACTTCTTGGCCAGGTGAAGGCTCACTTGGAGACTAAGAAGCCCGTTAAAACGCTCGATGCGAATGAAGTGTTCCCGTTCTGGAACGCAGCTTCCGTTTCGACCGCTGATACCAATTCCATGCGTAAGCCGCCCAAGAAGGGTTTGGTAATGCCGAACGACAAGGTCGGCTGTGTCAAGCCTCTCAAGACCATCAAGGAATGGAAGGACGAACGCATCAAGGGTCACAAGGAAACGACGAGCGAAGCTCAGAAGGAACCCGAAGTCAAGAAGACAGCAGCACAGCTCGAAGCAACTTCTGGCACTCCGAAGTTCAAGCCAGTCAATGCAACCGTCGACACGACCTACACCGTTAAGGGTGGTCCGACCGTCAAGGGTAAGTCTCTCATTGGCACCATCAAGCCAATCAAGGCTGGTGAAGCAATCTCCATAAGCGACATGAAGACGCTCATCTCCGCAATCAGGTCAAAGAACCTCCCGAACAACGTCGGTATCGTCAAGCCGCAAAAGAACCCGACTCTCAAGGTCGGCGGACGTGACGACTTCGGTGTCGTGACAAGCGACAAGCCGATGAAGAACCCGAACCCGAAGGCATTCGCAAAGTATGCCCAGAAGGACATGGACGGAAAGAAGACGGAAAAGCTCGTTGAACTCGGAAAGCCCGAATACAAGAAGGAACCTCCGAAGACTTCGAACGCTAACCTCGTCGGTTCCGTAAAGGTGAAGAAGTAAGATATGACGGAAAAAATGCCTATATACACTCCCCGAACTGTCAGGGAGTTGCATCGTAACCTTGTGCGAAATCCTGTGCCCGTGCATCAGGGTTTCATAAGGTGCCGTATAGGCGACCTTCCCGTATCTTACGACCCCGACTATGACGGGAAACACCACGTAGATGACGTCACGAAGGCGCACACAGCGCCTCCTCCCGAGACGGTCAACGCTAACATCGACAACTTCACGGCCCCTGGTCTTAGTCTGAACTACGCCAAGGAAAGCCATTACAAGTTCACGGTTTACGTTCCGACAACGGAGGACAACGAATACAATGACTCTATCTCGATAAGCATGTATTGTGACGACTACTACGAGAACTACTGGGCACTTCACCGCTACATGGAAACCATCCAGAGCGGTCAGACGGACGCATTCCCAATCCTAGACCACAACCACAGGGTCTACGGGTACGACCACAGGTACAGGAACAGGCTGATGTATATCCCTCACATCGATTTCCACTTCGGTGATGACAGGGCTCAACATCACATGATTGTCCGTTACTACCGCTGTTTCCCGACGAGCATCAGTGCTTTGACGGTTACACCAGGTAGTGCCGCTGCGTTGAAGTTCAGCATGTCGTTCAATTACCAGATAAAGAGGATTATCCGCCTCCCCGACCCCAACTCGCTTATGTCCGCAATCTGTGTGGTTACTGGTGGAGAGACCAGTAACTCATACTAGGAGCATCTATGGCCAGCAATCCGTCTACTCCATATAACAGAGTCACCGAAGTCACTCCCGTGATGCATGATACGGAGCTGTCGTCAGACAGCTACCTTCAGAAGTATTACAGTCATGCGGAAGGATTTGTTCCTAACAAATTCCATATCGGTTTCAGTGGCGAGTATGTGGAGAAGGCGTTGACCATAATGCAGATTAACTGTGCTGGGGACAAGTACACGCACGCACCGAAACTTTTCAACGGTTCGGCGTACTTGATGAAAAAGTTCAGCAACTTCATCGCCGACCATTGGGACAACGAAAAGCGTATCCTCAATATGTTGTGGAACTGCAAGTCAGTGACACTCCCAAAGCCCACACTTGATTTGGCAAGCATCGACTCTATGGATTCAATGAAGGACCTGACGTTCAACATGCCGAAGAAAGTAAGGTCAGGTACACTGAGCCTGACAGTCGTGGAGAGCCAGTACCTAATGTGGTTCAATTTCTTCAATGCAATGTTCAACTCGCAGATTTCCCCGCTTCTCCTGCGCCCGAAGTCTGGGTTCCATAAAATCGACATCTCGGTGGAATTACTGAATGCCGCAACGGCTAACGACTGGGACGTCGACAAGAACAAGGCGGCATTGAATATGGTCGCCCCATGGCTTACCTATGCCCCTGGAACAAGGACTAACCTTGATGTAATTCAGATGAGCGAATACAATTCTGTCGTGCTTACTGCTGCACCGACAATAAATCCCAACAACAGCAACATGGACCTTGCTACGTTCGATGTCGAGTTCTATGTACCAAATACACTCAACGGCGCATTCAAGAGGAGCGACCGTGGTCTTCGTGACAACACTACGACAGATAGGGCCCTAACAGGTTCAAGCGAAACCACATTGGACTACAACCTGGCGTTCTGGGAAAGGTCGAAGAAGAATATGAATGGCACTCGCCTCAGCTACGAGGCTCTCAGTGCAAAAGACGAGCAGGAATTTAACGAGAGGTATGCCCAGCGTAAGGGCTTCGTTCCAGCTCCACCTTCATCAAATGACAGATGAGCTACTTTATAAGGGTAGTTATCTTCTGCTGAAGATTCAATGTCTTAAAGTTTCCGAACAGAGGAAGAAGCTTCGAGTACGCATCGTACATTCGGAGGTTGTTCTTCGTCATCGGAATATCGGAAGTAGGAACGTCAAGGATGGACATCAACTTCTTTGAATAGAGCTTACGAACATCGTTCCCATACTTGCAAATACCCCAGTGTGCCATAGTCGGGGTACGGATAATTCCGTTATCAAAATCGTTGGCAAATATCGACGGCAACTCGCATGGCACGGCAGTCATCACACAGCGGTCGAAGATGCCGCTACGGTAGCCTAGGTAATGGTCGACACGGTTGTCCATAAAGGTCACGTACTCGATAGAACGGTCTGTCAGGAACCTCGTGCAGTCTTCCTTGGTCGCCGTGAACACGGGAATCTTGTCCTTCTTCAATATCCGCTTGCATATCTCGTTGTAGCTGATTCTCGGCTTATACCACATGTTGATGCCATCCGAATCAATCTGGTTCAGGTTGAACTCGTAAAGATATCCGTTTAGGGTAATGTTGCTAGTCGGGATGCCCGCCCACCTAGTGGCACTGACATTCCTGATGATGCCGTCGACGAACCATTTCGGGAGATACTGCTTGAACATGGTTATCAGTCGGGTCGGCGAGTTGGACATGTCCTTGAATATCGCCTGCACATGCTCATCGAGGTATCCGTCTCGAACAGCCTTCCATTCCTCGACATCGTCGAAGCTGAGCTTGTTGAACGGAAGCGTTATTAACCCGTTGTGGCTGTTCTTGAATTTCAGTTTCTCGTACGGGATATACAGGAAGTCACATCCAGGAAACTCGTCAAATTCAAGGTCTGGGAGAATGACACTGAGACGCTTGGCATCGTCATACGAGATGAAATCATTGTACTTGTCCAGCGGTTCACCCAAGGTTCCCGTGCTGTAAAACACCACGTTGTTTTCTACGTTCTGGGCCTGGTTGTGAGCCTCGATAACAGAGTCGAGCGTATAACCGACCACTATCCTTTTTATGCTATGTTCGTTAATGTCCGTCATCATTGCTCCTTCATCGCAGACAATACCTTCTTCATGCCGATATTTTTCTGTATGTACGGGTAAATATGCTTATCCAACCACTTAGCGTCTGGAAGACCAGTGTATATGTCGAAAATCTTGCCGTCGGGTTCGCAGAATATGTGCATCGGTTTAAGGGTTAGACCCAGGTTCGTGTATATCTTGCATTTCTCGGGTTCTGGTTCGACCACTATCTTGACCATGTAGTTGGAGCTGTCCAGCAGACCCTTCTTGTAGAACCAGTCGTGAATGTCGGCGAGGGAAGACCTGCAGCGAGGGCAATCGTTATCACCATCGTAGAAGATGAACAGCCACATCAAAGTGTTTCGGTCGACAAATTTGGAAAAGCACTCATTGCCAAAATCTACCAGTTGCTGGGACAACGGCTTATAGAGCCCAACATCGAATTTTCCATCACAACAAAGCTTACCCATAGGTGCATACAGCTACTTTACAATGGATAAAATACATTTTTTACACTTTTTTAGCCGCATCATTGTATTCAGGGAACTTGATTTTCGCCATTTCTTCCTCGATTTCCTTCGGATGCCCGTAAAGAAGGTTCGGAGAACCGAGAGTAAGCATGGTGATTATCGTGTCTTCTGAACTGCTTCTGACATTACCGCCGCCATCGTTTTTAATTATCTGCTTGGCCAGAACGATATATTCGTCGCAGTATATCGGGTCAGGGGCGAAGAAGTCGTCCCTCAATTCCTTGGACTTGACATACACGTATACCGACGACCCGACATCGGGACCAATCACGTTTGTCAATGTTATGTTCATTTTCTTGCCAAGGCTAGCCATATAGCGGCGACGGATGATAGGAGATACCTGATACATGTTGTGGGTGTTCACCGTACAGTCCCTAATCATGTACGGCTTTCCGAAACTATATCCAGCTGGGCCGAACGAGTTGTCGATTTCCGCCTGGTTAGTATAGCCAGCACCCTTCAGGAGCTTTTCGAAACACGGGTTGTCGCACAAGCCAACATCAGGCTTGTTGTCGGTAAGGGTCATGTAAGTGATATGCGGGAACAGGTCTTGCTTATGCTTGCCTGCATCGCTCCACCTATTATCCGTTGTATAGAACCAGGTGACATACCCAGAATCGGAATCCGTAAACATCGACGCATTGCCTCCTCGCTTTGCGTCTACGTGGTACATTAACAACTGGGGTTTATAATACTCCTTAGAACGGGTGATGCTGGATACGATGTAGTTGCATTTCTCCGTCGAGAACGTGTAATAGACATAGTCTCCTTCAAGGAACGAATGCTCAACGATATCGTTCAGTGTTGCCTCCATATCAGACTTTACGACAATCCAGTTCATCATGTCGCCCGTAGTCTTCGGCGGGATGACAATGACAGGTTCATCAATCTGACGGTGCTTGAACACCTGCTGCATGGTCTCGGTCGATGTTCCGTATTTCTGGAACGTCCTCGTGTCCATGGTCTCGAAAGCGCCTAGACGGAAGGAAATATGCTGGAAACTGTTGTTCGTACCAGGAACTATCTCGATGGATGTGTCGGTGACGACGAAGGTCAAAGCGGTACCGTCCATCGCCTCACTGCCAGTATTGTCAAATTTCATGACACCGTATTCACCCGTATGGATGATGGCGTCCGAGTCTTCGACGTTTTGTACAGTAGCTATTCCATAAGGGACGGCGTTCAACGGTATGTTAAGGACAAACTTAGTCACTAGGGAATTTGGATATACCCTTCCCATGAGGTAGATTTCAACCGAAGCGTTGTCAATGTTTTCTATGCCAAGCATAAATGCCTACCTATCTGATATTTGTATCGTATTTCTTCAGCCATTCCAATGAAGCGTTTAGCTGCGGGATAACGAGCGTTCCGCCTACGGTAACCTCGCTGACCACCCCGTTAAACAGGTTGTTGTAATGTAGCCAGTACTCTGGGGTTATTTCAAGTTCATCGAGCATCTTCTTGTACTCGGTTTCCAGTTGCTCACCACGATACCCCTTCATGTACAACTCGTTGTACACACTTTCCTCGAATATGCGGACTGAGTCACGGCAAGGAAGCGGGTTTCGGATATGGTTCGCTGCACACAGCACCTTGCACATTCTGCTGCTTCCCATAGAACGACGGGCGATGATATCAGGGCGTCCCTGTTCATAACCTTGAACCGTGTCCAAGGTCAGCATGGAAAGCTCGTCATCTCTGAATCTAGGGTAATTTGATTCATCAGCCATATCGACCTCCATTATTTCTTCTCAGAATTCTTCTCGGGAATAGGATAGAACAAATTGTCGCCAATCAAGTGTATGAAGTCATGGTTCGGGCCAGGCGTCATCCACGGTTTCAGCGTGACATTCACCTGCATTGTCACGGGAATGCTTGCACCAATGCTGTTGATAAACAGTTCTTCCGACGGAGTGATGGTGACGTTTTCGATAACCATGGGTTCGACATCAAGGATATTTCCTATCGTAAGGCGGACAGGGTTTGGAACAAGCACGAAGTTTCCTCCGATGAACTTGCTTCCCTCGATATACGCCTGCAACACCTTGGTGATAATTGTATTCATGTCATCGACAAGTTTTTGCTTGTTGCCATCGGAAAACTTTCCGTCGTCGCTAATGTCTTTGGCATTTTCGTCAATCGTGTTACCGATTGCATCCATGCCCTGAGTGATAATGTTTCCAATAGAGTTTCCTACGGCCACACCACTTCCTGCGGCATCAACGACGGCATCGTTTGCTCGTCCATTTTTGTTCTCGGTAAGCGCTCTGATTCCAGGAACATCTCCAAGAAGTTCCTCGCCTGAACTAACAACGGCACTTCCAGCATCTATCCACGCCTGACCAACACCTTTAAGCGAATCCTTTATGTTCTTCGCATTGATGAACGACTGCTGCATACCTGCATTCGTCGCCGCTTTCAGGTTATCATAAAAATCCGTCTTGTCCGTGTAAGCGTTCCTTACATACGCAAGTTGCAAAAGCCTGTGGATAGAAAGACGGAACAAGTCCTCCTGCTCTGGCATATACCAAGTGAAGGTAAGCGTGGCAGGAATTTCCATCGAAGAACCAGAAAACGTCTTCAATGTAGATGCACCCGTAGTGGAAGAAACCATTCCATACAGTTCAGTGCTGGAGTCAAGCCTATTGCTCATGCCGCCAAGGAAGGATGTGATTTTGTCCGTAAGACCGTTGCCTGCGTTCTTGTTATCCTCAGGGCCACTCATAATCAACGATGCAAGAGCACCACCAGCAGCACCCAAGCCGAAGCCCGTAGCGTCATATCCACCGAGGGCATTACCGAGAGCTTCTCCTGCGCTGGCTCCAAGAGGCATGGCTACCGCAGGGGATTTCAATATCTGAACGGCACGGTCAAATGAACTTTTTCCAGTTTCTTGATTCCAATGGCTTGAAAATTGGAGACGCAATCCCCTCAAATCACCTGGAGTCAATATGCCATAAAACGGCTTAAAGGCATCGGGGTTCATCGCATACGCAATCCTAAGCTTCAATGCATCGGCTGCGGCATGAACAGGGCCAAGGAACGCCTGACGGGCGGACGGACCGAGAGGCTCAATTCTCACCACGTTAGGATTCAGTTCATTGACTGAATTTCGGATTGCACCTTTCGCATCCTTAGAGTAAGATTCCTTTACGGTGTAACGGGTTCTCTTTCCAAATATTCCCTTCTCTGACATAAACTAACCCCTAACAATTCTTTCAACTTCGTCCAGGTAAGCCGCATCACGTTTCTTATCGGCATCAGTGTCACGCATGTTCTCTGCAACGGACTTGCCTATTTCCGCAGCAAGTACCTGAATTTCTTCTTTTGTCAACGACATCCTATTGAACATCTGTATTTCATTCAATGCAGGAGTGATATCCCGTTCAGCCCTGGCCTCCATATCCATTCGAGCGTCCAATACCTGAGGCTCTTCTTCAAGGGAAGTCGCTCGATTCGTTTCCTCGTCGAACTGAACATTCTTATCGGCAGCTGCCTGGTCGAGACGTTTACTGTCCTCAGGAGCGACCTGTTCTTCGTGAGATTCCAACGGGGTTTCATCCTGGTTGTTCATGGCATCGGTCGCACCCGAAATATCGTTTGCCAGCTCTGTTATGGAATCTGACAGTGAAGGCTCGGTGTCTTCATTATTGACGGCATCCTGCTTCTTCATTGATTCAATCAATTCCATTTCGTTTTGCTTGGCCGTATCGACAAGCTCACGGATACTGTTCAAGCTATCCTCGGCAAGTTCGACAGATTGGTTTTCAGGCATCGCCACGTCAACGTGTACATTGGTTGGCTGCGGTTCGTTGACATCCGTATTTGCTAACGACTCACCCAGCTCGTCCAGCATGTTGTCGATGCTGTCGTTGATTTTACCCAAGTTCTCGTTTACTTCGGCGACCGCAGTTTCGGTTACGGACGGAACATCGTTGGGTTCAACATCGGGTTGAGGTACATCGACCTCATCTGGCTCGGTCAATTTCTGGCCAATATCGTTAAGCAATGAGTTCTGTTCTGCCTGGGCCGCCGCAATATCCCCAAGCAAGGTTTCCTCCTTGCTAGGTTCATCGGGAGCGGTATCCACATTGGCCTCATTTTCCTCGGTATCGGTCAGCTTCTGACCAATGTCGTTCAACAGCACATTCTGTTCCGTCTGGGCAGAAACAATGTCTTTAAGCAGGGTTTCCTCTGGACTCGGCTCATCGGGCTTGTCTTCAGAGGACGGCTCGTCAAGGTTGACATCGCCAAGTTTCTGACCAATGTCGGAAAGCAAAGAGTTCTGTTCCGTCTGTGCGGACACGATGTCGTTAAGCAAGGTTTCCTCCTTGCTCGGGGCATCGGCTTCACGCTCGACCTTGTCAGGTTCCGTATCCGTCTCAGGAAGTTGGACATCTACCTTGACTTCGACGGGCTTTACATCTTCCTTGACGACGTCGGTGTTTTCGTCCACTTTTTCGTCGTCCTTCTCTTCGACCTCTTTCAGGGCCATATCGTTGAACATGGCCTCATCCCGTTTCACGTCAGCTTTAAGGGCTTCACCCTGGATTTCCAGAATACGGTCCAAGTCATTCTGAATTTTTGCGAAATGCTCCGCCTGTTTCTCAGATTCGGCCTTTTGCTCTTGATTCTCTTCTTTCTTTCGGAAGGCATCCCTGACCTCGTTAAGGGACTCTGCAATATCGCTATTGTCGATAGCGCTACCGAACTGTTCAACCAGCTTGTCATTCATGTTCTTTGCATTTGCCGACTGCTGTTCAAGAAAGTCCTTCATCGTCTGTTCTTTAGGCAATGCGGCGAGGGCGTCAGCGATAGACTTGACGCTTTCGTTGGTCTGAGCCGTATTTCCAGCCTGATTAGACGTTGCAGTCGTTGTATTTTGCGTTGTAGAGGCCATAATGCACCTGTCGATTCAATGATAGTTTATAATGCCGCCACGATTTTCGACCAATTATAAACTATTATCGAAACATGCGGCATACCAACAAATGGCAAAGTGTATTACAGAAGTAATTTCGCCCAGACAGGAAACCTCGGCGACACAATCGGATTCGACAATCCTGAGCAGCTTTACCGAAGCTGTCGAAAAGACCGCCAATTCGATTAACGATGTCACGAGCAAGCTGGAAGCCACCAACTGTACGAAGGTGGTCTTTGACTGGTGCAGGGATACCATGGGCATAAATGCCTATGCCGCAGTGGGCATGTTGTCCAACCTGAACAAGAGTTTCACCGCATACAACAGTTTCAACTTCCCTGTCAGTATTGACGGGGCGCTCACGTTGAGCAAGAGCCTCTGTCAGACGATAGGTACGTGGATTGCATGGATTCAGGCGACAATCGACATCGCAACGAAGGCGGCGTTCGTCCTGTTCGCAAAGATTGATGCCGCCCGTCTCCGTCTGGAAGAAGCATTGCTTAGATTCAATGCCGCCGTATTCAAGTGCATTACGGACGTGCTGTCAGCAAGTCTGGAAGTCGGTGATGGTGTAAGCGTCACCCTCGACTTCAAGTGGGAAGAGTTGTACCAAATCATGGTTGACTGCCCGTGCTTCTGCCGTGCAATCGCATGCGTGACGGGCTGCAACAGGGATGCGGACGGAAACGACATGTCCAGAGACCCCGACTTCGTTATCGAGTGTCTCAAAGAAAAGTTCCCGCTGAGTCTCGGCATCGGTGCTGGCCGCGGTGGAGCCCTCTCGGGTTCTCTTAACGACCTGCTTTACGATTTCCTGCTGAAACTCTACAACAGCATCAAGGCAGCCATCGAGATGACGTTCGAGATGCTCATGAAGCCTCTCAGGGCCCTCATCAAGGCTTATGCCGACCTGTTGACCCAGAAGTTCGATGTAAGCGGGTTCATCAAGATGGTGGGCAACTTCGAGTGCTTCTTCATCTACACCCTTGAATGGAAGAACAACAGAGAGTTCTACGGAATGTCGATTATCGACATGATTAACACGTTCAAGAGCTGGACTGTCTGTTTCAGCCATCTTTGCCCAGGCCTCATGAAGGACATCGAGGCGAAGATTAAGGAGATTAACGAGAACCTCCGCCTAAACGACGTGTTCTGGCAGGGAGCTTTCGAGGCAGACCTGTACGACCAGTGCATCGCCGCAAAGCTCGGCTACAAGTCCTTTTCCGAATATGAGTTCCGTAAGATTTACCGTGACAACCCCAAGACCCAGTTCGATTCCCTACTTTCGCAACTTGAAGCGACTGGAATAAAGAAGATATGCCGAGACCATAAGAGGTCTAGTTCAGCGAACACGCCGACAAGCAAGGTAGAGGAAGCCATCCAGTTCAGGACGGCCCCAGACAGGGAGAACGAGGTAAACGTAGGCGAAAAGCCGATATCCAAATCCGAACAGAAGAAGTGCGTATCCATCGCCCACAACTTGGTCGATAAGACAGTGAGCCCGTACTTCACGGAGAAGTTCTATCAGCTACTCAGGCTGCTCGGAGACTACGAGTTGAGTTCAGATACCGTCGACGACCTGACGGAGATACTTGACAACTGCAGCAAGAAGGTATATCCTGTAAACATGAACAGACCGTTTACGCCGTTCCCGTCAAACCAGTCGGCAAGGCCAGAAATTGAGGTCTATCCTGCCGATATCGAGGTGACTTACGAACTCGTGGACGACTACAACGAAGATACAATTAAATCAATTCTAGGCAAGTATGCCGAATAGGGGGAGAAATGATTTACGGAACAAAGACGAAGCATGCTCGTTACAAGTTGCTGCATCCAGAAAAGTACATGGAAAACCTTGCCGCACCCATCTGCAAGTCATCTTGGGAGGAACGTATTTTCCAGGCGATGGACCAGAACAACTACGTTCTGAAATGGGGTTATGAACCCGATTTCGAAATCTACTATATGTCGCCGAAGCTGCACAAGATGAGCAAGTACTTCCCCGACATCTACTGCGAATGCAAGTCAGATAAGGATAGCAAGGTAAACAAGTTCCTCATCGAAATCAAGCCAGAGAAGTTCTCCATCATGCCGAAACCGCCGAAGGCATTGACCGAGGGTGCTAACCCGAAGAAGGTACGTGCCCATCAGAAGAAGATGGCCCGCTATTACATGCAGTGCGAGGAAGTGATGGTAAACCAGGCAAAATGGGCGGCAGCACGAAACTGGTGCGCCAACCGAGGCGTAAACTGGATTGTCCTGACAGAGGAAAACGTGTGCGGCCTGTTTGATAGAGGCGCACATACATAGATAGCAAAAGGGCTGCCCCGAAGGACAGCCCTTTCACTCACTCCAACAACCTTAGAAAAAATACACCAAAAGCACGGCAAGAGATACCAGGATTACGACCCAGGCTAAAATCTTGTCGGTTTCTGGCGTATACTTCATCATGCTTCTTCCTTAGACAAATCGTCAGTTTCGTCATTATCGGAAAGCGTTTCAATGGAAACGGAATACATGACAAAGCCAGATGCTTTCTTTTTCTTCTTCTTTTCAGAACCGTCGATACCGAGGAGGGCATCGGTCTGTTCCATGATGGCGGTGTCAACTGGGGAGGGTTCGTCATCTTCGCCTTCTTCCTCTTCAGCAGGTTCAGTTTCCTTGACTTTGAGGTAGGAAGACCAGAACTTCGTATCATCCTCGCACGGGTCCTTTTCGAAGTTGAAAGTGTATTCGGCGATATCACCCAATTCCTTGTCGACTTTCTTCTTTACAGCGAGAGAGACAAGGTAAGCATCGTAAGTGAATGCGCCGAAGACGAGTTTCACACGGAGAGGGTCATCGAGGTCATACTTAGTGTTTCCGTAACCCTTGCTTGATGTGAACCGCTTTGCATTCGCAAATGCGGAATCAAGTTCATCAGTGCCATAGAAAAGATGCTTGTCAGCACCAGATTCGATAGCCTTGACAGAAAGCTTGACATAAGGCACATTGTCCTTTGTCGCAGGACTGTATGCACTAAGATAACCGCTAAATTCCTTCTTCATGCGATATCCTCCTTAAACAGGCTGCTTGCGGGGACGACCACGCTTACGGGCAGGGGCAGCAACAGACTTCACTTCAGCCTTTTCAGCAGCAGCCTTGCGACCACGCTTCTTGGCAGGGATGGCCTTGACAACCTTAGCTTCAACAACAGGCTTCTGTGCGGACTTGATGCCGAAATTGTCAATCGTGACATATTCCTTGCCCTTGTTCGCCACGATGACGTTCATGGCCTGTTCAGCAAGCTTGGTAGCAACGTCAAGGGTCTTGCCGTTGGTGACGAAGAACTTGGTGAGCGCACGGGCACCAGCAAGACGGAAGCCGAAGTCTTCGTCGAACTTGTCCATGTACTGCTGGAAGGAACGACCGACATAAATCAAGCCGTCAACATCCTTGCTGTTCTTGTTGGAATGGTAGCGTTCGAGAGTCACCGTTGTAGTACCCGTAATCCAGGAAGTAGTGACACGGCGGTCATACTTATCCTTCTTTCGGGAAACGTGGAGTTGCTGTGTGAGTTCACTGGAAAGTTCCAGACGAATCGGCGTCATGCCTGTAATGTTGAGTTTGATAATCATATTTTTACCTTTTTGTTGAGTGAATTTTTTGGTCCACTGAAAATGAATATAGTATATTAAAACCCCTTTGGCAAGGGGTTTCGATAAAAAAGTTATTTTTTCTTGATTTGTTTCGGTTTCTTTACATTGACTACGGGTTTTCCCGTTCCCTGGATGATTGTCTTTATCTTGCTCCAGGTCTCCTCATTTGTATGGGCTAGCTTGGTGAACCAGTCAGGCTTGTCATTCTGCAAGACGGCAGGCTTGATGAAGTTCTCGTATGCGTCAGCCACATGTTCAACCGACAGACGGTCATACAGGTAGTACAGGTTGTTTATTACCGTACTCTTGTGCGCTTCCATCGTCGGGTCGGACAGGAGATTTATCATCGTCTTGGTCACGTTCCTGCAAAGCTCGGTCTGATACACGTCAAGCATCTTGGCGACACGACTAGCTGCGGCGATTGCCTTGGTCTGGTTCGTCTCCAAGAGGAAGTTCTGCGGGTTGAACATACGCTTTGTGCAGAGCCATGAGAAGAACGCCAATCCTTCGACAGGTCCCAGATGGTCAGACGCATCACTCTGTATCAAGGTTGGGTTGACCTTGTAGTCGCCCAATTTAATTCCGTTAGTGTACATCTTCGAGAAGTTTTCCCATGCTCTCGGGTTGACCGTGTTCTCGTCCTCGTAGACTTCCACGTCGTCCATCTTGTACAGGTGTTCGTCGCTAGCCTGGTCGATGTAGTTGATAATATCGGGGTGGATTCCGTGCGTAGTAGCCCAAGCCAACCATTCGGTCTTATTGACCTCGATATGGATTCTGGCCATACGGGAGAACAAAGCACGGTTCAACTCGTCCACGTCGTTACTAGCGATAGAGGACGGGTTCATAGCACATATCACTCTCGAACCAGGTGCGAGCTTATGACCGTTGAACTCCTGTTCCTTGGTACACAGCTGCATGATGGCATTGATGCAATCCTTCTTGGCACGGTTGATTTCGTCTAGGAACAGCAACACGGGCTCATTGTAGGAAAGCCATTCAGGAATGGTATGTGAATGAATTCCGTTAATTACCTGCAAAAGGCCAGTAAGGTCACCCGTCTCGCCTGCTTCCGAACAGCGGAGCTTAACCAGTTTAAGTTTAAGCGTTCCCGCAAGGTCACAGATGAACTCGGTCTTTCCTATACCTGGCTGACCAATGAGAACGCACGCCGTTTCGGGCGCCAGTCTCATTATCTTCGCCTTTGCCATTGAAAAGGTAGCCATAATCTATTGCAACATAAAGAGGGTTTGGGACGTGATTTCCTTACCGTTGGTCACAAAGATGTAACTGGAAGCAGGGAACGTCTCATGTAGTTTTTCAATACTGTATTCGTTAGGACCGACGATTGACGGGTTGAGGAACACAGGGATGCACTTTCCGCTGAGGAACCATTCGCCACCACGATGCCAGTGACCCATGATGGCTACGTCGAAATCAATGCCCATCTTCATGAACATGCCGTAGTCCTTGAAGTTGTCTCTGGTGACCGTGCTAATCGGGGAGCAGAACGCACCGCCGCCACGATATGCGTCACCGTGTTCAATCTTCCACTTCTGTTCACCAATTACGGCAATGTCAGACGGGGCTTCGGAAACATGGACGGAAACGGTCATATCGTCGGCAAACGCTTCCTCGATGAACTTGTACAGGATGTACTCGTAGTTATCGTAAGCCTTGTTCTTGGCCTGCCATTTCTGGTTTGTACGGGAATGGTTACCAACGACGCAGTAAACATTCATCTTCTTGAACTGGTTTCTCAGGCTCTTGAAGGCGCCTACAATGAACTTGAAGTAGTCTACAAGGAGCTTGGTAAGCGGACCAGCGTTAGTCTCTTTGAGTTCGTCATGGATGTTACCAGAGAAGAGGTCGCCAAGCATGAGAATGTCAAGGGTTCCGCACTTGTTGTCACGGGCCATTTCAAGAGCCTTTTCAAAGAGCTTGAGATGACGGGCCTTGGAAATGTCTGGGTTGTACTCGTTAATTCCATGGGTGCTGGCACTTGGAACGACTTCGCCATAGTGGGCATCCGAAATGGGAAGGACAAGATGGTTGTCGCCATCGTTAGCCTTCTTGACATTGATGTAGAACTTGTCGTATTCAACTTCGGTAAGTTCAGTCTTCAATGCATCTGCCAACTCTGCTGCAACGTATGAACGGACCCTGAGCTTGTTGTTTTCGGCACGGAGGCTGTTCAGCTGCTTCTTTAAGTAGGTGTTTTCGCTTTCCTTGCGGTCTTCTACTGGGTCTTCCTTGTCCTGCGGGTACTGCGGGACTGCGGTTTCATCAGCGTTTGCGAGAGCAGCGGTGTATGAGTTGTATCTTTCGGAAAGTCTGTCAAAGCGCTTGCGTAGGGTATCCTTGGAGATTCCAAGACCAGCTTTGTCAATTTCTTTCTGTGCGTTATCAAGTAGTTTCTGACGGTTCCAGCCATACTTCTCTGCTATATTGAAGAGTTGCTTCTGTTCAGCAGTGAGGCCGACTATGAACCCGCTTTCGGGGGTACTTGTCTTCATATTTAAAATCCCAACATAGAGGGTTTAACTTCTATGTGGAAATATATGTTTTTCGAAAGCTATTCTGACAAAAGATTTCATTAAATTGTAATCGGGTCATTAAACATGCCCAAAGTAGGCTCGCCAAGGGTTCCGCCAGTCCTTGCACTGTTGCTAGGAATATCGGCACCTGGGTATGCGCTACGGGCTGGCCTGATATGAAGCTTGATGTTCCAGAAGTTCACCTCTGGGACTGAACCTTCCTTCGGGTCTCCGTTAGCATCCATCGGGGTTGAAACGCTTTCGTACAAGTTCCTGAACTTGACTGAATTATTCACCTTTCCGTCGTCATCATACGGGAAGCTCTCTAACAAGAACGGCACGCAACCTGGGTTCATCTCCATAGGAGGAACATCCACATAGCGTTTATTCATGGCATCCGTATAGTCGCTGCCGACACCACAAGGCATCTGCCATAGAGGTTGTTCAGGGCATGCGGCAATGTATTTGCTGACACTGAACTTCTTGTTTTCTACGCCTTCACTCATAGGAACACGGTTGGCGTACTTCTTCGGGTTTCCGTATGCGTAAGACTTTTCCGTGTAGTCAAGCGTCTTCGCACCGTATAGAGGTGTCAGGTAGCAGCTAGGATATTGTCTGTAATCCTTCACTACCCATCTTCCCAACGATGACGAGAACATAGCCTTGACATGCACCCTAGTGTACATTCCCTTGAATACATTGCTGATGTATTGTGGTGACACATTTTCCAATGGTGTTGTCAACGACAGTGGTGCGTCCGGTGGGTCAGTACCCTCTGAAGAAATCAAGTTGTACGTCATGTTGATATCTTCGCTATACTCGCCATCCGCATCATTATATGCAAGGTCACAATATCTGTGCTGCATCTCCATGTTATCGGCAATCCTATTGTACAACGTGATTTCATGAGCATTAAGCAATGCTCCATACGGGTCGCTGGCATTAGGTGAATCGACATTGATTGCCCTGTGAGCATCATACATATGCAGCGGCATTCCATTGGAATACATTGTAAGTAAAGACTTCATGTAGTCAATTACCTTTCTCATGGTCTCATTTTCATCGTCTTCCTCTGGATTCGGTATATTGGCTGATATTAGTTCAGCTGATGATAATGTACGTGTAGTTTCGTCATTATATACAGCAACCTTGTCGGGAATGGCAAGAAGGGCTCGCTTAACATCTTCGTCTGTACTTTGTGCAACAACACGCAATGTATTCCTACTAACAACAGGAAACGCTACTCCGTCAGTTGACATTACATGTGACATTGGGTAGAATGGCTCCATGTCACGGTTTGTAAATTCGCAGTCACGCTTCAAGAAATCGACTGTACCCTCTTCTGGGTCAAGCCAAGATATTGACCTAAGGCCTCTCTTGATAATAGGAAGGTCAAGGAACCCATTGACAAATGCACCATATTGATTTAGTGTTTTTTCGTCAGCATTCTTAATGAACAGTTTAAATACACTGTTTTCCGCTGTGTAGTTGAACGGGATATCCTCATCAGATGAGTAGTTGAAGTTGTCAACCGTCCGTTGGGTTGTGCCTGATGCATCTTTTATATAACGGTAGTTCACATTGCCATACGTTAGTGAAGCACCAGCACCACTGGGGTCGTAACCATTTGAATCTACGAACTTGTCAATTGCCTTGTCGTAGAATATTCTGAAGTTGTCTTTATGGGTATACTCATTCCAACCAGCATAGGCTAGATTTCTATTCAATTCAGCATCAACACCAAGGCAGTAGTTAGGCAAGTGAATTATCTTCGTTTCCCAGTCATTGAGACGCTGCAGGTTATCGGGTTCAGTAGGTGAAACTTCTGTTTCAGGTAATGGGCATATATAAGTTTCTGGGTTGTGAGGGTCTATGGTTCTATCCTCTTCAAATCCCCAGCTAGTATTCTTCTTGTTTTCATAATCCCTAGTAGAGACATATCCAACACGTGCTACCTTAAAGTCGCCGATAAGGTCATGGAACGCCTTTGTTGCACGGCTGACCACATACATCTCGTCCTTGTGCTCATCATCTACGTCAGCATCAAGTGTTTGCGGGAGATACACCCTAAGGAGTGAACCGAGAACGGAGTTTCCTTCTGCCGTGTCGTTGTTAGATTCCCCATAACGCAATTCTGATATCGGATGCGCTCCACGGAACATACTGTCGAAACCAGAATAAACCCGTTCATTCATCTCGAAAACAAGTCTTGTCAGCGGTTTATCTCCACCGTCAACATAATCTACGTTTGCATTGGTTGTCAAACCCAAGTGACGAACACGGGTTCTTCCGTTAAGTCTCCAAGGGAACGTATTTGTTGATGTAGGATAAATGGTGGCAATTATAGAATCATTGTCAATCAGTTCTGGTTCCAAAGACGGTTGGTTAGGGTCAGATGCAGTAAAAGCACCACTATCTTCGGTATGCTCAGTCAACCCATCTTGGTCATTAACCGTCTTTATATCTACTATGCAGGTAGGACGCTTGGGCTCCTTGGTATATATTTTCCATCGTCTACTTGACGTGTCATAGGGAAATTTGCTATTTACAGATATGTCGCTTATAAACCCATGAACATCATTGCTAGGCGTAAACACAACAGGTGTTGAGAAAGTGACCAGCAATCCATCATCTGATTCTTTTGATGATACAACGAGTTTTTCTTCCTCATGCGTAACTTTACCGAAAAGAGGAGTATCAACATCATATTTCAATAGGATGTAGTCACCTTTATTTAGTGTAGGTCTTTCCCTTCCGTTGAACAACACACTTAAATGGTCATCATTTAAACGCCCATCAGTTAATGTAGCGACATCTACGGTTCCAGTAAATCGGAAAGTTTTAGGACATTCATAACGATTGAGTAACCCAAACGCAATAGTGCTTCCATCATCAACATCCATAGGATGCCGTGTTCTAAGGGTGAACGAATTGCCTGAAGTGGATATGCCACTGTCCATCACACCGTTGTTTGGTAGCACATTCTGTTTTCCAGACAAAATGTATACACGTGGCTGGGACACGTAGTCTGTAAAGCTTTTTAGTGCATTCGTGACAGACTGAGGCTCTTGGCTAACAGTGTTAGGCTGGCTTACAACAGGCAAAGCAACATTTAGTTCAACCTCTGTTCCGTCAGCTAGGTCTAATGCAGCAGGTAGATGAATAAACGTCTTTCTTGGAGGATTATTCACCATGTCTTCCAAGTCTTGCTGAATAACAAACGTATGACGCTCACCAGAATTTTCAACATTGAGTCTTATATTATTGTTGATTCCCTGAAGCGTACCGCTCGGATAATCCATGTAGTCATTAGTACCAGAGGTTGACATGAGCCAGTCGTTCAGTTTGCCTATATTAGACCATACGTATTCTTCGTTTTCTTCTTCTGGTCTCGGTGTACCAGAACAATTACCTATACCACTGGTGTCAATCACGTGTCCAAAGCCATCTATGACAACAGTCTTTCCAGCAACAGAGTGAACGATTGCTCCACGGCTAAGGAACCATTTCACGAGCAATCCATGAGCATCAGCTGGATATTCGGCCCCACGGAACTTTCCGCACTCTACGGCGGCCCCAAGCACATGCGTGATGTAATCGGCGACTTCCTGGTCGCTAAACCTGTTTCTGTAATGGTCATGTACGTTGTCGTTCATGGTTTCGTCGAATTCGACTGGAAGCTCTTGGCTTTCGCAAGAGTCCTGCACGGATGTCTTGTACATCCATGTATAATGAAGAATTCCATTATCGTCTTCATCCACAATGAGTTTGTACACGCCGTTGTTATCTTCGCTCCCAGTAAACTTGATGAAGAGAGGGTCTACGCCAGCGTCCCGAGTCAATTCAGGACGGAAGGTCACTGAACATGATATACCTTCTTCTGGAATGCCCGACTGGGGTTCCGTTTCGATATAGTTCTCTCCCGTAACCGTGTAATCTCCGTTAACCGCTTCGTACGTAAGGTCGTCGACAGAGATTGTCACGATGGAGTTTTCGAAAAACGTGGCGGAATCCGTCTGTATGGTGTATCCTTCACTACCAGCGACAAGCGTTGCCTTCACTATGAAAGTGTCATGGTCACTGTCCGTACGGGGAAACTTGAACGCATCCTTGTATTCAAGTATGGCTGAAATTGCAGATTCATTCTCCGTCAAATCAGGTTTGACCAACATGTTCAAATTGAACGTGGTCGGGGGAACCCCACCAGGGACATATCCGCTTCGGTTCACGAACGGAAAGCCTAAAGGACTCAGCGTGAAATTTCCATGGGAATCGCCCCTCACAGGAACACGTTCATGAGTTACATAATCCTTTATTTTGATACTTCTGCTTTCCATCGGGTCTCCATTTTTGCAATTATAGTTTATAATCTGGTACGAAAACCGCATCAAGGTATAAACTATACACAGAGGCAATTCCATGAGGAAAGAACAATGCAATTTATCGATTTCATCAACACCTACGTCGAAGACGAAGATTTCAAGAAAACCGTAAACCGTCTGTACGAGGTGTGGAAGCAGAACGAACCTTCTCGTCTTGAATCAGCTGTCACAATCCAACCGCAGCAGACGGTCTCGACGGCAAATACGCCCGAGCAGAACGCCGCAGCCCAGCAGCAACAGAAGAAAGTAGAGCCGAGAACCATTCAGGGAGACCTGAACAACATGGATTCACAGAAGGCCATGTCTCTTGCCGCACGCTTCCAGGAAATCGAGAAGCAGAAGGAAGAGAACCAGAAGGCCGCAGAACAGGCCCAGGAAAAGATTGACAACGAACTTGACGAGCTCCAGAACAACTTCAACGCAGTTGTCAACGGAAAGACTGACAACATCGTAGGATAATACAATGCTAGCAACGTTCAGCCAACAACTCAGATATCTCAGGAGAAACGAACCGTCCCTGTACGAATCCATCTCGAAGGCATACCGCAAATGCCTAATGGAATCCAATTTGGCTCCCCAGATGAGTCAGACAGACGACGAGGCTGCAGAAACTCCCGTCGAAAAGACTGAAATCAAGCAGAACAGCACTAAGGGCGTTGATGACCTCATGTCCAAGGTTCATGCCATGGTTGGCGTAAACGAGACTAAGAAGGAAGGCGATGAGATATTCGACCTGAAAAAGGACGATGTCGAAACTGTCAAACCTGACCCACAGCAGCAGGCAGACCTGTTCGGTGAAGTTCCTGATGAAACACCCAACGATGAATTTGTTCCAGAGGTTCCTATGGAACCTGCAAACACCGAGATGCCATCGGAGAATCCTCCTGCCGAAACCGCCAGCGACAATCTGGTTTCAGAGGAACCTCCTGCCGAAGGCGTAACCAATGAGCCAGTAGAAGATAATACTACCGAGGACTCATCTGTTGACGACATTGATGAATTCGACCTTGACCACCTATTCGGTCCAGATGACGAATCGTCTTCTACCTAATTAAAAAGGCGGCTTCACAGCCGCCTTTAAGTTACCCCCAAATCTTTCACCGAACATCATTCCTGTTCTGGTTCATTGTCCCATTCGTGCAGTCGATTGGTGAGACGTTCGATTTCACGGTTGTACTTGCAAGTCTTCCAGTATTCCCTGTCAGTCGGGTATTCCTTCCTAGTGATAGTCATGTTGTCGGTCAAGTCGCCAATCTTGACGATTGTAGCAATCTTGTTCTCCATGATTTTGCTAAGATATTCCTCTCGACAAGAAGTCTTGTTGTGGGAAAGATGACTTACAGCATCCCATACGGTCTCAGGGAAGAACATGCTCAAATCGGTCTGGCAGAATCCCCCGTTATCAAGGATATCATGGAGATACCCAACGGTAATAACTTCGTCGCTATAACCGTTATCTTCAAGGAATTCTACAACTCTCTCGATGTGAGACATAAGTGTCCCACCAGCCTTGTCCTTCTGGTCCACATGTGCAAATTCGGCAAAATCGTGAGCGGTCTGCTTCTGGCTGCCCGTGCATTTATAACTGCGTAAAAACTTGTTTATTTCTGAACGTGTATACATTCGTCTCCATCCACCTTAATAGGAAAAATAATGTAACATGAAGCTCTCTATACCTGCTTCTCCACTAAATTATATTTTTTGAAAGCTATTCCGTCATAGGTTCCAAGGAAGTTTTCTCGAACGGGTCGGCAAACATCGGGAACCCAGCGGTTTCATAGCCCTTGTACTCGTTTCCAGGACGGGAATCATCCAAAATACCCTTGTTTGTCGGGTCGACAAAGCCTACTGGGCCAATGAACACATGGTCAGGGAGCTGGTAGTAGTCATACAGCTTCCACTGAGTGTCTTTAGCTGAATAGACGAAGGTTGCACGGTACATCACCGGCCTGTTAGGTACGCCGATATTCTCGTCATACACATAGAAGTTCGTGAGTCTGGCCATGCTGAACTTTGCTAGCGGGTTGAGCGTGCATGTGCCGCTCTTCGCTTCGTCGGCATCGTCCACCGAGTAGACGTAAATCTGAGCCTTGTTTATGATAAGGTCACTCGTCGACTGTCCGTTGTAGGCTGGGTTCGGCCATATCCTAAAGAAGAAGTCGAACGTGTATCCATCCTCGGGAGTATTCTCGCCAGTGCCGTCATCTGACTTTCCATGTACAGGAAGGTAGATGCACAGACCCTGGTCGAGGTCAGGTCCGTCGTAATTGATGTAGTTCACAGTAGTGACATCCTCTGCGGAATGGTCAAACACCATGCTTGCACTGTAAGCCTGTCTCTTCGTAATCGGAACATTCGGGTCATAAGTACAGACCCTTCCTTCCATCCACACGTCGGCGGTAGAATAAGGGAACATCGTGTAGTTGGCCGTGTCGAATACACCAACCCTACGCATGTAAGTGCTGTCCTTCATCTTGTACTTGGTGTTTCCCTCGATTCCGATATTGACACTCGGTTCCGCATAGGAATCATCGGCATTCTGCAGTACGATACCCATGAAGTCATTGTCGGGTTTCATCCTGATGATAGACGATGAGCTAAATACGTTGCTTATTGGGAGAAGGACGATTTCCTTCCACAACTGCTCCTCGCCAGCATAATCGGAATATTCATATTCAGTTGAATGAACAGTGTAATCCACATTACTAAATGTAATATCTCCTGAAGGTTCATCCGACGGGTCCTCAGAATAGGTCAAGGTCCACTTACCTTCTTCTGTGGAAGGAGCCAACTCCAGACCTGTACCAACTGGATAGGAATCTTTGGTGAAATCATCAGGAGCAACGATAGTTCCTGTTGCCGTGAATGTTTCAGAGTTATAACTCTCAACAGTGAATGTTACGGTCTCGGCAGTTTTCTCTGTCGGAACATCCTTAGCGATAAGGGTTCCCAAGTAATCGGCAGGGTCGCTCAGGTTTGTGTTGTCTTCGGCAAGGTTCACAAACATGTGGTATATTCCAGTGTCCTCGTCACCCCTCACGACAAGTTCACCCTTGTTGTAAGACTGTCCTGCCTCCCATACCTTTCCGACATACAACGCCTTCGACGTACCCAGGTCGCTGAGATAGATTGCCTCGTCGGTCGTGACTGCATATACAGAACCTTCATTCACGATGAAATGATGCTTCTTCTTGGATGCAGAAGAATTCGAAGAACTGAATTCAATAATCAACGGAGAAACACCTGCGGCCTCAGGGTCTTCATTCGGAGAATCAACCATGTAAAGGCTGTATCCATCTTCCGATTCTGCATTGCGGTATATGGCATATTTCAGCGGAGCCGCCTCGTCCTTGCTATTGAGAACAAATGCGTCGATGAACGCTCTCCAACTGGTACCGCCGTTGTTGGCTACGTTAATCCGAATCACGACATCGTCCTTTCCTTCCTCGGTCGCATCCGTGGATGCAACCATCCCGTACTCGCCATCGAGGTCGAATGCCTTAGGTGCGACTGGGGTAACCAAAGATATGCTAGCCGTCTTGGCCTGAGCCTTCTTCGTCGGGAACGTCCATGTATGGAAGTACGGAGCGCTGTTCTTCATCAAGCGGACCGTAACATAATCCTTTTCAGAATTATTCCATTCCATCAATGCGTTGAAAATTGATTCGTAATTGTAGTTATTTCTAGCGATGTCACGACCGATAGATTCAAGTGGAAATGCATTAGAAAAAGTCTGTCCCATAAAAACTCCACAATATCATCAATTCGCCCAGAACTGAAGGGTACTATTAGTGAAACTTATACCAGAAACTGGTGTGGCATGAAGAACCACAGATGTTGCATCGGTCATAGTAGCCAGGTTGAAGTATCCAGGCGTCCACTTAATATCGCCTTGCCCTTCGGTAGCACTAGACGGATACACCGTAAAGAAATCAAGATTATAAATTTGAATCCAGATATCATAATAGGCATCAGTTGTATCGCTAGGCAAGTTGGAAGCTGAGTTACAGAGCACCGCCTTAACTTCTCCGCATGCGGCAAGTGTACGTGTACTAGAACCTGTACCAATACCTGTACCAGCAGTATCCGTTTTGTCAGCTGTGCATCTTACATAACGTACAGACTGGTCTAGTCCAACGAAATTGAAGTGAATTTCACGCTTTGCACATCCATTCGCACCAGAGGACATAACAATAAATGAACCAGCGGTAAAGCATGATATATTGTTTTCAGGATGTGGCACTCGCACTTGCGCTACCTTTACCCATCTAGCTCCACCAGCGTTGTTATTTCCTCGCAACGTACGTTTAACGACGATATCATCCATGAGGGCGAGCTTATCGACCTTCATGATTTCGTCCCTGGTCTTCTGGCCGTTCGCATACTCGGCTTCCTTGTAACGCATCAATACTGGGTGAATGTGGTCAGTATAGCTAGGACCAGGCAAGAGAAGTTTCACCGATTCCGTACTGCACGAAGTATCATATCCAGGAATCTTCGAGTTGTTGCCACCGACAGAAGAGAAAATGTGGGCGGAAGCGGAACCAGCAGAAAATTCGTCGAGGCCCCAGCAGTGACCCTCACGGGCAGGCAAGATGTACTCGGTACATCCGTAATGAACGTCTGCCAGAGTAGCAATGAGGAAACCACCGTACATCACACGGGCGAAGTCGGGCTTCTGTTCGCCGTCTACTCTCGCACATCCACAAATCCAGTCATGGCAATGGCTCTTAGCATTACCAGTCAAAGCAAGCGTTCCAATGGTCGAGGTCACGGAACTGATATTCAGTCTAGGACCGTCAATGTAAACCTGGCTCTTGGAATCAAGCTTGACCATGTTTACTGAATACAGCGACAAGGTGTTTGCACTGCTTATAGCAATGTATTCGTTCTCATAATACAGGGCGCCCGCAACATCATTATCCTGCCATACGCCGTAGCTTCCTGCTGGTGCATACCTGCTCTGGCAGATATATCCGTCCTCGGTAACTAAACCGTTGGTGATGTTGATGTTCGTCTTCAATTCTCGGATTGCATTTTCACCAATGAGTTCGAGTGCCGTGTTTCTCGGCATCTTATTGGTATTCACATCTCCGTGTTCGGCAAACCAGCGCTTGTCGTAGAAGTTGATTGCGGCAAGGCAGCTCTTGTCGGCGTCCTTGGAACGGTTGGTAAACCTACCGAGAACCATCCTTGTATTGGACAGACCGATATGGCTGGTATGATACTGCTGATAATCGCTGGTATCGAGCGTCTTGTCATGCGGGTCATTGCACGCAACTTCCAGAGAGCCGTCAGTGACTTCGAGATACAGTTCTCTGTGCTTCTTGTCATCAGTAGTGGCAACCCAGTGGGATATATCCGTCTGGTTCTGGTCATCCACCATACCCATCATGATATACGCACTCGTTGCTGCATGAATGTAATCACGGGCGACCATGAACGCATTTTGACGATATACCTTACTGTGAATATATCCATCGGAATCACTGCCAAAAACACCGACACCGACATACTGGGTCTGAATCTCGTCGCCTTCTGGAATATAACCCGTTCCAACGATAAAGTTTGGTTTGACCCTCGGATAGTTAGCGGCACCGACAACCGTCTGGTTAAATCCAGCCGCAATCGTGAGGTAGTTCAATGCAGTAGAGTTTGCACCGAAGAACCTACGAGTCCTCGTCAGGTTATTGCCAGAATACTCGTAAGTATAGCTGGTATACTGGTTGGAACTGTACTTTGCTACACGTCCACCGTTTACACCGACTTCACTGAACCTGATATTGTCTTTAAGGATAAGCCTTGTGAATGCACCATGACTCTTGTCAATTCCAGTGATGGAAGTAATCTGGTGACGGAACTCGATACCGAACCAATTCAGGTAGTTCTTTCCGTTGATGGTCTGGTCATAGATAATGACCTGGTCGCCGACCTTGAAGTCAGACCATGTGACAGGAGTCAATTCATTCTGGTTATCATAGATATCAAGAATGTTTGTCGGGTTGTACTTGGTAAGAGACTTGGCCGTTTCACCTTCACAGACATTCACGACGACTTCACAGTTTTCGTCAATCTTCGTGAGGTCAGGAACCTTGAAAATTAGGCCAGGGAAGCCAACACAGTTGAAACGGTTAGCTGCAAATCCGTGGCTGCCGAGGACGACAAGGTCTTCACCACCTGCCGTCATGCCGTTGTTTTCGTGTACCTGGTTATTTAGACCAGCGTAGATACCAGCATACCTCGCCTGTATCATGCCAGCGTCGGATATTCCATGGGAGAAGTTTCCAAAGACGTATGTAGAAGCACCACCTGCCGTACCGTAAGTACCACGTAGTTTCGTGTTGTATCCGTACACGAGGCTGTAACTGCGGGATAGTCCAAGGTCTGCAGAATCATCCGTTGCACACCTGTAAGTGTACCTGTCCGTGCCGTTATCTCCGCCGAATACGACGGACGGGGCGTCCACCTTGAATTCCTGGTCAACATCGAACCACCAGTTGCGTCCACCCGCTACGTGGTCAGTCTCGTCACCAGCAGAACCGAGGATGATGGACATGTAGTAGCCCATCGGGAGCAAGTATGTCTCGTACTGGGCATACTTGTCAACTTCCATGTTCTCGTCGAATACTGGCGTCCTCAGGTTGATTGGAATCGGGCACGAGTTCAGTATGACCGTCTTGTCCACTGCATTGATAATCTGGTCTATCCAATACTGGTTATCCTCTTTCTTGTTATTGGAGTTCAGATACATGATTTTCGAGTGGGTCACGACGGCATGAAGCAATTCGTCAGCATCGGCGTCGGCGACAAGGAGCGGATTAGAGTTGGCCGCAGGCATGAACTTCTCACGAACATTGTCGCAAGCGGTTTCGAAGGTGTCCTTGCCGAATCCGAGGGCGGACCATTCGTTGTAAAGCCTGTACAGGAGATAGATGTCATTCCTGGTCAATTTGAGCTCGACGGAACTCTTCGTGACGGTATATCCGTTTGATGTGCCATATCTGAGTACGGACCTAATCATAGCGTTCAAAACGCTCCTTGCATTATAGGTCAATACATCGATTTCTTTCGTTATTCGTTCAAATGACATAGTCTAGCCGATGAAATTCAATCAAAAATAGTTTATAATGTTGCGGCGAGAAAACTCGCACATCTTTAGTGGGTGAGACGAAAAAAACGACTTGACAAAAATTAAAACATTTTGTAACTTATATAAACATATAGGTAGAACAATGGATTACTGGCATTCTCTATTGTCCTATCGGTTCAAGATTTTGTGGCCTGTTGGGAAATTGAATGCCAGTTTAGTTCCCAACGGGCCATTCTTGTATATGATAAGCAGGGCATACAAAATACGGTTGTATCCAACGGTAAAGCAGCAGAAGTTCTTTGCAAGAACTTTTGGTACATGCCGTTTCATCTACAACCGTGTGATTGCACTTAAATCCGCCTTGTACGAAGAAACCCGCATGTCGTTCACGCCAAAGCTTGCGTCATTCAAGGAAGAATGGCCTTGGATGCGGGAAGCCGACAGCCAAGGCATGGCTAACGTCTACATGGATGCATTAAATGCATATCAGAAGTTCTTCGATGGTAAGTCTAAGTACCCGAAGTACAAGAAGAAATGCGATAAGCAATCATACCGAAATGCGATGATGCCTAAGACAATATCTAAGCTCATCCGTGGCACTAGAAATGACCGAATATTCATTCCGAAGGCGGGATTGGTGAAATTCCGTCAGGACTACGACTTCAAGTCGTTGCCAATCAAGAAGATATGCAGTTTAACCATATCCAAGTCGGCAACGGGGAAGTATTTCTGTTCGATAACCTGCGAAGTGGACGATACTTCGATGAAACTGCCGCCGAATAAAAATGAAATCGGGTTTGACTTGGGAATCAAGGATTTCCTCATCGACTCCGATGGTTGCGTAATCGACAACCCGAAATATATGAAACGGAGCGAAGTCAAGCTTGACAAGGCACAGCGCAGGCTGTCCCTGTGCAAGAAAGGTTCGAACAACTATCTGAAACAGAAGCATCGTGTCGCTCTGGTACACGAAAAAATAAGAAACCAGAGAATGGATTTCCTGCACAAGGTCAGCAAGATGCTAGTTGTAGAAAACCAATACATCTACTCCGAAGACCTGAAGCCGTCCAACATGTTGAAGAACCACCGCCTTGCAAAGGCTATCGCAGATGCGTCCTTCGGACGGTTCTGCAATATGGTTGCATACAAGGCCATGTGGTACGGTAGATACTACTTCAAGGTAGGGTCATTCTACCCGTCAAGTAAGCTGTGCAATGTCTGTGGTTACAAGAACACCACACTGACGCTCGAAGACAGGGAATGGACCTGTCCTCACTGTGGTACATACCTTGACCGTGACCATAATGCCGCTATCAACATACTGAATGAAGGAAATCGTATACGTTTAAGTGGAGATACCGTACGGACTGCGGAAGCCGATAAATCGACTATGCTCGTTGATACTGGTAAGATTACTTACCTTGAGCGAGAATCCTGTAACGCCACGGATGGACTCGGGGAAACCCACCCATCTTTAGTGGGTGGGTAGTTCATAATCATGCCAAAAAAGCATATTCGATAGTTAATGTTCCAACTCATTCAAGTCAACGACTTTCTTGGCATACTTTTCGGGAGGGTCCTTGTCGGGATTAGTCTTCACCCACAGTATCTTCCTAACCCTGTATCTTTTAGCCAGTTTGAGCTCGGGATAGAAATCCATGTCGCTAACGATGATTATGCCGTTGTACCTAGTTTTGCAGGTGTCCAGCATACGGAAAACACAGTTGCAGTCCGTGCCGCCGCCCGTCGCAATGGAGAATTGCTTCTTCTTTCTCATCATCGGAGTCAGATGGACTGGTTTCGTACACTGGGTATTCCACCAGCAATAGTCGATATCCACGTCCTTTCCGACGGCCAAAATCAGGGAAATTATTCTGGAAACGGCACTTGTCGGCATAGAACGGCTAACATCGCCAGCAACCAGTAGCCTAGACCTGTACTCTGCGACATGGCCTGGGTACGCAAGGTCGAACCTGCGGTTCCTCTTGAAACGGCATTCCCTCCACCCGCACTCGATTGATTGGGTGACGAACTTCCTGATTATGGTACGTCCATCGACAGCCTTTTCAGCCTTCGACAGCATGCTCATGACACCGTTTGCCGTCGCCGTGCCCCAGCTTCCACCGCCATTAACAGCGGCCTGTTCAACCGCCTCGGTAACGCTACCGTCAGCATTCCACTCATCGGCCCTAGTCTCGTCGTTCAAGTATGTTGACATGCCGCCAGACGGGTTCTTTTCGCTGGAATCATCCTGCTGTTCCCCATCGTTGTTCTTACCACCGTTCTTGCCCTCGGTGAGCAGCTTATAGAGGATTTCGATACTTGCGTTACGGTAGTCGTACTCCTTGTAGAACTTGCTGTAATACAGAGAGTTGATGTTGGTTTCCAGGCGGGAAACCTTCGCCAGAACCTTACCGTAGGCGGCATTATTTACACCGATGTCGGAAGAAAGGCCCATCCTGAGGGCAATAAGGTCGGATGCCATGAGGGACATCTTCTTGTCGCTGTAAAGACGGGTAGATACATGGCCTAATCCGATTCGGACAGCCTCGATGTAGAAAATCAGTGCAAGTTCTTGCGGTTCAAGAGTGGCCACGAAGTCACTGTTCATCTTGACATAGAGCTTTCCATTCTCGATGCCGCTGGCCACGCTGGTTACATCGTCAAATACAAACTCAGCAAACCCGAGAACGGTATGCGTAATCGGGGCGTACTTAAACAAGAGATACTTGGCGAGCCTTGTAACGTCTTCGGGTTTTCTGTTTGTGTTTGTGTCGCTCATACTTTTCTTTTTCCTGGGTCTTCATAAAAATATATTGTTTTGAGCTTAGTCTGGAAAAATAATAAGTAGTGCAGATTCCCATGCGTAGCATGAGAAGGTGACAAATGTGATGTTCTTTGAGTTTGAGCTCCACTTGGTTGCTCTTTTTGTTGCTACCGCCACAGGATAGGGGCATTATGTGGTGATTTTCGCATAGTTCCCCTATTACATATTCTCTTTTTTGTGCCTTCCTTATTATACTGAAATAGATGGCAGAATAATTCAAGCATTACCTCTTGAGATAAGTAATATCGTTCGAATCGAAATGAGTCGGCATACCGATGCTTTTCAGATAATCAAGTACCTTGAATATCTTGGTAGGATAACTCAGAGCTTCCTTCATCGAAGCCCTTATATTAACCGCATCGTTGGCGGTAATTTCACCACGGTCCACCATTCGATATAACATCGGCACACTAAGCTCCTTATCATTCTGGAACGGGCTCGGAGTAGTGCCTATGCCTCCATTATAGCAAGCAAACACGAACGTCATATCTCCAAGATGGTCGTCATCCTTTTCATTGGCGTTAACCTTGTTGCTGCGTTCGGTATCATACATGAGATACAGAAGATAGCCAGCGGCAAGGTTTATCGCATCTTCGACAACCTCTGGATTCCTCATCTTGCTGGCACTCAGGCCAAACTCGCCTGCATGCAACCTCGCATCCCGTATCGCATCTGAACCAAGCTGGGCAAGACCACGATATCTAGTCGTCTGCGGTTTATCGTTGAACATACTCTCAATACAGATGAGGGCAAGCAGTTCAGCCTCTCCGATTCCACGAGAAGATGTAATCTGGGCCGTATTATGAACAGCACGCAATATGCGTTCTATGTGGGCCGCCTGCTGTTCTGGTGTATGTTTCACCTTGTATGCCTCGGCTAGGTTAGTTGAAATAAACTTCCTTACTGCATTGTCACTTGGTTCAGAAGCAGATGACTCAGGGAAAGACACGGACATCGCATCCCTGACTAGACTTCTGTCGTTCGTATCCTTTTTCACTGTAGGAACGGTGTCAAACTTTGCTGGACTGTCCTTATACTCGAAAGTGGTGTCCTTTTCGTCGAAAGTCCTCTCGGGGAGCTCGGCATACTGTTCGAGCTGTTTGTCATCAAGACCCAACTTTTGAGCCATATCGTGCCAGTCAGTATTGTAAATACTGGCGCCTGGGCTGCCTCCAATCAGGGCGGCACCACCTACCTTGATGGCCTTGCTAATCTTAGGGTAATACGTTTCCAGGTTGGACAACCTGTTATAGAGCCCTTTCCAGTCCACCCCTTCATAGATGGCTGAATGCAGGTCGAAAATCGCTTCCATCTGCACTTTCGGTAAGTCAAGTTGCCTTATTGCCTGTCGGAACTGCTCTTCGTTGGTCATGAAAAATCCATTAGTATCCACCAATAGTTTATAAAGTCCAGCTTCACCGTCCACCCCCCAACATTATAAACTATTCGATGATTAGGTGATGCTGTATGAGACCATTTTATTACGTTCGCACAATTGAGAAAATCCTTATTGGACTTATCGACATGTTCAATAACATGTATGTCAACAAGTACGATGACATGAATCGTGTTGACTACTCAAGGAGCGCTAAAATACCCATCATCACCCACAACAATGCCAACTTTACGAACTTCTGGTCATCGACCCAGTACAAGCAGCTGACGGTTCCGTACCCGATAGGTGCTATCAGGTTCGTAAGCAACGCCCCAGACGCAAGCAATAGGCCGCAACCGACCTATGCGAGAGAGATTTTCAGCAGGTCGGCAGACCGATGGATTCGTGACATACAACCGACTCCATATACATTCAACTTTGAATTGCAGTTCCAGGCGGACAACATATCCGACATCTTCCAGATAAAGGAGAACATCGAGCCGTACTTCAACGAGTACAGGACTATCGTAATCAAGGAATGGGACTTCGCCCCAGAAATTCCTAGGCCAGTCGTTGTGGTTATCAACAGCAATACAACCGAGTTGAATGAAGAGGTTAGCGACTCCGATGCACAACAGCAGGTATACAAGGTGACTTACCCGATTACCTGCTACGGTGTATATCACAGGCCGTACGAAACACCAGAGATGATTAAGTACGCCGAGATGAACTTCCATATCGACGAAGACCTCATCCACAGGGAACAGCTCCTCGTCTACCCGAGCGAAATCATACAGCAGAAGAAAAAGCTCTGGGAAACGGTGTGCCCGACAATCAGGGAAGGCTACTCAATTCTGCACACCCTATCGACTACTCTTATGCAGAAGCAGGATGCGGACGGCAGCAAGTATTACGAGGATGTCTCGCTAAAACAGTTGCTACTGTTCGACCGTTTCACGACAACGACTTACCACGAAGGTTTGAAACTCTGCGGTGTGGACGCATACAACGACCCTGATACAGACTACAAGATTCTTCCAGAAGATTTTGATGCCAATGGTATTCCCATTTACACATACTGCGAATCGGTAACGGACGACATAACGAGACCTGCAGAAGTCCCGTCGTTCGACCTGCTCCGCTTCAACTTCGACTACGACACTCCTCACGAAAGCGACCTTAGCGGTTTCGGTCGTGACTTCGTCGCAGTCAACGACGATACGAGAAAGTTCATTCCGAACATCGCCCCTGGAAACGGCCAGGAGGTGGAAGGCGGCTACGCCGTGGAGGACTACGTCGATTGGAGCAAGATTCTCAACTGGTTCGGCGACAATGCCAATGGCGACATCGAGTCGTCATACACATTCAAGGCAACCATCCAGTTTGTCGAAGACGCCCCAGGCGATACAATCTTCCAGTACCTCAGCAATGACGAAACCACTCTGTCTGACGGAACGGTCATACCAGAGGGCGAAGTCTGGTTCGACTGGGGCATGATGAACGGTCGTCTATACTTCACTTACCATACGTCCAGCAAGTACAAGACATTCGTATCTGACGTTATCCACCCGAACAAGGAAACCATCTATTCCTTCTATTTCGCCCTGTATGACAAGGGAGACAAGGGTATGTTCGGAGTCAAGACCAATTTTAGTGAAACAATGATAGCCCTCAATACGGTTGAGGCTAATTAGGAGAACTTATCATGAATCTCTTTGAATCGCAAATCAACAACCTGAACCTCGACCCGTCGATGAAGAAAAGCATCATCGAATTGCGAAAGGTGTGCCTGGAAAGCGATGTCGGTGGAATGCCGAATCTCGACTTCGAAAAGCAACAAGCAGAAGCTGCAAAAAATCGGGCCGCTTTCAATGCCATCAAGGACACGATAAATTTGGCAATGAAAGAAGTTGGGGAAAATCTTCCGAGTAACGTAGAAGGAGAAGCCCTCGGTCAGGCCGTATTGAAGAGGATACAGGATAAGTACTGTCCGCAGTTTGACAAAACGTATGGTGAGGGGTGGGGTAAAAAGCTTGACATGGAAGCCAAGAAACGGCTCCATAAATTAGCCCTACTGTAAAGAACGGTATAAACTAGGTTTAGAATACAATTAGGGTATCTATATGCTGAAATCTCTTTTTGAAGCGTCAATCGACAGGCTTAATATCCCCGTGGATATGAAGACTGCAATCAAGAAAATTAACAACGTCTGTCTTGAAGCGGAAGGCGACAATAAGCCAGACCCGAACGAGCAATGGAAATTCAACGCATTCCCCGAAAATAAGGGTAACGCAGCTCCGAATGCCGCTCCGGCCAATAACGCACCGAAGAAAACTCAGGCAGATTTGAACAAGCAATGGAATTTTATCGGATTGCCCGAACAACCGTCTAACCAGAAAGACTTTGTTCCAGAAGGAAAACAGGGATGTGTAGACCCAGCAAAACCGTTCAAGAACCTGACTGCGGAAGAAGCAAAGAACTTGTACACGGTCAACCAAGACAATTCGGCTCAGGCAGCTCCTGCACAGACGGCACAGGCTCAGCCAGCACAGGCTCAGCAACAGGCCCAGGCCAATGCAAAACCTGCCGCTCCTAAGTACAGGAGGGGTGCCGATGTAGCAACCGTGCAGTTCTTCATCAGGTCAAAACACCCTGAGACGGAACTTGTCGGAGACGGTATCCTCGGTCCCAAGACAATCCAGGCAATCCAGAAAGTCGAAGACCTGGAGGAAACTGGAAAGATGGACCAGGCGACTCAACAGGCGTTCAACGATATGCTTAAAGAAGCAAAGGTTAAGGTCAAGGAATTGCAGGAAAAACTTGGTGTGACGGCAGATGGTCTCATCGGTAAGCAGACTCTTGCCGCAATGAACAAGGCCAACATGAACGTAGCAAACCTGTTTAGCACGCAACCTTCCAATGAGGCTTATGCATCCAAGCAAACCACCCCAGCAACCACTGCGGAAAACCCAACCGACAAGAAGCTGACATCACACCCTTTTAACAAAGAAAGAGCTGATTCCTTGCTTCAACAAAAATCAATCACACAGCAAGCATACAATATCTGGAAAAACTTCGGCATAGCCCCTATCATGCAGAAAAAGATGCCGAACGAAACCAAGGCATTTATTGCAAGAGCCCAACAGGAAAAGAAAAACGAAGCCAACGCCGCTACCACGACAAAGGGTGAAAAAACTCCTGGTAACCAGGCGTCGAACGGAAATGTTACTCCCCAAAACGACGAAGAAAAGAAGTTCTATGAGGGGATGAAAAAGAACTATCTGAAGGTATACCAGGCCTCAGCAAAGCAGAAGGGCAAGAGCGAACTATGGGCCAGCAACATGGCCGATAATGCGGCTAAAGAAGCCCTTGCCAAGAAGAGGAATGGCACCTGGGGAAAGGCAGCCGAGCAGGGAAATCAGCAGGCCGCTACACCACAAAAAAAAAATAACCAGAACGACGAAGTCTATCACACGATGAAAGATTCAAAAGGAACAACTGAATACTACTCTGGGAACATTTCCTGGAACAATCTGAGTCCTGAAGAAAAGAAAATCAAAGAGGACGCCGAAGCCAAGGAGCAAGCCAAATACTATGATGGAAAACAAGTTAAAAAGAACCCAAAGACAGGCAAACCATACGATGAACAAATAGTGTATAACAGGATTCAATCAGCAGGCCAAAACGCTGTTATAAAGAACAGAATGGCGAAAGCTCGTGAAAGACAAGCAGCTGGTGGAAAACAAGGATAAATAACCGAACATATCTTAGTATTCACCCACGGTTCCGACCGTGGGTGTTTCGTTTAAGGTGTCATCTAGGCTATAAACTATAGTCAGATTCAGGATTAAGCTGACCTACATATGACATTGTTCGAGTCTGAAATACGCAAGTTGAATATCCCTAGATGTATCATGGACAGCATCGTGTCCCTGCGGAATATCTGCATGGAAGCTGAACAGCCGCAGCCACAACAGGCAACCCAACCTGCTCAAAAGCAACCACAGCCACAGCAACAGCAGCCGAAACCGCAACAGAATGCGGCACCCCAGCAACAGCCAGCTCCTCAGGCACAGCCTCAACAGAATGCACCGCAGACCGCTCAGCAGCCAGCCGCTGGAAATCAGCAAGGCCAGACTCAGCCGCCAGCTCAGGAGAATGGTCAGCCACAGCAGACAGCCCAGCCTCAACAGGCAAACAACGCACAGGGCAAGCAGCAGATTCCAGAAAACATAGACGAGAACCAAGTTGACAGCAACAAGTTGCTGAAGCAGTTCAATAATTTTTTGGAGGGTTGCCGAAAGAGAGTTGAAGAGCGCTTGATAGCTGACTTCGGTGATAAAGGAAAGACTATCATAGAAACAGTAAAGGAGTACACGAAGACGGGTTCCCCGATAGACTTCGATATGGAGATACTTCCGTTGCTCACTAAAAACGGGGAAGCTCCGACGAAGAAAGTTATTAACGAGGTGCGTGATAGGCTCCAAAAGTATTTCGGCTTGAAAATCAGCGAGCCCAAGCAAAAGCAGCAGCAAAAAAACGAAAATAAGCAAGAACAGCCCGCAAAGACGGACGAAAAGCAAGAAGCTCCTCAGAAATAAATCAGTGTGTCAATTGACTAACTAACGCATCTACGTCAACGCAAGATGCGTTATATTTATTTATGTACACGCTGTTGAACAATTTCATCGTAACAGCATTCAACAGAATCGCCAATGCTTTCTTTTCATCGTCGCTCAGTTTGTACGACGACATCAACATGCAATGCTGGTCCCGTCCACCTTTGTTGTTGAAGAGGGTGATATCAATGGGTTCGTCATCGCTTAACCCTACCTTTTCATACATGTGTTTGGCAATGGCGTTGCCTTTCTCGACAGTAAGGCAGTTCACATCAAACTGGTCCATCAACATTTCGAGCAGACGGCTTCCGACCCCCTGCCCACGTTCCGTTTCCTTGACGGAGAAGTCGCATAGGAAGTTGACATCGCCCGACTTGACAATCATGGCCTTGGCTACGCCAGATGCTCCCTCTTGCGAATAAGCTGGGTAGGCGACGACTCGATAGACGTTTTCCATAGGCTGTTTGATAGATAATTTTAGGTCAAGCATGTCAGTTTCATTGTTTCAAAATATAGTTTATATCCAGACTTAAACGAATTCCCTATGGTATCTAAATACATCTACTTTGCAGCGAACAACATGGTTGAGCACCCGTTGTACATGAAGAGTTTCATCCTCGGTGAAACAGAAGACATAAACGCACGCCAGCACCAGTACAATGTCATGCAGAAGGGAATCCAGCAGATACCAACAGGGACACTGACCTCAATCGACGGTCAGGACGGTCTCATCTTCCCGTTTGTAGACTACTTCAAGCTTACGCTGAACACCGTGTCAAATGCAAAGAACCGTCATGACACGTTTATCCACGACATCATGCTCCATGAGCGCCCGTTCAAGGACTTGGTATACCACGTAAAGGATAAACTACTCATGAATACCAAAGAAGCATTTGCGTTCTATAACACGATAGATTTCATCAGGGACATCGAACGGATTAAGGACTACCTGATAGAGAACCTGACCAGCTACGGTCACTACACGGTTATGGAATACAAGTTCACGTAGGATTGTCATGGAAGTAGAACTGTATACCCCAGCAGAAGTGAAGGAACTTCTGTCCAACATGGAAACCATCAAGCGGTTCCCTATGATTTGTTACGACAAAGTCGAAAGCAACATAGAAGGAAAGACCGCTGCCGAAATCATGAACGAGGCAAAGACCATGAACTACGACGGGGAATGGATGGTATTTCGTAGCATGGGTGTGGTGATTGGACTTGCCTGTGCGACCGTGGAAGACAAGACTACACGCAACCTGTACCTGTATGACTTCGAGGTTGCGACTGATGCACAAGGAAACGGATTCTCAAACACGATGCTGGACTACGTGTACAAGTACGCACGACAGCACGATTGCCAGTACATAACCCTGATGGCATTCGATGACAACGCTTTTGAATACTGGAAGCATCAGGGATTCAGGGTATCCCCAAAATCAAATAACAACATCAGACTATTGTTCAAGAAACTCTAAAACGAAAGGGACTCCCAGCGTCGACACTGAGAGTCCCCATGCCATACATCCCATGGTGTTGGGTAACGGGATGGCGGCCAAGTCCTGTGGCGAAATGGCTTGCCTCCGTGCTACGGGTCACGGTCCCCGTCCGGCCATGTTTAACGAGCTGTTCCGAACTCAGCCTTTTCTGAGAATTCCTTACCGTTATAAGGAAAAGCATCAGATTCCTTTGCTCGGCGGCCTTCCAGGTACCAGCCTGAAAAACCTTCCATCACATATTATAGAAAATTTAAGTGGCTTCGTCAAGACTTATGCCGAATTTTTCTGGATGACTGGTCGTTATCGTGAAGTATGCGGTGTGCCCACCATCTCCCGCACGAGGCATCTTCACATCTGTAGTGGCCTCTGGGTCGATTTTCTGGACGAGAGCCGAGGTTATCACCTGTAAATTCCGTTCGGTATTCGCCATCTCCTCATCTCGGCCAATGGGGGTTCCGACATATTCATCCATCTTGTCATGAATATGCCTGAGCATCATTCGTACATGAATTAGGTTTAGGGCAGACTGTTCTTTTTTTCATTATGTACCTTCCTGTTGTCTCTTTTCCTGCCATATAGCCATGGCTTCTAAAATCGTGATTGGCTCCAGCTCCCAACCTCTACTCCTGTTTAATTCCTTGCACGCATCCTTTGCATTACTCTCGCACAGCCACTTGTACGCATACCTCGGGTCATCGACAAAATCCCCATATCGCTCGTCATTGTATTCACCGAAGAACTTTCCTTGTTTGAAATCAACAAGCACAAGGCTACGGTCGCTTATCGAATCGTCAAGTTCGATGGTTGTAGTGGTCGTGCGCTTGGCATAGTATTTCAACGCTACGAACGCCGCTATCAGGAATACGATTAGAAGCAGTCCTGGAAGAAACATCATCCAGGTCTGCACTGTGTACATCTCGTATGCGTTATACAGGGGTTCCATCTCGGCAGCTACGATGTTCATACCGTCCCCGGTTTAAGCACAGGAAACATTCGTCTTAGGAGAGGCAATTCCACTGGCTGCGGAGTATAATCTTTTTCTTCGTCAGGCAAATAGTAGTCTCCACGATATAGTTTTTGGTAGAACTCGTAGAGGTATTCTTCGGTCTTTGTAAGAAGCACGGTGACATTCCAGACGAAATGAGTCGGACCGTCCATGTTGAACTCCCACTCACCCGCTTCATTCAATTCCTTCGTGTATCTTCCATAAGATACAGGGACGGACTTAATCATGTCGATGATTTCACGCTTGCTAAGATTGACGTTCATTTTTTTCTCCTTTGAAATTTGTATACTCGATTAGAAAAAGATGTATTTGAGGCAGGCTGTCATTGCGATTCCGAGCATCAGCATCACCGGAACCATGAAGAGGATTAGCCAAACGATGACACGCACATTGAACGTGTTCGCCTCGATGTTGTATAGCTTGAAGTCAGCCATGAGGCGAAGAATCTGGTTAGCTATGAAGATTCCTGTTTTCTCGAAAATGTTCTGGTATTCGGAAATGTTGTTCCTTTTGTATTTTGCGATAATCATGGTCATCCCTCGAATGCGACATATATAAGGTTGAAATCTTCTACGACTTTCCTTCCATCCCGTTCGACAACGTTTCCCGTGGCGATAGGGAAGATTTTGAGGTTCTTTACGCCGTAGCTTTCACAAATGTTCATCAACTTCTTGCCATGCTTATTGGACTCACACTTGAAGGTCATAACGAGCTTGCCGTCGACGTTTTTCGCATCGATGCAGTGACCCATGACCTGTTCTTCCCACACTGCTGCAAGGGAAACCTTCTTCATTTCCCTTTCAATCGGGTTGAACTCCTGGATGATGAACCGTTCACCTTCCTTGACCTTCTTGATTATTGCCTCGACCGTATCCAAGGTGTACCAATGGACATCCTTCTTCGGGCTGTTGCCGTCAATGGTAGGTTTGGTCGTGTCGATAACTTCCGCATCGAACTGGTAGTCAACTTTAATCCTTGGCATTCTTCACTTCCTTGACAAAATCGGGTCCACACAAAGCTTCAAGACTTCTTTCCATTATAGTCATGCGGCGTTGCCAGTAGTCACTCACGTTACGCAGGAACAACCGTACCTGCGGGCCGCATTCCTTCTTGCTGATAACGTCGATAACGTCACCATAAAACTGGCGGCAAAGCTTGAACTCGTTATGCAAACGGGCCTTGTCGCCTACAAGGTTTTCGTACACTTTTCTCTGCTCGTCCGTAAAGGACTTGATAATCTTTTCTCTAAGTTCGGGTTTAATTTCAGACATTTTACACCTCGTAGTTATCCAGGAGATACCTGTGTGCGGCAACCGCATTCCTTAACGGTTCGATGAATGTGGCGTGGCCGTATTGAGCCTTCGGCCTGCCATGATGGATATGGGTGATTCCCGTTCTAGGTACACCAAGACCAGCAAGGACAATTTCCTTGTCGTAGAAGCACTCAATACCAAGGAATCCGTCCTCACCACCCCAGCGTCCGCTGAATATGGGAGAGAACACACAGTTGTAGCCGTAAAGCGTGCTGTTGATTTTGATTAGACGTTCGATTGCCGCCTTGTTCATTCCGATATTGCACGACCAGAGAACAGCGGAGTCGAGAACTGGAGCTTCCTCGTCAATGACCGTGAACGGGTCACGGAAGATGTTCCTATACTTGTTGTGCTCCCTCTGGTCAGTGTAACCAAAGCTAAAATCGTCACGCTTGCCGCAAAGGACAATAGGTCTCTCGTCGGTCAGGTACTCGTCATACCCCTTGATGATGTCGCCTTCTGGGAGACAGTCGCCATCAATGAATACAAGCTTGTCGCAGCCATCGGCCAACGCTTCCTTGATGCAGATGTTGCGGCAATAGCCAGCAAGGAAATAATCTACATTCGGGGTCATCATAGGACGATATACGGTCTCTGGAACCTTGTCGTTGAACATCAGCTTGGAGAAGGACTTGCACTCATGTTTTGCTATTATGGCAGTAGCGTCTTCCTTGGTCTTCTGACTTTCACGGTCGAGCATGTAGTACAGACGGTCGGGTTTGACACTCATGCCGTCAACCTTGCTCAACATCTGGTCCATGTACGGAACCTGGTTCTTGCTTATGATTATTAGACCTATCATACGACTATTCCGATTATTCCGAGTACCATTGCTACGACCGCCAATGCGATGAAGACATATTCTATTGGGAACTTCTTCTCTTCGCTCAAAGTTTCAATCGACCTAACCCTTTCCTGCAAGGATATCTGGGCACTGATTATCTGCTGGTCCTGCTTTATTAGCATGTTCAGCTTGTCTGTTATGGATTTCTGATTGTTTGCATAAATACCGACAATATCGTACAGACCATCGACGTTGTTCGCCAAGTCGTAGACAGCCTTGTTGACCTCCTGCTCCTCAAGGTCATCCATTCCGTAATCGCCGTTGGAAAACACCGATGCGAGCATGTTGTCCACCTCGGCTTCCTCCTTCGCTGTCAGCGTGGTGACAGGTTTCTTTACGGCGGGAGTCTTCATATCTTCTAGCGGGGTAATCGGCAACTGGCTGTTCGGGATGGCGGAAAAGTGCTTAACGATATAGCCATCCTTCTGTTCAAGCTTGGTAAGGGAGAAACTCTTCGGGCCGACCGATATAAACTTGATTCCCTCATGCTGTCCTGGAACGACATAGAGTATCATGTTCGTCACGACACCCTCGCTCAGGAAGGACATGGCCGTCTGGTTGCCCCCAAGGATGTAGACAGGCTTGTCGATACGCTTCGCCAACGTAAGGGCGGTGAACACATTGGTCGTATACGACGTGTGTTTCAACCGTGTGGTCAGGCTCTTCGAAAACAGAATCCGTGAGGCCACCCTGGTCTTCCTGAAACACTTCAATTCATTGTACGCATTGCGACCCATGATAATCGTGTTTCCCTTGATTAGTTTTTCCATGTCCTTGTGGATGCCTTCACAATCCCAAGGAATCGAGGTACCGTTCCCTATCGTGTTGTTCGCATCAATCGTCAAAAGAAGTGTAATATCCATAACACATAGTCGTATAATCCAGTTATTAAACTACATTTTTCGACTAATTGTAGATATGGAGGTTCTTTGCCGCACGGGTAAATGCGGTATATTTCAACTTATTCCTCTGGATGACATCCCAGTCACAGATGTTGATGTCCTTTTCGACAACGTAAACATTGTCGATTGTGGAGCCCTGGGCCTTGTGGATAGTCATTGCATAGCTGTAATTGACGTAGCAGAACGAGTCGATGAAGTCATAGAACTCCTGCCAGACCTCATGTCTGTTATGGACAGGTATGCCAGTCATGGGGTTCACTTCGGCACACAGGGTCTTGGCCTTTCCGATAAGCTGTCTTTTAACAGCCATGTACGTGCTATATCCTTCGGAAGAAAGAACCTTGATGTGGCGGAGTTCCCTCTTGTTGGATGCTGCCATGTAGTTATCGACAAGCAGACTCCAGACAACAATACCAGTACCATCTTCGACATACTTGGTCGCTTCCTTCACCAGCAGTCGTTCACCATTGGCGTAAACCTGCAGTTTCTTCTCGCCAGCAAGAGCAACGCTGTAACCTTCTGTCACAATAAGGTCGTCACCTGCGGTGTATTCCTGAACATCATTACCGAAGATGTGGCGTCTGATAAAGCTGTTTGACTTGTCCACGGCATTGTTCGTGTAGGCAAGGAGACGGCAGAAGTTCTTGTTCTCCTTGTACTCGTCGGACATGAAGTCGGCAAACAGGTTATCAAAGAACGGTTTCTTCATTGTGTAGAAACGGACGCCTTCTCCCCTATCGTTCACACGGTCTACATGGTCGAAGCAGTCCTCCACACGGAGCATATTCCTGGGGTCACGGATTGGCGTGACAAGCCCGATGATTGGGTTGTCGGCAGAAACACGCATGACCTGGGTCAAACGGAAAAGGTTCGGGACTCGGGTAAATACAACCGATGCCTGGAAATTGACAGGCGGCAGCTGTGCCTCGTCTCCGACATAAAGGATTTTCATTTTAGGAAATTCACGCAGGACGCTCTGAATCATTTCATAACATTCATCGTTAACCATCGACGCTTCGTCAATGACGATGAGACGGTACTTGCCAGCGTGGCACTTACCGTCACGAACAAGAACCTTGCCATGGTCCTCATTCTGTTCCAGTTTGAGCCCAAGCAATCCGCTGATAGTCTTGTCATAGTTCTTACCGCTTCTCTGCGAAAGAACACGCACCGCTTCATTGGTGTAGGCGGTGCAGTATACCTTGATTTTCTTAAATTCTCGACTCAGTTCCTTCAAGAACACATTGAGGAGGGAGGTCTTTCCAGTGCCAGCGGCCCCGGCCAAGACCATCTCCCGCTGGGAGTCGTCATGCATAAAAGCAAGCATTTCAGCCAACCCCTTGCGCTGGTCGGGGCTGAGCTGTTTCTTTGTAATTAGATTTGAGTGACTCATACCGATAAATATAGCTATTCAATCGAGAATTGTCAACTCAAATCTTTCTAATAGACGGTCGTCATGAACTGGGTCGCATCTATGGCTTGCTGAACGCTGTCGTACACCCTTGCATCCGTATTCATCGTCTGGTGGTTGTACTTGACCTGACGCCAGATAGCCTCGATTCGTTCCTCACGTTCCTTGGCGTTGTACGCCTTCATGTTGATGCCAATCCTCGTTCTAGGGGGAGGCGGCAACTCACGGAGCTTGACAAGGCACTTCAATGCGTGTTCGAGCTTGTTCACCTTGACGTTGTACACATAGCGGTAATAGAAACTCTCCGCACGGTGCGGGATGTTTTCAATCATCTCCATAGTCAGAGCGTCGGCGAACTCGAACTGGCCGTTCTTCAGAGCGTCGGCCACCACATAGTCTGCTGCAGCAATAGTCTCGTCAAACTCCCAGTACGGGAACTCGTTAAGACAGATTTCGTACCAGAGTCGGGCCATTTCTGGGTTCTTGGTGTCCTTATAGCTCGTCGCAATGTAGTATGCGGTACGGAGGGAATGACCCTTCTTCCAGAGTTTAATCAGAGCCTTCAAGTTTCGGGCAACGTCACGCTGCTTCTTGAAATTGAGGAACTCGTTCTTGAAGGTAATCACCTTTCTCGGCTCGGCGGTGTCAATCACATACTCGTGAATCGGGTTGATAAACCTCGATGTCGCCTTTCGGACAATCCTGACTCTCGGGAACTTCAATGTCTTCGTAATCCTTGTGTACATGACGATGTCCGAGGTCGAGTACATGTTGCTCGCCTTGTCGAACTTCTCCCTGACCTCACGGGCATTGTCGAGCATGTCGTTCACGTCGACCCACATCACATATTCCTTGGTAGCGAGCGAGAAACCGTAGTTCTTCGCCTTTCCGAAGTCAAAGTTGTCTTCATCGTCAAGGAACAGCGTACCAACCGCATCAATGATTACGGGCTGGCGAACCATGCTCTGGAACTTCCTGACCTCAGCAAGCGTATTGTCGGTAGAACCAGTATCGACGACGACAAACTCGTCGGCCAGTCCTACAAGCCGTCTAAGGCATTCCTGAATCCTCTTTTCCCCGTTTCTAACTACCAGAACCGCTGACAGTTCATGTCTCATATTTTACCCTTCCGTGTAATCGTCGTCATTAAGCTGCTTGGCCAATTCATCGACCTGCATGGAGGAGAAATTCGAATCATCGGGAGTGATACCCATTTCGGCATTTTCCTTTTCCAGCTTTTCCTCCTCGTCAATCTTCTTGTTTGCGTCGATAGCAAATTCGTCGATGGAAGAGTAGTTGTTCATCGTTCCCTCGTTCAACTGCACGAACTTGATTTTCTTGCTTCGGGCGGCAAGCTTGTTGTGGGCCTGAATGAAGGCACAGAACGTGATTTTGGCCAAGTAGTAATACGGGTCGACGTTCTTGGTCACCTGCATCTTGACAGGGTCGAAGTTGTGGCTGTGCTTGATAAGGAGTTCAATGGCCCTGTCACGCATTTCCTGCTTCCAGTCAGGGGTATATCCTCGCCATTTCTGGTTACCAAGGTTCTTGTCGATAACCACGTTGAACACATACCCGAGCGGTTCGGATACTGGGTATTCCTTGCCATACTTCTTGCGGCAGTCTTTAAGCTCGACAAGCAACTTCGTCAGGATATCCTTGTCAATCTTTCCGCTTCTCATCTGGGCATCAAACGCTTTCAACTGCTCTGGAGTCCAGGAATAGCCGCTCTCTGGGATTTCAAAGTCAAGAGTTACTTCCTCATTTGTCGGTTCTACTTTTTCCATATTCTACTCATGGATTGAATCTCATAAGTAAAATACATTTTAATTAAACTGCCATAGATACAGAAACCCATCCCACCCAAAATGAATCTACTTTATAAACCATGGATATACCACTTGGGTACGACCATGAATCTATTTGAATCGGAAATCAGCAAGCTAAAACTCAGCCCGACGGCAAAAGAGACCATCATTCAACTGCGAAAGATATGTCTTGAATCGGAGAACGACGAACAATTCGGAGAAGAAGAAGGTGCAAAGAACGATGTCAGCAACCGTCGTCATTTTGCCAATGAAAACAATCCTGACACCCGCCCGACTGATGAAGTAAATACTCTTCCAGATATATGGGGATTCGGTCCCCTGTCCGACATAGAAGGTGAAGAAAACAAGGTAGACTACAAGAAGATTGACGAGGCCAAACAGCTATTTCTGCACCAAGGTGGACATTCTAAAATAGTGAGCCGCCTTCTGGAGTTTTTAGATGAAGAATGGCGTTCCAGCGGCGTCGAAGTCACCGGCGTGGACGAATATGACCCGAACGAAGATAATTTCCCGAGAGCCCACATCCACTGCGATGTAGGAGACCACCATATCGAAATAGATGTTAGGATTAATTCCAACGAAGGCCTCCTTTCATACGTCATGTGGGATGAGGACAGACGTCGAAATCTGAATGTCCTCCTGTGTGAATATAGGGATGTCGACCCGAGTACATTGGAAGACCGTTACGAACTATCCAAGAAATACTCTCTTGATAACATCGACGAAATGCTCGAAGACATCTCGACGGACATTTCATCAATCTTTATCTGGGGTATATAAAAAAGCCCCGCCGTATTTCTACGACGGGACAACTCAGGGAGAAAATACTAGGCTTCGATGTATGTCCCCTGGTCTTCCTTCGGGATTAGCTTCAATGCCTCCCTACTAGGAAGATTGGACATTGTACGTCGAATCTTTTCGAACTTTCTGGTCTCGATATCCTTGAATTGCGGATACCAACGCTTCTTGCTTCCCAGTTTCTTACGATAGAACTGGTGAAGGACGTTGATATAGCAGAATAGCGGGAACAGGGCCTTCTCGGCCTCCTTCGTGACATCGAACTCCACCTGCGGGAATGTCTTGGCCAGCTTGTCGACTGCGGTGTCGGTCAGCATAAGGAACTTGTACTTCCATGGGTAGGAGAATACATCGTCATTGAACTCGACTCCACGCATGCTGAACTTGCCATACTGGTTCACTCGAAGAACGGCGGTGCTGAACTCGGTAAAGTTCATGTAAAAGCCGCCAGGGAAATTGTGGTCGTCAACAATCTCTACCGTGACCCCCGCCTTCGACTGTAATTCCTGAGCCAGCTTGTCTAGGAAATCCTTGATATTCATTGGACTACCTACTTGCATTCGTAAGGAACGATATCGGAAAGATTGTCGCTTTCCTTGGCCGGGATGAGCATCGGATAGATGGCATCAAATATGTAGATTGCTGAATCGCCAATGATGTCAGGGCACTGTTCTGCAGGAACCATCGCAATATCGATTTCAATCTTTTCCTTCATGAACGTGTTGAGCTCAGCATCGTTATCCCTCTGACGTTCAAGGGCTTCCTTGTAACGGTCAGCAAGGTCAGTCTGCAGCTTTGTAAACTCTGCGTTCTTTTCAGGCGGAAGAGCCATAACAGCGGCTTCGAATTCCCTGATGTTCACAAGAGGAGGCAGACCAAAGGTCTTGGCGATTTCACCAAGTTCACTGGTATACTTCATGTAATCATCGTCAGGTTTGAAGGCATCAATCATGCTCGAAACTTCCTTGTCGGTCGTCTCGATATTCTTGTGCATTGCATATCTGAACGTGCTGCTAATACGTCCAGTAAACAACTTTTCGCCGATAGCCCTCTTGAAGGCCTGGTTCATGTCAAAAATGGCTTGGTGGGTCAGTAATCTTTTCATATGAGTCCCGTTTTAATGTTACTTGCTTATATAATATACATTTATTTTGTCTTACTAGGAATTTAACGTACTGCAACTTCCAATAGTCGAGAACAAGCCGTTGTTTTCAATGTTCAGCTTGTAGTCGAACAGGTCCTGAATGATGGCTTCACGGTGAGTTACGGCAAAAATGCTCGGAGTTTGCTTGGTTCTCGTACGGACAAGCGACACCATGTCCCTGAGGGCGACATCATCCGTGGAAACATCCAGGATTTCATCGAGGAACAGGCAGTTAATCTTGAAGTTGGCCACACGGAAGACAAAGTCACAGAACGCCATGGCGACCGCAAAGTTAACCTTACGCTTCTGACCCTGGGACAGCATTTCGTAGCAGGGGGCGGCACCGTACACGGATTCGAACTTGTAGTCCATGCTCTTGTCGAACGTGATGTTGTACGGTAGGTTGAAGCGGCGAAGGTTGCTTTCTATCGCCTGGTTGAAGAACGGTACGAACATCTTGATAACATAAGATTTCAAACCGTCGTCCGAACACATATAGGAAATGTACTTGCAGATGGCAATCTTGTCCGAATAATCCTTGATAGAGGCGGTAACCCCTTCAAGCTCCTTCTGCAACTCGAGCAGATGCGCTTCGGAGTCCTTCAATGCCTTATCGTCATTACTGCTTTCTTCCTTCTGGATTGTAGCCTTCAACGAATTGATGTTGAGGTTGACCTGATTCAATGCGCTAGCCGCCTGGAAATACTTTTCCCTCGCCTGCGAAGCTTCCTCAACGACAGAACCATTAGAGTTAATCCAGTTGGTCAAATCAGTCTGCTTCTGAACCAGTTCGTTAATCTCAGACTGGACTTTCTGGAAATCGTTACCGAAACGGTAGGCATTCGTCGTCAGAGAGGCAAGCCTCGACTTAGCCGCAATCAACTGACCATTGATAGGTCCGTAAACAGTAGCCTGAAACTGGTTGTATGCCTGGATGTTGCCATTAAGCTCGTTAATCTGCGTATCAAGCGACGTATCGGAAACCTGAACTGACAACTCAGCCAACTCCTTCTTCTTGGCTTCATTGTCGTTCAGGATAGCAAGCTGTTCGGAGCGAAGACTACGCCACTGTTCTCGATAGGCTTCCTTGACGTGTTCAACGTCAGCTTCGGTCGACGGCTTGCCACAGGTCGGGCAAGGTACTCCAGCCTTGACCGATGTAGCCTTATCGGTAACCTCTTTCATCTTCGTCTGATACGACATGATTTGTCGTTCGTTGGAAGCGATGGTTGAATTGAGGACGTTAATCTGGCTAATCATCCCGTTCTTTTTCGCAATAATTTCATTCAGTTTTGCCTGAGTTTCACTGATTTTGTAAGCTTCCGACTGCGTAGCAGCCTGTGCAAGCTCCGAAGTAAGGTCTTCGACATTCTTCGTTTCCTTATCGATGTCAGCAAAGAGGGTGAGGCAAGAAGACATGTCGTTGACCTTTGTCATGACATTCCGCAACTCGGCCTGAGCCTTGTTATACTCACCAGCCTTGCGTTCAGCTTCATCCTTGGTAATCGCTGCCGATTCAGCACTCTGACTCAACGAAGGGAACGTCGCTTCAAGCTCGGATAACTGACGCTTCAATTCATCAATCTGTTCGTGCTTTTTAGCCTTCAAGGTGGAAATCATGTTGTTGGTGTAGTTGATATCCGCCGTGATTCTATCCACGGAATTCTTTGCGATATCGAACTGCATGTTAGATTCGCTGAGAACCTTGTTGTTGGCCTGCTTCCACTTGTCAGTAGAAAGCGAAATCGTATTCTCGATAAGTTTCCTTTCCTTGTCCGCAGGAAGTTCAAGGAACGGGATTGTTTCCTGGCTGTTCATCGCAACCACAGTCTGGTACAATGCGATGGACGGGCCGAGAACTCGGTTTTCGAAGTCCTGCTGCGTCATCCCAGCACGTTTCAACTGCTCCTGCCCGTCAATCCATATCGTAAAACTCGTCTTGAGGCTCTTGGCCTTCATACGGCGTTCGATATGGTATTCATGCTTACCAGTTCCAGTATCGACATCAAAGTCGAGCGTCACAAGCATGTCTGCGTTCGTGTTCTCCGTATTCTTCAAGTCACTCTGGTTTCCGCCACGGTAGGACTTCCCGTAAAGAACAAAGGTCAACGCCTCGACAATACTGGATTTTCCGTATCCGTTAGGGGCGCTCAGGTAAATGAGACCAGGTTTAAACTCGACAACATTGTCAATGTCGCCGTAGGACATGAAATTTCTGAAAATAAGCTTCTTGAACGTAATATCATGCATAGGACGCTAACCAATACTAGAAGTTAAAGGTGATGTCGAAGGTATATCCAGAGGTGAGATAGTCAGCCTTCGGAAGCACAGCGTAGTAACCAAGGCAAAGGTCAACCTTGCCGAGCATATAGACCACGCCAGCATAAGGTTCCCACGAATTGTCAGTATCGACAGTGGAGCCACCATAAAGGATAATGTCGGAGAGCAGGAGGTAATCGAGTTCGGCACCAAAACGGCTAACCTTGGTATCGGTATCAAACAGGTATTCACCACCGATGCTAAACTTACCGATATCCTTGTAGCCATGGATAAACGGACGAACGCTAGTTTCAGTCAGCTCAACACCGACAGCGGCAACGTCATAGATGTCAGTCCTTACCGACATGCTGGAAACTTCCCCAGCATAGAGGGATGCGGCGATTTCGACATTGCCCTTGATAATTGCACGGAAATTTTCATAATGGGCGGCGCTTTCTGCTTCATGGTCGAAGGAAACGCCTGTACGGAACTGGGCCGTACCACCCGAGGACGGATTGAACCAGTCCCAGCCTCCTGCGAACGCCACGGAGGAAAGCATAAATGCGAGAATGAGTATGAGTTTTTTCATGTTGATATCCTTTTTTGATGGTTTTTGTTTATAGATATCAACAATATAGTAACAAGATTGACAGTTGTCAAGCTTATTCTAGCAGATTGATTGATTTGGTCAATGTCATCAACTTATTTTCGTTACAGATAATCGGGCTCATGAAGATTGCCGTGTTCCCGAACGTGACCCTTTTCCACGGGAATGATGACTGAGCGATGGGAAACGGCCTCAACGAGATGATAACAAATGGATTGTAGGCGTTCTCCTTGGCCAGGTCGAGAACCTGAATGTTCTTGGAAAGTTCGATATTCACGTACGGGCCGTTTGCCGATACAACCTTGGCATATCCAGGGGTACCGTCACTGCGTAGGAGAATGGTCGGCCTCGTCTTCGGTCTGGAGAATGATGCAAACAGGGTCGTTGCCTGGGACTGGATTATCCTCAGGTAGTTCTCCATGTTGAAGTATCCTATCGGGAGGGTACTCTTATCCAGCAACCCAGCCAGAATGTTCACGTATCTCCTGATGAGAGGCTGGTACATCTTGCCATTATCGTAATCTAATCTACTTAGCAAAGCATTGATAGCCTCGACATCCCTGACCTGGGAACTCGAAAGCATGATGTGGTTGCCAGCGGAATCGGTGATGGTATTCATTGTCGCATAGTTAAGCGCACGGAACGGACCGAGATACACCTTGTCCCCGAGTTTGATACGGGAGTTCTCGAAGAAGTTAAGCCCGTCAAGGATGGTCTTGAACATTTCCTTGTCCAGGTTACCCTTGTGCTTGATGTCCAGCTTTACCGAATCGTTCATGACGTAGTAGGAAAGGTTGCTGTACCCGTTTATGCGTACCGCCTTGACCTTAGCACCGTTGGCGTTCGTAAACTCGATGGGCGACGTAGTGACATAACTGGCCAGACCAGCGCCGCTACCAAGGCCAAGCGCCTTGGCTACGTCAAGGTAATCCCTTGACGCATCAGGGGTGTAGATGTATTGAGTGTTGTCATTTTTTATCTGGACTATCATGAATCATTCCTGAATGTAAGCTCAATCTTTCTTGCAATACCACGAGGTACCTTGATGTAAAGGACGATGACAACCGTGTTGTCCTCGTTGATGGCAACATAGCTCTTGTCCTCGACCACTACCACCCTCGGTTCATACTTGTTGATGAGGGTAACGCACTGGTTCAGTAGCTTGGACTCACCATTGAGGTCTCCGATAATATCGAACACGCTCTCCTCCAAGGTAGAACCGAACTCGTCGTCATACAGACGTTCACCAAGGTTGGTTAACAGGATGCTGTACACGTTCTGCATCAGGCTGTTCTCGTCAGCGGTGATGCTGAATGATGCGTAAGCCAAGTCCTTATTGTATATCGGTTCGAAGTTCAGGTCATCGAATCGAGAGACGCTGTTCTTTTTCTTGACTATCGACGCCTTTCCGTCCACATCGAGCGGTTTGTCCTGCTCTTCCTTGGAAACTAGGTTAAGACAAACAGGGTCAGACATGCTACAAGTAATAACATCGCTATTATCGCCTCCGACATCAACCCTCAATTTAATATCATTAGCAATGACGCCTGGATTCTTTATAGTAAGCCTTTCACGGTCAGGAGTTCCTGACAAGATGATAGCTGTAATCCATTCCTCTGAATCGGGAAGACAATACTCCACAACATTGTTCATGAAATTCTGATTGAACCTCACCGTACTTTCAGGAGCAATCATTATCTCGATGTCTTCATAGGTGTCAAAGGTTGGACACTCCTCATCATCGGATTTTTTAACAAGTATTATTGGAATATCGCACTCAGTCACGATGACCGTCCTATCAAGGTCAGCAGTGACATGACAGCTATCTTCCGCAGTGTATCTGATTGTATAACGTCCTGGCTCCTTCCACCACTCTTGATTATCAGTCAATACCTGTGATGTATATGATATTGGCTTGCCCAAACCATCCTCGGCATAGATATCCTTCGGTTCAGGTTCAACCCAAGGGGTACCTTTCGCCCACTTTACGGTCTGTAATGACGTGTCAATATAGTATATGATTGGACCAGGGATGAGAGAAACACTCTTTTCATGTCCCTCAACGTATGGGCGGGTCTTGCTGCCATCCTCTACCCACCTTATACCGAAGCTATGAGTTCCATACTTAGTGGTAACCACCTTGATGGATATGTTCGCCGCAGTTACAGAATCTATACTATCTATCGAGAAGTAATTCCAGTTAGTTCCGCACAGTCTCAATTTCAGGTTATCGGTTTCGTACAGGTTGACTCCACGGTATGCAAGGACATCCCCACTTTTAGTACAACTAAATGCTTTTTGGAATATCACAGGTTCAGTCCAGTTTGCAGTCTGGTGGAGAGCACCCTCGTTCGTATCGCCTGCCCACACTTCAAGGCGTCCTCCCCTTTGACTAAGTTCATCGTCACTGATAACCAAGTCAAATGTAAAGTTTCCCCTACCATCATCGCTATGCGAAATTGGACTGATATTTGTGAAATGCGTATAGTCAAGATAGGCGTTGCCAAGCATAGCCCATATTCCAGATACCCCTGGATTCTGCGTGCTAGTCGACAAAATACGGTAATCACTATCGGACACTTTAAAGCTCAATGTATGAGTATCACCAGTACTAGAAAATCCCATCAACGTCAAGTCAATTTTAGTATCGATTACGGTCAAAGGAAGAGCTGTATGGTTTCCAGCAACATCGTATATATCGATTACTGTGCTACGGTTCAGGGTCAGTGTAAGCTTGATAAACCTAGAGTCATTGCCCCCAAGCAAGTATTCGATATTATAGTTAGACAACGGGTTTCCATCGATGTTATCAATTTCGTTCAAGTCAGAGATGTAAACATCGAATGGCACATCGACATGGTGTTCCTGTTCGGGAATATAGCATATAGGGGGTTCTTCGTCAATCTGCATGTACAGACGGTTAGCATAATCCGTTGTACTACAATTAGTATCCTCTATGGTGACCGACGTTACCGTGTTGTACAAAACAACAGGATTACCACCTTCCTCTATGATATCCTCAATGTACTCTACATCCTCAGGTGAAAGCGAAACATATGTAGGGGTAAGCCATTCGTATCTGAATATATATGTAGACGAGAGTCTTAACCAGTAGTAGGGACCTTCGCCATCTTCGACCACGTTGACGACATAATAATTCCTGCCATATACAAGTCCTTCTGGTAGTTCAGCATCTTCTGCTGCATCCGTATTTTCTGTATGCGAGTATTCACCCGTGTAAACAGCAGCAACAATATCACCAGGCCCACAGAACGGATAATCCGAGGCTTTCACCTTAAATTCAGTAACTCCGTTTTCATCATTACGAATACCGTAAAGAGGCATTGACCTTTGTAGGTCCAAATGGTCATAGTCGAAATAAGGCTCATCGTTATTCCAACGGAGGGACACTGGAACTCCCCCAGCAGCAATTCCGTCTTCCCATCTGGGATGACCTAGAACCGCTTTCGCTGTTTCCTTATTCAACTTATCAAAATTAAAGCCCTTCAATATCACCCTGTTATTTGGGCCGACATGTGAAAAACGGTCAGTCTCTCTGTCGGTACTTTCTTCCGATGCGACAACAACATCAATATCGGTAAGAATTACAGGATTGACTTCATTCGATTGATTGACACCGTTATTATATACGACAGAGAGAGATGGCTTATCGTCAGTAGCTTCATCATGTATAACATCAAACTGGAGGAAACCATCCACATACCCATATTTTCCATACCACTCTGGGCCATCTACACCTAGATTAGATGGTTCGTTCTCGGCATCCGTAGCCTTGTACGTAGAAATCATCCTTGAAAGATTCCTGATAATTCCACCTTCTTCACCATGGTCGCCTGGGTCCCATTCGTTGTTGTATTTGAAATACACCTTACGTTCACTGTACTCTACATGAAGAACAGTAGCAGTAACCTTCTTCTTTCCCTCGACAGGGTCGTCTACAATTCGGCCCGTGTCATAATGGTCACTGTTCATTATTTCAATTTTGTCGCCGACCGCAAAAAACGGCTTGTCCGCATCCCAACTACGAACGTTCAATAGACTAGAATCATCAAAAAACTTAGGAGAAATTGTCGCAACAAACGCACCGACAGAGCCCAAGGTCGTCTTTTCAATCGAATCACATACAAGGTACATGTAAGTATTGTAAATCTCAATAGTAGGTGTCACTCCGATATATTTAGGTGAATTCACCGCTATGTATGGCCATAAACCATCATCGTTTTCACGAGAGGCAAACTTGATAGGGTCGCTAACATTCACGGCTCCATTTAGCGACTTAATGAAAATTGTATTACTACCTCTGGCAGTGAACATCTTTACCATGTGTTCATTGTCAATGTAGAATTGAACGTACTTGTTTGTAAACGTCCTTGAAGGGTTACCATACGAATACTCAGAGATGCTTCCGACAGGATATCCATTCCATGAGCCGTTACGTATATCCAAAAGGACTCGGCTAACATCAGATTCGGTCCATCTATCGTTGCCAAAGTCATACAGTTCGAGTGTATTATTTCCTGTTCCACCAGAGGACAAAGCGTATATATACATTCTTGCTACCATGTCTGGGTCAGGTTCAGCATCGCCACCATAGTATGGAACAGGGAACTTAATAATCGGTAGATACACTTCACCAGTAAGACACAATTGAGCTTTTTCACCATTAGATACATTCAGGTCATTAGAAGCGTAGTAAGTATCTTGGCATGCATAAAAAATTGCACTATCGTTGGAATGGCTTTTTACCTTTTGAGGTGCAATCTCATCATGAACCACATTGAATGCAACATCTGAGGAGGGTACACGAGGGGTGTACACGAGTGTTCCAGAAGTCACTCCCGTAGGGAATGTCTCACCATCGACAGGAACTGCGGTTATTCCATTCGAACTCACCGAAGTTACAACCATGTGAACGTCGTGGTCAGATGAGTTGTACCGGAACGTAACATTGTCATTCTCGGCAAAGTTCCGACGGCAACTGATTCCGCTAGGGTCAGTTCCAGTAAAAGTGAAGGTTACTGCTGAACCGTTAACTGCTGCCGATACGCTCTCTGTATACTCATACAACACCCAACGTTCCCACACAAGGTCACTCCATGTGGCATGTGTGTATTCAGGATGATTCAGTGCATTTATCTTTAATGGATTATGATACGTTTTGTACTTAAACGAAGTTTCGGTCGTTTCGATAACGATGAAGTCACCAAGATATCTTTCGCCAGGAGCTTTACCGAAAAGTCTACCCTGTCTTTCGGTATATACTGGAACATCAGAGACAGACCTACTGTACAGCGTTACAGCATCACCGACCTGTAATCCATGTGGCCCATCAGTCTCTACAACGACAGTTTCAACCTTATACAAGTCGCTATCGTCTGAACAAGTAGACGCCCTGCCACTAGGAAGCGTGGCCGGGTCAGTATAAATCCTACTGACATCTCCATCATCTATCTTGTGTTCAAGAACGACGTTCATCGGGTTCTTGACATACTCATTGGAATTAGAATATCCTAAAAACGAGAATGCGTCTTCAACGTCAGACGGTGAGAAGATACCGTTGTCTCCCGCATACGGTGCGGTAATCCAAGCCTCGGCATTGTTTGGCATAGAGCTAAAAGGTCGGTCATCGTCAAACCTCATTATCAGCTCTGTATTGAACTTTGATTTGGAACCATCAAACTTTGGTGGACGGTTAGGGTTCGTCCAGTCATTATATGAACCCGTTAGACGGGTCATACCGTTTCCATCATACACCATAAGTCCACTATTCGGAGTAACAGTGGAGTTAGGCGTATTCGCCGTTAAAAAATGACGAATACGGTAGTTTTTTATAGGTACACTCTCGTCCCCATCAGTCGCCAGGAAACGGTACGCTTCTTTGTAATGTTGAGACATCTGTTGGAAATCTGCCTCGGATGTCATCAGCCGCATGTATAGATTTATCGCCATAATTCACCATTTTAATCAAAAAATAGTTTATAATCGGGGCACTAAATCGTAGCGGCAACAGCTTGGTCTTCCTGGTTCTGCAAAAGCTTACTTTTCCTCATGTGCATGATGATATGCTCGCCAAGGGCGTTAGACATGTCAGTGAGGTCATTCTCGATTGCTTCTACGGGGAAATCCTCGGCAATCACGGTAGCCCGATTGATATACTTTGGGGAATTGCTTGTCCATATCGTGTACATGAACCCGTCGGAACCGCACTTTACCGAAACCTCACGAATCGAGGCATTTCCCCCTATTCCGACAAGGTAGTAGACCCCGTCGCTATTGTCGTAGTCGACAATCGTTTGATTTGACGGATTGTTATAGTTCTTATCCCGCTGCAATGCATCCATCTCGGCACCCGTCAGGGCATAAACCTCGACATATCCCGCATTCGGGAGTTCGAGTTTACGCACGGGTTCAATCTCGTTCTGGATGAGCAGCGTACTCAGCATTTCAGGGTCAATCTGGTCGTTTTCCAGCAAGTTTCCCGCCACCGCCTGCTGCAAGGTGGGGTCGATGGCGTCAGCCGAGTCGATTGCACCGAACTGGTACACATGGGTGTTGTTGTATGTGAGCATCTCGGTTATAAACGAACCGCCACCCCCATTGGTATCAATGCTTTCCAATGACTCCCCAGACAGGCGGAAGCAGGTGGAGAATATGAGGGGAACGCCGTCAATGACTATAAAGTACAACGGTTCCAGACTGTAAGTCGGATTTTCCTCATCGCCCCCACGCACAATGAAGATGGGAACTATCTTGTTGTTGGCCTCACCAGAATCGACAAGCTCGTCGAGGTGTTCGGCAAAGTTCTCAACCATCGTGGATGCCGTATTCTCGTCATCGTGGACGTAGAAATCGGACATCAGGTAATAATAACGAGACATCAACATATTAAATCAACTTCTTCAATGCGGATGTGACCCTTTCGACGTAGGCGGCGTCTGCATTCTTGTTGGATTCCAGCTTTTCGATAAAGTCGGCGACACCTTCCTTGATGACCCTCGGAACATCTTCATCGCTGAACGACTTGACGAAATCGTCCTTAATCTTGGCCAGCTTGCCCATTTCGATTACGGCACCAGCCTTCTTGAGTTCTTCGGCGGTCGGGACGAACTTGTCATTGAAATCGTCGATGACGAGACGGATTGGGATTGTGCAACGGATGAGGTTGATGTAACGTCCGATTGCAATTCTGTCGCTAATGGTCAAATCAATAGTCTTGCTCATGATAATCCCTGTAAAATATAGGTACTTACGTCTATAAAATACATTTTTCGAGCGACATTATGCACCCAGGGGGTATAAACTATTGGTAAAACGCCAAAAATATAATTTACTGTGTGAATATGGGTGAACTTTATAGATACAACGGCCTCCCAGTCTTTCAAGTGGACTTGTGCGATTTCCGTACGATAGTCGATGCGGAAGTAAACAAGCGGCGTCTTTTGTCTAAGAACATCCTGAACGAAGCATTGAAGGAATTCTACAAATCAGAACGAAAACCAACCTTTTACGTGATGTTCGAAGGCATCAGATTCAAGTATCCCAGGTAGGAAATTATGCTCTTTTCATCGAAAAAGAAAAACCCCGAAAATGTAGCGTCGATGGTCATGACGCACGTAAGGAACTACGGGGAGAACAACCCGAAAGGCGAACTGTTCGACCGAGTGTTCAACGGCGAAGACCTCTCCCGCAACATATCCAGGTCTAGGAACGCCGTAGGACAGGGCGTCCAGCAGATGATGTACCCGAACGGGTTGTCACCTGACGGATTCTCCACCTACATGCCGGCCATAATGATTAACGATGGCCAGATTGACCCGAGCAAGGTACAGGACACCATCGCTGAAAACCAGGTTCAGCTATACTGGCGAAACAATGTGGAACGCATGTTGAAGTACAACATCATCGCCACCCGCTCGGAAGTGAACGAGTCCCTGACCCAGATTTGCAACGAGGCAATCTACAAGGACGACAAGGGCGACATCTGCAGCTTGCAGGTGAACGAGTACTCTGGAATTGCGGAAGTGACCAAGATGAGCTTGCAGACAATCTTCAAGAGGGACGTCCTCAGGAAGATTTGCAACTTCAAGAACACGGCATGGCAATACATGAAGAAGATGCTGACCGAAGGCCGTATCTTCCTCGAAGTCGTATATGACGAGTCGACCAACGAAATAGTAGGCCTGAACCTCCTCCCTGGTGAGAACATGATTGTGGTTGTCCAGGACAACATGATTATCGGCTACCGCCAGATGTTGACTGGAACCTACGCCCATAGCAGCAAGAACTACATCGACTATTCCCCGAACCAGATTTTGTTCCTCTCACTCGACCTTTACGGCCCAGGTGGCGTGAACGACCCGAGGTCCATTCTCGAACCAGCAGTTAAGGCCCATAACCAATTGAACACGATTGAAGACAGCGTTGTTATGTACCGTGTGCTTTGGGGCTCCGAAAAGATGGTTCTGAAAGTGGACGTGGCTGGCCAGCCTAAACCACAGGCCGAAGCGACCATGAAGGAACAGGCCAAGCTGTTCAGCCGACAAATCGACTATAACGCCACCACGGGTGAAATTACCAACTGGGGTAAGGCGATAGGTCTGTCAGAACACTTCGTTATCCCTGTCAACGGCAGCTCCTCTGGTTCCAGCATCGAAAGGCTCCCAGGTGGCGACCAATTGGGAAACATCGACGACCTTAAATTCTTCAAGAGGAACCTCGTTAACGCATTGATGGTTCCCCCTGGACGTATCACGGCATTGGCTGGAGATAACGTAAACTACTCTAACGGTAAGATTGGTGAAGTCACACAGGCGGAAGTTGCCTTCGCTCGACTCGTCGAACGCTACCAGACCCCGTTCGAGCAAGGCCTCGTCAGGCTGTTCATCATGGTTCTGAACACAAGGAAGGAGTTCAACGAAGAGATTAAACTCGAAGAGAACTTCGATATCAAGTTCAAGCGAAGCAACGGCTTCCAGAGCTATATCGACGCCGACGTTTGGACTACCCGACTGTCCGTGTTCTCCCAGATGATGGAATACGCAGTGAAGGACGAAGCCCCGAACAACCCGCTTTCACAGGAATACTGCCTCCGTTACGGTCTAGGCATTTCCGATGCAGACCTAACCCAGAACCGCAAGTGGCGTGAACACGAACAGAAGGTTCTTCTCGGTGAAGAAACCGATGTCGACAGCGGTGGCGAGGGTGGCGGCCTGAACGAGTTCGGTGGTGGCGGCGAAATGGCCCCCGCACCCGAGACAGGAGCCTTCTAGGAAAGCCAGCAGGATATGGCAGCTGCTCAATAGCCCTCGTACCAAGTACGGGGGCTTTATTCATACCCCCATTCCTTTATAAACTATACATGTACGATTTTATTGGACTATAAAATGGACAAGACCAAACTCTTTATGGAATCCATCGGACAACTGTGATTGACAAGGGCTCAATTCGATGCCGTCAGGTCTCTGTATGAAGCAATCAATGATGACACAGGTGTAGACCCCTCTGTGTATGAACCATTATTGGCTAAATACGGTATTGACAAGATGATTGACCTACTCAAGGAACATCAGTTCGAAGTACATGACATCAGCGTCTACAAAGAAAAAGACCACGGGTATGGACATTACACGCTATATCACGTATTCATCCAAGTAAAGGAACGTGGCGAAAAGAATTATACAGGAAGAGACATCGAACTTAGAATCACACTTTTCCCCACCTGCTATAATAACCCATTTGATGGAAGAATCTTCCTCGTAGATTGGGAGACATACTATGTATGCCAAGATGGAACTACATCAGAAAAGAGCTGCAACTACAAGACTGGTGACGACATGTATATGGCCCTAGAAAACTTCTTTACGCAAGATGCGAAACGGGAACCAGCAGAAACAGAGCCCTGGACCGAGGAACAGAAACAAGCCGCACTGAGATACTGGGGTGACTTACAGCTAAGCAATGACATACGCAATATGTTCAATGATTAACCATTTTAACAAAAAAGCCTCCATTTTAAGGCTTTTTTCATTTCAATGCAGATTTTGAGGTAAAAAAATTTTTGTGAAAATACCTCAATAAACTTAAAGTAGAACTCAAACAGTGCCAGGTGGCACAGGATAACAATATGCAACAGTTCAGACCTAAGTCAGCTACGAGCAAGTGGGCTCCGATTTTGGAATCCAACCTTGGCCGTAAGCTCAAGTCCCGTGCTGAAGCTTCTGTGGTTTCCACTCTTCTCGAAACCCAGTGCAAGCTCAACAAGGGTTTCCTCCCCGAATCTGCTAACGTCTCTGCAGACGTGGCTCAGTACCAGCAGTACGCTTTGCCGCTGGTGCGTCGTCAGTTCCCTGACCTCCTCGCTATGCAGACCGTGGCAACCATTCCAACAACAACTCCTAACGGAATTTACTTCGCACTTCGTTTCCTCTATGACGACGAAGCTCCGAAGACTGTTGGTTTCCGTAAGGGCCTGAAGAAAGAAATCGGTTACGACCTCGTTGCCGACCATACTGGTGTGAAGGGCACGTTCAACCCGTGGACAACGACCGCTGGTGAAATGCTTTCCAACTATGCCGAAGGTACGTTCGGTGGCCCGTCTTTCGATGGCGCTGCTATGAACTCTCAGAACGGTGCTGGTCACGCTTACGTTACCAACCACTGGGCTGACAAGCCGGGCTATGGCGACTACTACGATGAAGCCGAAGGTCACTACAACATCAAGAAGGCCAGCATCAAGGTGGTGTCTGGTGCTATCCGTGTTGGTACCAAGGCTATCAAGAGCCATTACACCCTCGAACTCCAGCAGGATATGGCTGCTGCTCACGGCCAGGACGTTGAAGCCCTGTTGCTCGAAGGCTTGCAGTTTGAAATCCAGCAGGAAATCGACCGTGAAATCCTCGCTGCTATGGTGTCTGTCGCTCAGAACCCTGCATTCGGTGGTGAAGCTGCTATCACCGTTGACCTCTCTGGTCACGCAAACTTCCAGGATGGCCGTTGGGTCGCCGAAAAGATTGCTGGTGGTATCGTGAACACGATTATCGCCGTTGCCCGTAAGATTTCTCTTACGACCCGTATGGGCTCTGGTAACTTCGCAATCTGCTCTCCGAGCATCGTTGCTGCAATCTCTACCCTTAACTCTGGTATCTATATCCCGACTTACCTCGGTACGGATGCCGCTGTTCAGCCGGGTGGTGGCGTTTCCGACGCTGGTTCTCTCCTGAGCGGTCAGATTAAGCTCTACCAGGATATCTACTCTTGGCAGGACTACGCTCTCGTTGGTTACAAGGGACCTCGTCAGGGCGAATCTGGTATCATCTTCATGCCTTACATCCCGTACATCTTCTGCAAGACCGCTGGTCAGGAAGACGGTAGCCCACGTCTCATCGTGAAGAGCCGTTACGCCATTGTCAGCAACTTGCTCGGTTGCGGCCTGTTCTACCGTGTTGTTCGCTTCGTGAACAACGACCTCTTGGGTGTTTCCTTCACTGGCGACATTCCTTGGGAATCTAACGAAGGTCCTACTGTGGGCGTAACCCTCGACACCGTTGGTGTTGCAGTTGGTGGCCACACGCTCGACCGTCCGTTCGGTACGGCTGCTCAGGAAGAAGAGTGGTAATCACTCTGAACCCTGAAAAGGAACTGAAAGGGAGCTTGCCGCAAGGCAGGCTCCTTTTCCTATAATGCAGACTAAGTGTCTTTAGCGGCTTTGATTCTACATGTATCAACCAATCGTCTAGCTTGTTCAAGCATCCATTCACCATCCGAACGCCGATAACGTATATCGCTTGTACAAGCTCCAGATTCTGACGGTTTCATTATGAATTCCACACGGCAATACTGAAATTTCATATCATCTACCGTTGGAATAAAAACGCAAACAATAGAGCCATCATTATTTTCATTGAAAAAGGTAAGACTAATAATACTGTTATTATATACCATGGCGGCTGAACATCGTATACCACAATTACCTTTTTCAGCATTATTCATTAATGTCTGTATAATTTGTTTAGTTATATTATCCATTTGTGGATAATTAACAGTTGATGTATCATTTTCGACTAAACCTTGAATATACTTTGATACATTTCCGCATAACGCTCCTTTATACTTAGCATGTTCATACAATTTAGGTGACATGGACACTGTCAAAACCTTTCTACCATTATCAAATTCGGATATTATTTTAGAGTTTACATACGAAAAACTAGCCAGTTGAGAAAGCTTTCCAAATCGCATACCAGTACAGCATCGTGTAACGCTTGATGTACTATAACGCTTAACAAGGAAATGTCCATCTTCATTCTTGATATATATGAATCCAAATTTACTTAAGTCGTCCGGCAAGCCAACCACCTCATTAGACATGCATTGCAAACTAAAAGAAAGTTCATCGAAAACAATCTCCGTACGACGGTCATTCATTAAGTACATGAACGTACAATCGAATGCATCACACAGACCAACATTATAACAATATTTCACACCATTCTCTATACGAGTGACCCGAGATTTCGCTAATGCATATACATCATTGCTATCTACAACTGTTGACGGATGGCATAACCTAAACTTTAAAGAAAATTCTTCTGTCCTATACCCAATGAATGCACTCCATGATTTACCAACTGCATAAAAAAACGAAATAGCAAGTTCTTGTTTAGCTTCTGTATATGTATCACACGTGGCGGCATTTGTATATACATGCTCTGTATTTAGTTCATATATGCACCATGGGTCACACGACGGATATTCACAACCACCTATTCGTCCTACCAGAAATGAAGTTCTGAGAACAACGTCGGTTGTTTTCGCCCACAGAGTATCAACGGTTATTATTTCGTGTGGTTTAATATCTGGTGGCAAATTGATTCCTTCATATTGTAAACCATATGCGGACTTCCGCGACACAATTCTATATAAAAAACTATGCTCTGTATTGTTATTCATATTTTTATCTCCTATAGATGTCTAATACAATATATATTATTTTATGCCAAGTGTCATACATTTTTTTAATTTTATAACGCTATGCTCATAGCCATATTATAAACTATTAATATAAAATTTCGTAATATACAATGACCTCAGAATACGCACTAGATGTATTTACCAAGTCCGCCGAACAGATACTTACCTCCAAGGTACAATTGGAAGCGGTAACAGATTTGGCAAAGACGTTACTTGAATTTGCCGACCCAAGAAACGATGTAAACCATCCGTCCTGTTCGTCAGGTCTTCTCATCACGGATGGAAAGGTATTCCTAGCAGAACTCCCGACAGGCAACAAGAAAGGCAAGCCGCATCAGTATGACCTTCCAAAGGGTCACGTTGAAAACGATGGCGAATCCGTAAAGGATGCCGCTTTCAGGGAAGCCTTGGAGGAAACTGGGTATAACTGGCATAAGTATTACAACGATGCCAAGGGAATCTTCCGCAAGCAAGTGCCATTCCGTAAAGGAAACAACCTGATGTTATACAGGATAAATCTGAAAGAACTTCCTCCCCTGACATCCTATTCCTGCAAGTCCTACTTCCATGACCCTAAGAAGAACGCCGCCATACCCGAAGCATGCTCCTACGAGTACCTCCCGTTGAAGGAAATCGGAAAGTGGCTGTGGCCCGAGTTCGACAAGACCTTCAAGAGGGAAGGAATCAAGTTCTAAATGTTTCACGTGAAACATTAGAAAAGCCCCCGTGAAACACGGAGGCTTTGTTTGTGTGGAGAAATTCTTATTTAGAAGGCGCTATCTTCGCCTTGATTTTCTTCTTTACAAGATTAGCATTCGGCAATTCTTTGGGTGTGATAGGAATTTCAGGAACTTCCTCTTCTTTAGGAATTACTGGACGGTCATCCGTCTTTATCTCCGAGGCATCCTTCTTCAAGTTTTCCTCGGTTAACGAAGCTTCCGCTTCCTTCATTGCATCGTTTCCAGGTATTGCGGGAGATTTAGCCAAGTCGTTGCATTTATCCAGCATGTCCGTCATTTTACCTACGGATTCCTTTGCATCAATACTTTCCAGGTATTGCTTTGTCATGGCAGCTTGGACTAAGTCTTGCGGAGTTTTCGGCAAGTCCATCTGCTTAACCATAAATTCATCTGGCTTCGGGCTAAAGAAATTGTCCATCGAGGCTTTTAAATCCTTTCCGACACTAACCCCACGTTGCGACATGACACGTTGACTTTCATACTGACACTCAGCAATAGCCTTAGCTCTCATGCCTTCATTCTCGTCGACGGCATCGTTGAAAGCCTTGAGTGCAACTGGATTACCTTTAAGTTCTTCGATAATGAATTTCTTTCCAACGTCATTCGGCTGGAAGTTGAGATAGGTGCGAGCAAAAGTTAGACCAATGAGCTTATTGGACACCTCGCTCATAGAACCAGGTTTACCCATAAGAGTCATCTCGTTCAATGCTTTTGTAAGAGACTCGATTTCCCGTTCTATTTTACCGTTGCTCAGATTCTGACAAATACCAAGGGATGGATTCATCTTCTGCACATTGGTTTTAGCTGCATCAAGAGCCGTCGGGTGTTCCTTAACCAGATTGGAAATCGGCTCTGGGTGTCCATCAGCGGTGTCAACCATGGTTTTCATCCGTAGTGGGACATTCTTGTTATAATCCATGCCAAAATAATCGGGATTCGATTCAAGATTCACTTTCTGGTTCGGCTTCATAAACGGGTCAGCCAAGATGGTAGCTTCCGACGGGACATTGCCATTCAACTGCTGGAAAGTGTAGTCCTGCATGTTGCAGAACTGGTTCGGGCCAGAAGGTATCGGGCGTTGCTTATCATGCCATGGTTCCTTCGGGTTCATAATCGGCTTGAAACCGAGACCACCGTACCTTTCTGGCTGTCTGACCAGCACAGGCGGCGGGCTAAATTGCTGTGGCGGGAAGGTCTGGCTCGGCGTAGGCGGAATAGGCGGCACCTGCGACGGCACTTGCTGCGGAGATTGTGGAGCAGCATGTTCTTCCTTGTAGATATGCTTTACCGTGGCACCGACATCATAAAGAGCCTTCGCCAGGAATTCCATTATGTTTAGGTATTTATCGTTGTTCATTTTTGCCTCCATTACAAACGATTTGCTTTGTTAGATTCAGCCTCAACGAATTTAGCCAATTCGATAAGGCCGACATTTCCGTAAATCAATTTCATTTCCTCGCTGCAATCAGCCTCGGGTTCGTCACTTATCTTGTTGCACATGTCTACATAGGATTCGAGTTCCTTCTTTCGTTCTTTCGCATAGTTCAAAAGAAGCTGGTATTCAGATGCGGTAAGCTTGTTCGCATCGAACTCATACTCGCCTTCTCCGTAACGTACAGTAGACTTTGCAAGGATGCGGCGTATCTCTGCGGCGAGTTCAACATCACGCTTTACCTTCTCAATTTCCTCACTGTACTCAGGAGGTTTAACCTTCTGTGGTTCAGTCTTGGGCGGTTCAGCAATCTTGCGGGCCCTAACCTTCGCCTTGCGGAACAGCCACCACTCACGCACCAGCATGGCGATAGCGCCAAAGACATGACAACCGACCAGAGCGGCAACTATAAATTCAATCAGTTTCATTTGGATTCCTGGAACAGGCCTAGCCTGTCAAATGTGCGGCTGTAACCCTTGAAGAGCCACTTCCTGATTTCGGAAAGAGGTTTGTAGGCATAGCCAATAACCTCGGGGACAGTCTTGCCAGTCCTCTTGTCTGGGAAGAAGCTCTGGCACTTGTACTCGCCGATATCAGGCATCTCTTCCTTCGTCAAGTCGAGACGGTACAGGACAATCTGCTTGCCCTTGATGTAGCTGACAGGTTCATTACACAATGCGTATGCACGGTCCTTATAAGCATCAAAATCGTAACCAGTTTCTTCCTTCGCTTCTCTAAACGCAGTGCCCCTAAAGTCACTGTCGAAATCCTCGACGTGACCCTTAGGCAAATCAAAATGGTGTTCACCAGGAGTCTGGTGTAGCGGCAGTTCGACAAGGAACTTTTCGCCGTCTGTTATCAAAAGGCCAGCCGATACCATATCGGTTTCCTCCTATTTCTATTCCACATTAAAATATATTATTCCAATACAAAAACGCCGACCACTATTGCAGGTCGGCTGAAATCATGCGTCGTTTCAGGCTTATTTCTTGCTGAGATACAGTAACAGCAGGTTGAATCCGTAGCAGATGCAACATGCAACAAACAGCATGTCCACTGGTAGACCTTTGAGGAAGAGCGATGCAATGCCAGCGATACCCCAAGCGCTCAACGTCAACGAGTGTATCGTAGATGTATTCGTTATCCCGTACTTGCTTGCAAGCAGTGCAGGCAATGCAGAAAATCCACCGCCATAACATGCGTTGATGAGCATGACGCTGACGACGAACACACCAAGTCCGCCGACGCCGAAGTTCACCAGGCACAGCAGAGAACTCAATGCAAAGAGGATTACATACGGAACATACCGTCCGAACTTGTCGCTAACCCAAGCAAAACCAAATCGGCCACCAGCGTTGAACACGGCACTCAATGTACAAAGCGCAGTCGCCATCCCGAGCGCCACACCGTAGTGGGAATACAACTGGGCTTCCTGACTGATGAAGGCAAGGCCGCAAGCGATGTTGATGAAGAAGAACAGCCAAATCGAGATGTATGGCAACGTCCGTACCGTCTTCCCGATATTGATTGTCTCGACCGTAGGCGGCTTGTAGTTGACAGGGAACTTCCTGAACAGGAACGATGTCACGATAAGCGGAACCGTATAGATTAAGGCAAGAAGGAAGAACACCTGGTCGATAGCGAAGTTCGAAGTCATGTAGGTATACAACGGGCTCGCAACAGACTTTGACAACCCGAAGGACAGGATGGCTATTGCTGATGCGACCGCCTTGTTATGACGGAAGTACAGCATCAGGGTTTTAATCGGCGCCACATATCCGAGGCCACATGAGCACCCGAAAAGGCATCCGTAGGCCAGATAGAATAGCCAGACACTTCCTATGCTGCAGGCCACCCCGCTTAGGACAAATCCACCCACGAAGAAAATCACCGATAGGATATATGTTGCCTTCGGGTTCTTCTCGACGAACTTTCCCATGAATGCTGCAGACAGTCCGAGGAACAGGATTGCAAGAGAGAATGCAAACGACATGTCATGGTTGAGAACAGCGTTGACAGCATTAGAGAGAAGAGACCAGGCATATACCTGGCCAATGCATAAAGAAAGAAGGACGGTTGCAAGCACCGTCCTGATTTGTAGAATTTTCATATTGACGTCTTGGCTTTGCACCAAGAGTTTATAGGGTCTCGTCGATATCAGTAGGCACCTGGAAGGTGCCGTCGAGCTGTTGCTGGATATACTTGATAGCCTTGGTAATCATTTCCATTGCAGCAGTTTCGTCGACAGCCTGACCGCCACATGAAAGCGGATGGCCACCCATAGACACGGCGCCAGGAGTAGTTTTCTCGATTACCTTTGCAAACTTGTCAAAGGAAATCTTCTTGTTGTAACCACGGAACATCAGGCCAATGTTGTTGCAGCGGGTGTTATGATAAATGTTGACCCAGTAGTTGTATTTACCCGTATCTTCGATACGGACACCGACTTCGGTGGAGCGCTTGTCACAATGAGTAAGCACACCGCCACCAGGGAGGTCTGTAAATTGAAGTTGACCATAGATATCATTGACTTCGCCTTCGATGCTCTCGATAATACGGAGGTCGTCTTCGGAGAAATCAGTATGGCCATCCTTGTAAGCTTCCATCCACGGTTCAAATTTCAGGTTATACTTGGCCTTGAAGAGCATGTTCAGACGGAATGCATGTTCAAAGCGTTCCTTGTCAGTTTTAACCCAGCGGTCAAACGTATCGATGTAACCGATGAGTTCTTCAAGGTAGGAAATATCCTTGACATCACGGTAGAAATCATAGGTCAGACGTGAGCCGCAAGCAGACTTGTCAATAAAGATGCAATTAGACGGGTCGTTGAGTCCTTCCACGCTACCATGATGGTCCAAAACCATGAACGGAATGCGAGTTGCACGGACACGGTCCATGAAATCGGCAGGTGTGTAATCAGTAAACACGATTGCGTTGTACAGTTCCATGTTGGGGATGCTACTGAAAGTCAGTATATCCTTTTCCTTGCCGTAGAACATCTTCGCATACTTTGCGTTAGGATAGATGGTCTTAACTACTAGATGGGAACCTACTCCATCAAGGTCATTGTGGGTGCAGTTAAGCACGTTCAGGTTGGGGTTTTTGAAGTATTGGATATCCATGATTTTAGTCCTTTTCGTTAAATATAGTTTATTAAATCTGTGTTGTCAAGGTCTTGTCAGCAATAAAAATGTCTTCGATGAACGCTTCCATGCATTCCTGTTCGGTAAAGGTAGGAATCTGCAGTTCCGTCAAGGCATCGTCAAAGATTTTCTTGGCACGCTCGGCATACTCTTCTGCCACGATGATGCTGTCATGTACTGTGCATACAGGGCAATGCAGTTCGTCCTTGATTCTGCGGTAAACGATGCTGAAAATCAGGTGGCTTTCGGTGCGTTGCAGTTCATGTGCCAGCTCAGCGTAGTGCCCACGCTTGATAATCTGGATTGCCTTGTACAGGTTGGGGAACTTTTCCTTCCAGAGCTTCTGAATTGCGCCAACCAACTTGTGCTTCTTTCTCGAATAGAACTTGCCGCAGAATAGGCAAGTAAGGAATTCCTTCTTCACCTTATTGCGGTCTACGTTGATATGTAAAGTTTTGTTTACATAGCTAAGAAAAAATTCGTACAGACTGCCGCTAACAAGCAGATTGCGGTAAACTTCCAATTCTTTATGGAAATTATCCACGCAATCCCAAGTATCCTCCACTTTCCAGTATGCCTCCGCAAACCCACCTATAGGGAAAATCACAATATGTTCTCGGCCATCAAATTTAGAAATATATCGGTCAAGCACACGGTACAGGAATGCGCCCTGGGAGCTCTTGATGTCTATTTCGACCGTCGGCTTGCCATCGCAGGAGATGCAGCTCTTTCGCACTTCCTTCTTCATCTGGGTTATATTCGTGTGTACACGCCCGTATGCATCACGTTTGCAATAAAGAGCGTATTTATCGGTCGAATAACTGTTGAAAAGCTTAACTTTGTTCATTTCAGACGTCATTCTTTCAGGAGGAATAGCGCCATTTGACACCATTTCGCCCAAAATGTCATGACTTTTCTGCTCGTCTATGCTGAAATGGGTCAAGTCTTCGTAAAGTTCCTTGATTTCAGGCAATTTCATTTGTTCGCAATGAACTTCTTCGGCTCTTTCTGCAAGTTTTCTGTACAAAATGGGGTTTGTGACCATGACGACACGTACTCCACCCTGTCTTTTTGCGATATCGCCAGCCTCTTCTTGTGCCCTGGTGTGCAAATATCGTTGCACATAGCTCAAAAACTCCTTCGTGAACCAATAATGCTTGCATTTTCCAGGAACATCCTTTGTACCCTTGATGTAAGAGCGGCTCCTACCGATTACTCCCCACTGTTCAAGGATATTGACGTAGTCCAAGTAGTTGGAACCGAGTATCCTGTCGTAGATTTTCGAGTAGATTGGGACAGCCCACTTGTCAATATCGATTGACCAATGGTGCTTTATAGCCATGTTGAAGGCCATCTGGTAACGTCGGTAGACTGTATTCACGATGTAGACCAGAAATTCGAAATTTTTCCTATGCACTCCATCCAAAGTCTCAGATTTAGCCATCAAATACTCGAAAATACGGTTAGGAACCAGCATCTTATCGAAGGAATAATGGCTGTCTGACTCAGAAAATTGGTCTAAAATACGTAAAGAAAGTGCAAGTTTCGAACTCATCGGCGATAAAATAAAATTAAAATCGGGTTTTGTCAAGTACCTACTCAAATGAAATCCACATTTGCACCCCATTTACCAAGGATAACACTATATGTTCTCACTTTTTGATATTAAAATATAAACTTAGGCTGTAAAAAAGATATTTTAGTTTAGAAAAACATCATTTTTTTTTCTCAACCCTAGTTTATTCACTCAGATTATGAAAGTTTACTTCGATTTCCTTAAAGATAACTCGGCTGTCGTCAACGTCTATGACGGCACCCCAACTGAAATCAATCGAGTATATGCCTACCTTAACACTTGCATCAAGTATGAGGACAAGCAGGCCACCTACACCGAAAAGTACAAGAACGGATACAAGAAGGAATACGTCAATTTTTACGACAAGGATGAACGGACCGTGCCCATCGGTCTGATTGCTAGGGTGTGCGACATGTTGAAGGGTAAGTTCCCGACGATGCAAATCGGGATGTCGTCCCTGTCCCCGAGGATTCAGTCGATGTTCACGCCGAAGGTCGTATTGAGCAGGGAGGACATCATCAAGTACGCCGAGACGCTCAACATCCACGACCGCAAGGAGGGGTTCAAGCTCAGTCTATATGACCATCAGGTTGAACTCATCTATCAGGCCATGCTGCACCGACGTGGTTCGTTGAAGGCCTGCACAGCCTCTGGAAAGTCACTGTCCATCTATGTGATGGCGAGGTACATGACCGAGGTCGAACACAAGAAGATTGCCATAGTCGTTCCGAACTCGGGCCTCGTGGTCCAGTTGATGGAAAACTTCTACGACGACTACTCCTGGGACGAGGCGCACGAGAACTGTACCCTAATCTACGGGGACTCCAAGGACAAGCTGACTGCCTCACAGAAAAAGAAGCTGGCTGAACTGCACCTTGGCGAGGAAGTGATGTTGAAGCCTATCGTCATCACGACTTGGCAGAGTCTGCAGAACAAGGAGCCGTCCTTCTTCAAGCGGTTCGATGCGGTTATCGTTGACGAATGCCAGGGATGCCGTGGTCCAGTCCTCCGTAAGATTCTCGACTATTGCACGTCGGCGGAGAACTTCAAGATAGGCGTTTCGGGTACGATTCCGAAGGAAGGCCTTGAAGCAGCCTGCATCGAGGCGTCTCTTGGAAAGAGGTACGAGATTGTCAGCCTGTGGCAGCTTGCCGAGAAGAAGCTTATCTGTCCTGTGAAGGTGGTCGGCCTGTTCGTTCCGTATCCGCTGGATTGCCGAACGACCATCTGCTACTCGAAGTTCGATGAGGAGTATTCAATCGTGACTGGCAACCGCAGTCGGTACGACATCCTCGACATGCTCATCAACAACAAGATGATAACGACGGAGCAGAACACGGTTATTCTTTTCCGAAACATCGACCCGCTGGAACGAGTCGCCGCATACTTGCAGGAACATCATCCAGAGTTCAAGTACAGCATCATCAAGGGAGACGTAAAGGCCGTCGAGAGAAACAAAATCCGTGCCGAAATGGATTCATCTTACGGGCACATTCTTCTCGGCACATACGGCTGTCTCCAAGCGGGAATGAACGTGAAGAAGTTGAACAACCTTGTTTTCGGCGACCCAGGAAAGTCGATGTACATGATTATGCAGTCGATTGGCCGTATCGTCCGTAAGTGCAACGGCAAGGAAATCGCAACCTGTTACGACATCGTTGACGACGCTTCGTACATGGTACATGGTCGCAAGCTGGGTGACCACATCAACGAGAACTGCATGGTTCGTCACTTCCGTGAAAGGATGAATTACTACGATGATGACAAGATTCCTGTAACCACGGTCGACCTCACGGGTATAGTCGAGGCCGATGTCAAGCTCGACGATATCAAGCAGAAGAGAAAGGAGAAGGCGGAGAAGCGTGCGGCCCAGATGGAGAAAAAGAAAAAGAAGGCCGCAGAGGGCCTTCTGAAAAACTACCGCAGGCAGTTCTAGTCTTCATCATCCATCGGAATGAATTCGTTACGCCAATCCGCTTTTCTACGCTTAGTGACTTGGCTATTCTGCTTATCTTCGATTTCTGACAAGACCTTTTTCGAGGTCATGTTATTCGTATATCCTGTAATCGTTCTATATTGGCGGCCTGTGACCTTAGTTATCTGCGGGTTGGTGGACATTACGATTACAACCATATTCAGCATCGAGATGTTGAAGAGGATACGCAGTCTGGGGATGATTGCGTTCACCAACTGTTGGTAACCCAAGTTTCCTTCGAATGCGATTTGTATGTTGTCGTTGATGTACTTCTGCATTTTCTTGATGTCGTCCATATCCAACACTTCTTGCACGGTATATGTACTCTGCCCGGCCAGATTGAAGTTAACGGTGAGCAGGTATACAGTCTCGAACAGGATGTCGATTAGATATGCGTTCAGCAAGAAATCGTTCTGGCATCCGAGTCCGCCTTCGTTGTAAAGCTTTCCTGACGGTGACTGTCCTTTTGTCATCCCTTCTATTTCTTGTGAATTGACGTATCCACGTACAGGGAAACTGGATGCGATACTCGGGTCTTTTCCCATAACGTCTGTACGAACCTTGTTGTACAGCATGATTATGTGTTCAGTGAGTGTGAATGAATCTTGGATATCCTTCTTGAACGAATCGTCTGCCATGATGCCCAAGTTCGTCTTCTTCACGCCGTCGAAAATCGTGTTGATGAGTTTAGTCTTGCTTCCGTTGCGGTTGAACTTGCTAATGAGAGCCTTTCGTGTCTGGTCGTTCAGCATCTTGTTGGTGCGAAGGGCTTCCTTGATTTTGCTGCAGCAAGTTTTTGCTGCGTTTTCGTATCTCTCGATTATCTTGTTCAGGAAGTATCCTTGTGCAAGACGGTCGACGGATTCCATTGATTCGTCCATACCGAGCATTTCCAACGCCTTTTTGTCAACGGACATGGTGGTGTCATCAACGGTCGGTGCTTCGGCTGGGGGTATGGTGTCGATACCGTAGTCCTGACGGATGCGCTCGATAATCTCGTTGAGGTGTCTCAGCTGGAAAACGTATGGCTTGATGCTGCCCTGCAAATCTTCAATCATGCTCACGAATTTTCCGATATGCTCGAACGAAGTCTTCGCCTTGGATTTATTTTCAATTTTGGTGAAGTGGTTGACTTTCATTTCAGCAGGGCTCATGTGAGTCCATCCGTTATGCTTGTATATGTATGAACAGTTGCGGAGGGCGTCAGGCATCATATTGTGGTAATGGTCGCTCGGGAGTTGCAGCCACTCCATTCCGTCCAGGATGTTCTTGATGGCTGCGTTATCCGTTTCCAGAGTATACATTCCATCAGATTCCATGAGCAATCCGCTTTGTTCAAGGAAATTGAGTGCCGAGGTAAGTGGGTTGGGGTCGGTCAGCGTTATAGAAGCAATGATTTTGCCTTCCATCGCTTTTGCCGCCATCAAGTTTACCACGGTCGGCAGGTTGTTTAGGCTGTACGTCTTGCCGCCGCTTTTGAGCGTGATTGGATGGTGTGTGTTGATATTGGCAGAACGATTCTGGGATGTCCTGCTGTCTGGGTCCATCTGGGCAAGCTTAGAAAGTTGGCTCAGTATGGTTGCAAACGCCATGACATGTGCGTCACGCTCGACCATTTCCTGATTAACTGATTGGGCCGAGTTGAGGAATTTCTCTCGGAGCTTTTCCATTTCGCTTGCCTTATCTTGAAGCTCAGGCGGCAACTCGCCCAGTGTAAGGTAGCCGACAAGTCCCTGAATCGTTTCGTAAGGAGAATTGAACAACTCCCTGACGAGGATTCGGTTTAGGTCATACACAACGGAGTTCGGGTTATTCTTAGGCTCGATTTGGTCTGGAACCTTTTCGGGATGTCCGTTGAGAGTAGCCAACATCTTTGCGAACATCAGCTTCTTGGTCTTCTCGACGGTCAGGGTTGTCGAATCGAACGAGTCATCATACTCCTGTTCGAACTTTTCCTCTCCCGTATAATTGTCAATTACGCTACCAGCCTCATCACCGCTCTTCATAGTTGCCTTGCCCATTTCCGTCTCGGTTTTCAGCTTATCCTTGATGATACCGAATGTCACGAAGTATTCAGGGAAAATCGCACGGTATTGTGCCTCGGACATGATGACGGTTCCGAGGTTTCTGTAAGTGCCAGATTCGACTGGTCCAAGATTTTCGATTGCAAGAAGTTTGTTCAGGGTAGTGACGAACTGGGTATATACGTCGATGCCGTTGCTATCGGTACGGTCCTGTTTTCGAACGCTAACCTCGATGGTGTTCACCGGAGCCGAGCCGTCCTCCCCTTTGCTCCCTCTTATGTACTTCATGGTACCAGCAAAGCGGTATATACCAGCTGTCTTCAACAGGTTACCAACGTCAGCGGTAGATTTTATCATGTCCCTGACCTTCTTCTCGCAACGGTCACGCAAGTCGTCGAAGGAAGAAGTGTCATCATCGGCTTCTTTTAGTTCGGCTGCTTTGCGTATGGCATTGAGCAGGGTTACATCATTGAGGATATTGTGGTAATCCGACCTGATGGATGCCAAAACGACATTCAGGTCCTGGTTCGTGAAGTTGTTTTTGACCATCTCTGAGGCGTACATGCTGAGTTGTTTTGTATCTTTGATGATTTCCGCTCTCGGGTAACGGGAGCTTAACACGTTGATGAATTCTTGTGCGCTCGGATGCTTATCTAGTGTGGCGAGCTTAATGAAATCGTCGCTGACCATGTCGCTTCGTGTGAAACAGGACATGAAATATGCGGCGAGGCCGTCTTTTGCATCAGTGATGTCGTCAACGAATATCCTCTGCTGCATGTTGAGAAGAGCGTTGTCTATCGTCTTGCCCATGTACAGCTCCATCAAGCTTACTGGACTGAATGGAAGGACGTTGAACTTGGCGTTGGGCTTGTTCGGGTCGACCAGTGTATCCGTGCGGATTTTTGGCATGATGGAGTCGACGACCTGTTCGACGCTGATTGTCGCCTGGTCCTTGACCTTGTTTTTGACTAGCGCTTCAACAATGTCCCTTATGTTCTTTTCAGTGTACAACTCATGCAGGAAGCCGTTGTTGTTGGCCTGTCCTAGTACGTGCCGAATATAGAAAATTAAAGCGTATTCCTTTTGAAGAGTCGTAAACATGGGATATCCTCTTAATTAACTCTAGTTTATACTTTTTTGGTTGACAAGCCGCTTGGAAAAGACTATATTGTCAAATTAGGAGTTTAATTATGATAAATACCCATTCTACTTACAAGTACGACACAAACAGGCTCATGGTGATAGACTGGTCGTCCATCGCCCACCAGAACATCCATTCGATTCAGGCTGCAGAGAAGGCGGGAGACGATTACGGAATCCAGACTAAGGAAGACGAACTTCGTCTATGGCGGAACAAGATGGTCACCTCGATGAACGACTTGATTCAGCGGTTCAATCCCCTTGATATCATCATTGCCGTCGACGATAAGTCTTGGCGAAAAGATTTCGTCAAGGAGTATTACGGTAAGCATACCATCGTCTATTACGACGAGACCTACCTGTACACCGAGACGGAAAACTATGCATACCGCATAGGAAAGCCAGACAAGACCAAGGAAGAGTACACCGTCGATAGGATTGCTGTGAAGGATTACAAGACGTTCAGGGATAAGCCGCACAAGCTTCTCAATGAACTCTCGCCCGCAAAGCAGGAAACCTTGTGGAATCTCTATGAAATCAGCAAAAAGTCCAAGAACGAGAGTAAGACGCCAATCATTCCCAGCTACAAGGGAAAGAGAAAGTACAGTGAATGGACTGCCATCACGCCTAAGGCCGAATGGCAGGCGTACAAGGATAAGTTCGCCCTTGACCTAGCCAAGTACTACCGTGCGGTCGCAATCCAGGTGAGCGGTGCCGAAGGTGACGATGTTATCTACGGTGCGGTCACGTCGTTGCAGGACAAGTACAGTAGCATCGTTGTTGTCACGAGAGATAGTGACATGATGCAGATTGAATGCAAAAAAGCGGTGTTCTATGACCACCTGAACGGCAATTTCCTTTCCTGCGAATCCCCGTCCGACTACCTCATCGCTAAAATCGTCTCTGGCGACAGTAGCGACAATATCCATGGCATGTGCTTGCCTAACCCGAAGACACCAGGTTTCCCGAAGGCGACCTGCGTGGGCAAGGATGGCGCACCGAAGTTCGTCAAGGAGTGCGGCGATGTATATGAGACGGCGAAGCGTGACGGATGGCTCGACCAGTTCATGAGGAACAAGACCCTTATCGACCTCAGTTGCAGTCCTGTTGAACTCAAGACGGCGATTACCGAGGCATGTAGCCGTGTCGGAACGAGCGAGCTTGCCCCTGCCGAGGCCATGGAAAACATTGGCATCACGAAACACCAGATTGATTTCATCAAGAACCTGCGTGGCCGTGGATTCTATTCATTTAACCCGAGAAGCGATATTGAAAATTGCAATAGGCTGTTTGAGGGTGATAGGAATGCCCAGTCGGCAAAGATAGACCGAATCCAGGAAGACCTGACTTCCCCGATTTCGGCGGTGCCTGTTTCTACTCTGGTAGGCAATCAGGCTCAACCTGTCCCAGACTTCAATGTCGGCAACGCATTTGCAAGCCCGTTTGGCGACGACCCACCGTTTTAGCATTTATTGTTCGACTCATCAGGGTGTCGGGCGGATTTCCGTCCGACATTTCTGTTTGGAAAAATGTAATTTATTGTTGAAATATAACGGGATAATATCATGAATCCACGAGTCTATCTATTGGCCAGAGTAGCCAAACAGTCCAAAATGAAGTTCAAGATGTGGTGTAAGTACCATGAAAACATTGGATTTCGTAAAATTTACATCTTTACCAACGATGAACCCGAATGGTTCCAGGAAGCCAAGAAGGAAGTCATCGAATCTAGCGACCGTTTCGTGTTCATCAAGCCTGACGAAAGGTGGAGGAAGGTGAGTGAAATCGTCAAGGCGTTTCTCAAACACTGTGGAAACGGTGACTGGGGTATGCTCCTGTCAACTGACGAATACATCTTTACGGAAAAGCGTGACAAGTTCAATGTCGGCAACCTCGTCGGCTACGTCATCCAGAGGCTTCATGCCCGTTCCGTTACGCTCTACAAGGAATACGTCAGGGAAAACGATGGTTTCGAGTTCAAGGCAAAGGATTATGACACTTACAGCATGGACGACGAGAAGTTCCCTGTGGCCAGCACTATACTGTTCAGCGTTCAGGATGTAAACAGCAACCCGTTGTCTAGTCCGTTCACCCCAGCAAACCAGGCTCAGTGGATTGACTCCCGCTGGCAGCCGATGAACAAGGACATCCTGACTACGCAGGTGCCGAGGTTTACCGAATGTGCCGTCCGTGTAATCAAGCTCCTTGAAGCCGATGCCGTGGACGAAGAATCCGACAAGAGTTTCGATGTGAAGGCAACCGCTTTCTGGCAGTATTACCTCTACAAGTTCCCTGAAATCACCCCGAGATTCCCGCCGAAGGCTACCAAGGCAAAGGAGGAATTGGAGACGAAGATTCAGGAAATCGCCGAGGAGTCCAAGGTGGAAGCTCCTGCCGAAGAAAAGGTCGAATACAACCTCGATGGCGAACTGATTGGCCGTGTGATTGCCGCTATCTTGAACGGAAGTGACTATGCCAAGGTTCTTGAAGACATCCATGCGGCAAGACTCCCTGTGTCGGACGATGCTGTCAAAATTGTCTACGAACGTGAATGCTACAACATCATCGAAGGAAGCGAACCGTTCCAGCGTTTGCTGCAGCTTTTGACCGAAGGTGCAAAGCCGCAGGCAATCATGAAGGAACTGCACGTTTCCCCGAAGAACTTGAAGAAGTGGCGTGAAATGCTTGAAAGCATCCCGCCTGAAATCAAGGCGAAGTTCGACAAGGCTGAATCCGAAGAGTCAACCGTCGCTGTCGAGGAAGAACTGGTTCCTGTTGCGGTAGAAGAGAAGAAGCCGAAAAAGAGGGGCCGCAAGAAGAAGGATGCTCCCGTTACCGTGGAAGATATCGACAACGGTATCCAGCCTGGAACGAAGGACTGCCCCGTAGAGGAAATTCCGACAGATTCACAGGAAGAATAACGGAATAGCCTGAAAACAATATATTTTTAATGGGAATCCAGTGGATTCCCATTTTTGTTGGAGATACGATGACGGAAGATAATTTCAAGAATACAGTTTTGCCTATGGCCGAGAAGTATATCACCATACCCGATGCCGTTCCAGAAGTCGTCGAGTACTTGAGACATGTCTCGAACTACGAATACACTTTCGCCCGTTTTGTGGACGAGGAAACCCGTCTTATTGCTGAAATGAAGTTGACAAAGGACGATATCCTGTCCGAAGTCACGGAAAAGCACAAGTTCAAGACAATTCCCCGCTACACGAACAATACGCTCCTCATGAACCGAATCAATGGAGACCCCCGCCTCGTGGACTGGAACGGGAAGATTGCCGAGCAGGAGGAATACCTTAGCTCGATGAAGAACGTTCTGAGCATCATCCGAGAGAACAGGTTTGCTTGCCAGAAGATTCTTGACCATGAGGTCTCGGTCGGACACCAGTAATCTTATAAACATAGAATGTCAACACATTAGCAAGTCTGAAGACCATGACCCCCTGGGTTGAACGTCGAACCAGACAGGAGTACAATATGTCTAAATTGACAGACAGGTTGAAGGCAAATAAAGCCTTCGCAGAAAACATCATTAGCAAGAACGAACCAGTCGAATACATTGGTTCAGGAATCCCAGTTCTTGATATCCTTTTCAGTGGTATGATTGGCCACGGTATCAAGAAAGGCCACATGACGGAAATCGCAGCCCCGTCTACAATGGGTAAGTCCCTCATCGGTCTTTACTATCTCGCCACTGCTTATCACGCTGGCATGGACTGCCTCGTAGTATCGTCGGAAGGCGCATTCAACTTTACGTTGGCCCAGCGTCTCGGTGTGAATACTGACGACATCGTTGTGTTCGAGTCCAAGTATATCCACCAAATCAACGAATTTATCACTAATGCCCAGAAGGAGATGAGCCGTAAGGAACGTCACGAAGTGTTCCTCCTGTTCGACTCTTGGGGCCCGATTATCTCCTTGCAGCGTGTCGAAGCCATTGAAAAGCAGACGGGTAAGGACAAACCGACTGCCGACATGGGTCAGACCGCTATCAAGAAGAACGAACTCGCCAAGCTGATTAACGCATCCGAGTTCACTTCACTTATCATCAACCACGTTTACGACTCCCTCGAACAGTACAAGGACCCGAAGAATATCCCTGGTGGTTGCGAACTGTACTTCAACAGCGATGCCATCGTGCTTGTTTGTACGAATGGAAGAGCCTACAAGTCGAAGAACGAGTCTTCCAAGATTGGTAAGATTGGTAAGATTGCCACCGCCCAGATTAAGAAGGGTCGTGACGGTATGGAAAACCGCACCTGCGAATACCGTATCCTTACGAACGGTGGTATCGACCGCTGGTATGGTCTTGTCGACGATGCGATTGCCGCTGGTGTTGCCGTTGTAACGCCGAAGGGTAATAAGGGCACATTCGTGCATCGTCCTGACTACGACATCGACAAGGAAACTGGCGAACTTCTCCGTGAGTTCCGCTGGACGGATGACGATAGCGACCAGTGCAACACCAAGGAGTTCATGGAACCGCTGGTAAGCGACCCGAAGTTCCTTGCTTACATCGAGAAGGCATACATGTACGATGTGTCTCTCTTCGCCCGTGACCTCGTGGGTGACATGCCCGCCCCGATTTCCGAGGAAGAAGCCACCAAGAAGAAGGCCCGTAAGAGCAAGTTGAAGGCTGAAGCTGCAGCAACCCCGAAGAACATCAGCGACGAAATCGAAGGTGTTCAGGAAGAGACCGCAGCCGAGATTGCCGCAAAGGGCACTCAGGCTTAATTAAAAGTACCTAATTAAAACCAGGCGGTTTCCCGTATTCCGCCTGGTTTTTTATCTTGCCAATCTTGTATTTATAATGTATTTTTAGACTGCAATATATTATAACCGAAGGAATTTTTTATGGTAGTAGCAGACTTAAACGATGAAGAATATGTCCTGCGGTGTTTCTTTGAAGATGAAAATGTCCGTCTGCGTATAACGGACAAGATAAAAGAAGAGAATTTTGAAGATAAGGCGGACAAGCAGATTGTCCACCTCGTTCACTCGTTTAATAGAAAGTATGGTCGTTATCCTACTGCACAGGAACTTGTAACTGGATTAAATCAGAACCCAGGATACAGCGATGAAGCCAAGGAACAGCTCCTGAAGATTACTAAGCCTATTGGCGTTATCGCACCAGACGTTAAGAAGAAAATCATTGAGGATTATTTCAAGTTCAAGGTGTCACAGAGGCTTATGGAGGAATATGCCCTCCACATGCACGGAAAGGACCCGAATGCAATGCGTGGTATCATGCCGAAGTTGCAGGATGCGTTGAACTTCAAGCTGAGTACAAACATGGGTATTCACTACATCCGTGACGCTAAGTTCGCAAAGTCGAAGCTCGGTGACATGGAAAAGAGTATCCCTTCCAAGATTGGTGCAATCAGGCAATACACAAGTGAAGCTCCTGAATCTCAGGGAACTTGCGGTGGATATTTCCGCAAGTGTTTGAGCGTTGTCGGTGGTACATCTGGTGGCGGTAAATCCATGTTCATGGTGAACGAGGCTGCCTTTGCTGCAACCTTGGGCTACAACGTGGTTTACATCAGTCTTGAACTTGATGCCGCCAAGATTTGGGAACGTGTCACTAGCTCGTTGCTCAATGTTTCCCGTTACGACATTGCCAAGATGACGGATGAGGAAGTTATCGTCAAGTTGCAGGATACACACGACCCGTCGATAACTGCTCCTGGAAACCTGTATATCAACTGGATGCCTACCCGTAAGACGACGCCTGACGATATCGAGGGTTACCTGAACGAACTGGAACAGGTGGAAGGCGTAAAGATTGACTTCCTTGTGGTTGACTATATCGGTATTATCAGTCCGAACGCAGGTACATACAGTTCGTATGACGGAAGCTACCAGAAAATTCTGTATGCTGCCGAACAGTTGAGAAACATGGCCGTCAACAGGGATATGGCTGTTCTTACTGGAACCCAGATGCAGCGTGCTGGCTACCGTATGAAGGATATCGGCATGGACCAGACGGCTGGTTCCATGGGTCTTGGCGATACGGCTGACGTCTACTACATCATTGTCCATGACGTTGCGTTAAAGCGTGCTGGCTTCCTGACTGTCACGATAGGAAAGAACCGAATGGGCTCGTCGGATGTCCAGTTCAACGTGAGGGTCGACTGGCCGCACATGTGTATCAGCGATGTTCTACCAGAGGATGCCGACATTATCAATAGCATAATGATGGAATCCATTGCACAGGAAGCGATGGCGGCGAACGGGCAGCGGAGGCCGCCACAAGTACAACAGCCTCAGCAACCGCAGCTGCAGCAGCCACAGGAGCAACCTCGGAAGAAAAAGGAGAAGCCGATAGACCCATCGTTTGCCAATGTGGCCCAGAACTACTTTTAAACACAGGAGTTAAAAATGACGGAAGACTATTTTGTGAAGAACAGGGAAACCGTGCAGGTTGTCCCGTATGCCCTGTATGATACATTGCATGCTCTCGGGTTGGACGGATGCGAGTGTATAGTGTCCAAGGAAGACGGTCACCTCGTTGTGCACTACTGCAAGCGTCCTAAGGTCAGTTGTACCGATGAACCTACATCAGGTGCTGTAAACTGCCCGTAGATTACGGTTTAACGTGGCTTCCAAAACACGGCATTAAAGCTAGCAGCACTTTTGGTGGGCATAGCCTTTAAAAATGTATTTTACCCAGTAGATTGAACTACTGGGTATTTATGTTTACCGTTTTAGACGAACACCAGAGGCAGATGATTTGCGGAAAGATTAAGGCGATGTTTTCGACTCCGTCCGCAGTTGATGGGACATGCGGACTGTTCAGCATGCCCGAGCAGTTGATTAAGGACAGGGCGGCGTATTTCAACGAATGCGTCGAGTCGGTCTACCAGCTTTTACACGAAGGGAACTCCCAAATCGGGATGTTCGAGGTCGTGTCGAGCCTTGACGAGTATTTCGACATTGAGTTCCTTGTCAAGAATGTCTTCTCGGACGAAATCATTGAGTCGATAGTCGACCAGATTGCCGACACTTTCGAGAAGGCGAAGCGGGATGGCCGGTTGAACATGGATGAGTCCAGTTTGCCGCCTGGATTGAAGGAAAGGATTATAGCACGTTTGGAAAAGAGGGGTTAGCATGAAAAGATGTACACTTACTGGTGCCGACAAGAAGATGTTGGAGGAAAACCAGCGGGAAAAGAAGCAGCAGCTTGCCGCATTGAACGCCGACATGCAGAAGATGGTGGCTACTGGCCACAGCAAGATGCTTGACGAGACGCCGTTCCTGCCGACTGGTCCCAAGGCTTACCAGCTTGTCGAGACTGAGCATTACAAGAAATGGATTCAGAAAATCCGTGAAAGCGCTCCTGAAAAGAAGTGGGTTGGTAAGAGCTACTTCGGTGTTGCAGAAGAATACACTGAATCGTCGGAAAAGGTTTCCGAGAAGGTACTTGACCAGCAGGAAGTCGATGAAATTACCGAGACTTACGTCGACGAGAACGGCAAGCAGCGTGTCAAGATTCGTGACGACTACGACCCGAACCATGCCAACGAGGTCGAAGATACCGAGTTGAGCAAGGAAGAAAGGAACGTATTCGACTTCGCCACCATCAAGAACAAGGTGGTCGCCCACCTCGAATGGAGCCTTGACGACCTGTTCGACGACATCGAGGAGTCCCTGAACGAGCTTCATGCTGACGAGGAGGACTACCAGACCCCTGAGAACCTGAGGGAAGTTGTCGCCACGATGCAGAAGACCGAACAGACCAAGATGCTCGAATACAAGCGCCAGCAGGCGGAAGCGCTGGAATATAAAAAGAAAAATTTGCAATAACATCTTGCAAACTGGATTGAAATAATCTATATTTGCACTAAACGGTGTCATGTTATAAACTTTAATCGAGGAAATTCCTCAGTTAATAACATGGCACTAACAACTAGGTAATAACATGAATACTAACATGAATAATAACATCGACCTGAATTATGTCCCTGCGGCTGCTTCCGCACCGCAATCCCAGTCAACCGACCAGTCTCGTCAGACGGACGAACGTATCTGGAAAACTAGATTGGACAAAGACCATAAGTCCTATTCCGCACAGGTTCGTATTCTTCCGAACATGAAGCGTGATGCACAGGGTAACTTGGATTACGACCGTGCTAATCCGTCCCCGTTCCGTAAGATTATGGTCCACTACCTCCGCATTGGAAACTGCGAAAAGAAGTACTTCAAGTGCTTGAAGACTACCCACGACGGTATCAAGCAGAAGGGCATCTGCCCTTACTGCGATTGGACGTTTAACCGCTACTTCATGCTCAAAAAGGCAGCTGATGCAGGTGATGCAGTGGCCGCAGCCGAATTGGAGGTTAACCAGATGAACCAGGCTTCGACATCTTATGTTGTCAACGCTTTGATTCGTTTGGATGGCGTTAACCAGGAATACAACAACAAGGTGAAAATCTGGGACCATTCCGTGAAGGTTAACGAAACCCTCGACTATCCCCGTGAACCTGAAGTCGTTGCGCTCCGTCGTTGGCATAACACCAAGGAACACCGTTACTCGCCAGATTCCGAGTTTGAACCTGACATGATTGAGATGAAGAACGCTTCCCGTTTCTTCCCCGAACAGATTATCGGTGGTCGTGACTTTGTTGTTACCTGTCAGGAATCTGGTAAGGAAATAAACGGAAAGAAGCTCAACAGCTATGACAGCAGCAAGTTCGTCGACACTCCGAGCGACTTGGCCAGCACGAGGGAAGAAGCAATCGCTATCCTCAACCAGTGCGTGGACCTCGACGAATACCAGAAGGAAGACCTCCCTGCCAACTATCAGGAAGCACAGAAGATGCTTAATGACTGGTTGGCTACACAGGTCGGTAGCGCTGCCGTTGAAGTGACCCCGAATTCCGCTGCTCCTGCCGCCAGGGCTAACCCGAACGTGACTCACGTTTCTGGTGCAGAATTCCTCGGCAATGCTCAGCAGCAACAGGGCGCACAGCAACCTGCCTTGGGCAATCCTCCTGTAATCAATGAGGCAGTGAACCAGCCCGCTCAGCAGGCCGCTCCTACACAGCCGTCCTTGAATGGTCTGGCCAATCAGGCCGCACCGCAGGCTCAGCCGCAGTTCGCACAGCAACCGCAGATGAATATGCAGACTCAGCCTCAGATGGCTCCGCAGCCTCAGATGGCTCCGCAACCGCAGATGGCCCCGCAGCCCCAGTTTGCACAGCCGACTATGGGTGCTCAACCGACGATGGCAGCTCAGCCGACGATGGCAGCTCAGCAGCAGGTTGTACAGCAGTCGCAGTTTGCTCAGCAGAATCAGCCCGCTCCGCAGCCGAATGCCGCAGGTTTCGCTGATGATGACCTTCCGTTCTAATCAGAAATGATTATTAAGGGCGTGCCGATTGGCACGCCTTTTTCGTTTTAATGTATTTTAATGTAGAAAGTAAATGGATGGAAGTTTTATGATACTTTTTGATACCAATTCTCCTGCACTTCGTTATGCCGCTTCTCTTATCTCTGGTGTGGAAAGTGAAGACGAACCAGTGAAGGTCGTTATCGGTGATGACGCCGTGTTATTCACCTTGAAATGTGGTCTTAAAATCAAGACCCCGATTTGGAAAGGTGACTACGACGTGTCCGACTTCGCTGACTGCAACGAGTTCTACTTTAATGCTCGTTTCCTCGGAAAGGCGCTCAATACCTGCATCAACAGCGACCAGATTGCATTCATGCGACAGGACGACACCGTCCATGTTGCTGGCTACCTGAAAAAGCCTGACGTTCCGAAGGAGGATGTCAAGAAGCTTGAAGATGGTTCCGATAAGGAAGCTGCTGGCACTGACATTGTCGTTGCCGAAGAAGAGGAAGCCGAACCGATTTTCTCCTACGAGGCCGAACTTGTCAATGTGGAACCGTTTGACGAAGCCGAATTTGGCGAATCTAATGCTACGTTCGTTATGGAACAGAGCGACATGGTCGAACTGTTCAGTCTCAGCGACTACTTCACTGATGTGGACATCTGCCGCAAGTCTGGCGTCGTTTCCTTCCGTGTTGGAAACGACGATATGTCCGTGGTTACCCGCTACAACATGAGCAATGTTGGAAACTCCAAGAGCGACCCGAACTTCGCCTTCAACGTAAGCAAGTCCACGATGAAACTTCTCTCCTTCATCGGTACGGGAAGCGTGACCATCGACTATGACGAGAAGAACAGCGCCATTACCGCAAGTGACGGTTCTATCACCGTTGTTGCCAAGGTCGAACCGAGCAAGTACGAGACTTTGGTGTTCAAGGATGGAGAAACCAAGTTCATCACTCCTGGTACTGCCTTCGACGAGGCAATTCCGAAGCTGTGCGAAAACCTTGCTGCTACGAACAAGGATGACGAACTCACGTTCGAATACATCGGCCCGCTCAATGTGGGTATCACTTGGAAGGAAAAGTACGGCGAAATCTTCAAAATGGTTTCAGTTGGGGAAGCAAAACCGTTCGAACCGTTCGCAATCAAGTGTCGAATCCTGCATATCCTTCTCGGTAGCATCCATGACAGTTCCGTCATCTTTGCCGAAACCGCTACGGGAAAGCAGGTCGCCCTGTGTTCGAACAAGCGGTATCAGCGAAAGGTGATATTCTAGTTAACGAGCCAGCCAAAAGCTGGCTTTTTTAATATCCCCTTGCAAAATGTTTCTTGATGTACTATATTTAATGGGTAAAGTAAGTCCGCTTAAATTAAAACTGAAAAATAGCGAGGTTTGACATGGGCGTCGTCCGTATTAGCCAAGAATACTTCAATGTGTTGAAGACCATAAACTCGATGATGAAAATGAAGGCTGGCCTTATATTCAAGGGCAGGGGCAGTGATGGCCAGTTCACTGGAAACTACTACTTCAACGGTATTTGCGACAGTGCTATGATTCACGTTGTTGCGACCGAAAATGACGTGTCCTTCGAAGAACCTCGTCTGCAGATTTCATCCCTTCCAGACTTCATCAAGTATGCGGAAGCCACTGGCTTCCCGAAATGCGAGATTAAGGTCGCTCGTGAAAGGACTATCCGTGGCATGGAGTATGACAACATCATCTTCACTGGTAAGGAAAAGGATGCTCGTATCGGTGTCGCCGACGATTCAGTGTATGCGGACAAGAAGTACATGAAGATTTTTAACGAGCAGCTGGCCCTGGTTGCCCGCCTTGGTTTCAATGAGGACATTCTTCATGGTATCGTCAAGGATATCAAGTTGATTTCTACTTGCAAAGCCCTCTCGTTTACCGTCAGCAACGACCTGCAGTGTAAAATCCTCATCAAGGGAAGCGGAACGCAGCAGATTACGAGAAAGATTGACGAGCATTGCTTCTTCGTTGAAGACGAAGCGCAGTGCCTCGATGCATTCGCAGGCGGCAAACAGAGACTGTTCCCGTCTGGTTCCCTCCGTTTCATGGACACCATCGGTGGCGATGTGAATATCGAGCTCCGCCGTTTCAAGAATAGCGCAAACGACCTTATGACAATGAAGGGCTATATCGTTAAGCCTGGTGCCCTTATTGACAAGTCGAACAAGGAAAAGGATGCCCCGAGAAGCGAGATTAACGTTGTCGTGGCGAGCTCCGAATTTAGCGTAAAGATTGTATCTAACGTGGACTACTTCGCATAATGGCCGATTTTCGTGACATACCTGATGCCGACATGAAAGCTGCCGTAGAGGAAGCTTTTGGTGGCTACGAAATGGTAGAGGAGTTGAACGCTTTCAACTTCGTGTGTCCATATTGCGGGCAGATACCGACGAACAAGATGCTCAAGCCTGAACGAAAGGCTTATGTGTACAAGGATACTTGGAACTTTGTCTGCTACAAGTGCCATCCTATGCATCACGTCATGTGGGAATTTCAGGAATCACATCCTGACATTTTCAAGCGATTGCTGTTCATGATGTATGGCAAGAACGGTCAGCCCAAGACAGAACGTCACAAGCGCCAGTATATAGAGGATGCTTATCCTTTCAAAGACGGCGAACTCGTTTCTCTTGAAGATGAAAATGATGCTGATGCCCAGATGGCCGTCGAATACTGCAAGAGTCGAAAAATCAGGGAAAAAGTATACAAGGACTGGTTTGTCTGCAAGAAGGATAAGAAATTCCTTGATACGAACCCTGATGGAAGCTTAAAATTGAACGCCTATGGTCTTCCTACGGGAAACGAGTATGGGGGCCGACTGATTATCCCATATTACCGTTTCGGTGGTTCGTGGGTCCAGTTTGATGCCCGAGACTTGACCAATACATCAAAGCTCCGTTACAGGAACTATGCAGGCGCCAAGCGTGAGCTGTACAATGGAGATTTCCTCCATTTCAACAAACCGTTCTTCATGCTTGAAGGAGCGGTCGACTCTACGTTTATCAAGAACTCCGTCGCTGTCGGCGGATTGAAACACTTCAAGAGCTTTATCGAGGCTAACCCGAATTTCATGGAATACAAGGAAAACGGCGTCATCATATTCGATGCTGACGAGGCTGGAATTGACGACCTTCGTTCCGTTATGAACCTTGGATTCAAGTGGTTCGACTGGGGTAAGCTTCGTAATGACAACCCTCAGTCAAAGGGTTTCGGCGGTAAGGTGAAGGATATCAACGATGCCGTGCTGAACTGTTCTGAAGTGAAGATGACACCAGACGGTTATGTAGACCCTGAGTTCATTGCCAGCCACACTTACAGTGCCGAGGCTGGAATCATGTTGCTGAATCTGCGTTACGGGGCCCCTAAGAAGCGTTAAGCTTGTCGTTGTGGTCCTTTGCGTATGCGTTATCCCAGTTACTGTCGTCAGTCAGGTTAGTATTGTCGAGTCCTACTTCCACTGTTGGAAGCAGTTGTGCCAAGTCCAGATTTTCGGTATCGAACATTGCCAGTTTCGGGTCCTTCTGACTGATTTCAAGATGGATACACGGGTCGACTTCCTTCGGTCCGAAACCCTTCGGGGCGTAATAGTCCATAAGCAGGGTCTGGTAGGAGTTGTCCTGTTTTCCGTTTGGCGTGTTCTTGTACGGTTCCGATGACATGTAGCAGATTGACGAGAACTTCTTCATCTGTGCCTCGGTCACCTTCGGGAACTTTGCGTAACATACGCTCGTCGCAATATCGACACACTGGGAGACACTCGGGTCCTTCGTGTGGTTGGAAACGGGGTTTTCATAGCCGAATGATTTGCACTTGGATATCATTGCGGCAAGTGCGGCCTTTGCTCCTGGTGAATTGGGAGGGAATGGTTCCTTTGCGTATGCCTGAACATATACGGGCTTTCCGAAACGGTCGGTAACGATTGAGCCGTCCTTTGAAATCTTCGGTTCGAGACCGTCATTTCCCTTTCCATAGAACTTATACCAGATACGGGCGTACTCGTCGGTCACTGCACGTCCCTTAGAACCGTATGCTACAGTGGGCTGGCCAGTTTTCTGCATGCTGTTGAACATGATGGTGGCCTGTTTCTCGGGGCTTCTGTACAGAGATGTCACCATCACGTATTTCACCCCGGCCAGACGGGCCAGGTAAGTAATCACGTTCTTTGTCCTTGTGGACATTTCGCCTTCCGTAGCCTTGTTGTCGATTGTAACGTCGGTTGCTGGGGGCAAGGTCGAAGCTACATTCTCATGTACGAGAACTCTTGCGGCGAAGAGTCCTTTCAGGTTGCGGGAAATCATGTTTATTCTCTTGCATCGGTTGTCAATGCGAGAAAGGTCTGTACCATACTCTGGCGGACGGAACCCGACGTATTTGTAAATCAAGTTTGCTTCGTCACAACGGCGTTTCCTCATGTCCATATCGAGTGACTCTGGGTTTGTTCCGTATGTGAGTCTGGAAAGGATGTCTGCTATGTAAGTGAAATACTGGTTGGCGAGCTTTTCGTCACGAGGAACACCCTCTACCGTAATCGACCTGGTGGAGTTCTTTTGTACTGTAACGACCTGTCCGTTTTGAATATACTTGTCACCTTTTAAAGGAACCATAGACAATGTCTTTGAGTATCCAAGGTGGTAATACATTCCTGTACGAAGGCAATAGCTCAAAAATGCCGATGTTGCGTAGTTTCCGCTGACATCGCAAGCGAATCCAGAGGTCTTCAAGTAGCTAACCAAAGCTGTCTTAACACAATCGGGGCATGAGTTGTGGCTTAGCATACCCCAATGGTAGTAAGGCCAATTCTGTTGGTAAACAATCGGGCCCCATACGGCCATTTGAACATAGCGGTAGAACGAGAATCTAATCTGGGTTTCGGTTAGTGTAAGTCCCTTCACGTCATCGTCAAGGTCATTATAAGTCTTCCCGAGTACGACGGCGTTGGATGCCTTCATAATTAGTTCAAACTGTTCTTCCTGAATGCCGCCCTTCACGTCGCCTTGCGGTTCGCCATTCTCGTCAACCGTCACGACAGCAAATATCTTTTTGAGAACCATCTCACGGGTACTGCCACCGATATCGAGAGGGATACCAGCGCCGATGTAGATGCTTCCTTCCGAATCATAGATGGTCGGGCTCTTCTTAATCTCATGGTCATAGAGGAATGACCAGTCAGGCATGAAATGTCCTCTACGGAAACACGAACCCATGCTGATGGGAAGGCCTCCCAATCCGATAAGGAGAGGCGGTAGAATGTCGATATCGTACGGGTTCAGGCCCATAGCGGCGGCGTTTGCGGAATACATGCTTTCGGCGGATGCTCCGACAGGGGCAAAAACACCGCTAGCGGATATACCCGCCTGAATCGTGTCGGTCTTTGCCTTGGTACAGGTAAGGAAACCATCGAGCTTGTTGATGATTTCTTCCAGCTTCGTTGTCATAACGCCATAGGACTCGTTTCCAAGGAAATCCTTTATCATGTCGGAGATAGCGGAAGCGAGAGCGCTCATGCGGCGTTTGTTGTACTCTGGTACGGAATCTCGTTGCCAAGGGGTCAAGCCGTTGCTTTCGTCGTCGATGTCATAGAAACCGTACTTGTTCAGAATCGAGTAGAAAGCACCTTCCCTGTCGGTGGTCTGTGCAGCAGCATCGTCGATAGCTGTCTTGAGTTCCCCTGTGTAGTGACCTGAAATCATTTCTTTTTCCCTCTGAGATGGATAATGACGCTACCGTTTTCGCCGTTGTTCTTTCCGCTGTGTCCCTTACCGACGAACGTGTAGTCCATTTGCTTGCCGTCATGCATGAATGTCAGCTTTACATCCTTTTCTATGAACCCAGTTCCATTGCATACGCTGCATTTTTCCTGAGGTTCAAGCCCACGACCGTTGCAGAATTTACATGCGAGGACTACGTCATGGAGACCATCATCTTTGCGTTCGACCGTGCGAACCTTACCGATACCGTTGCAATGGGTGCATTTCCTGAACCTGCTGGCACCAGTGCCCGAGCAGTTGTAGCACAGGCACCTGCGGACGTACTTTACGCTGATTTCGCCTGGGCAGAACAGCTTTTCGTCACTCAACCTTATGGTGCGGGTTACGTTCCTTCCCCGTTTCTGGTATTTCTTGTCGACTGGCTTCTTGTGGAAGTTCTTGCAGATGTTGCATTCGCCGAATAGCTTTGACCATAGTGTAAAATCGGAGTTGTTCTGGTGTTCACGGTCATATTTCTTACGGAGTTCTTCTGTTTTAATCAGATTGTATGCTTCCGTGATTTCAGCCATCTTGTCGGAAGTGTCCGATTTAGAGTGGTCGGGGTGAAACTGTATCGCCAACTGGCGGTACGCCTCTTTCACCTGTTTGTCGGTGCAATCTGGCTCTAAGTTTAGTACGCTATACGGGTTCATTTTGTGCCTCTTTTTCACTCAATAGTTTATATTGCGTGCGGGAAATCGTGCCGCTATATTATAAACTATGTTAGAATAATGCTGGATTGACTTATGGATGCAAAAATTCTGACAGAAGCTCACTGGAAACGCAAAAAGACCAAGGGCAAGAAAGGTGGAACGCCTAGGTTCCAGCCAACGATTGGGTTTGGTTCCCGTAAATTTATCGGTGCATACGCTCCTGGAAGAGCGTATGGCCCAGCATTCCCTATGGGTTTCGGTTGGGGCGAGATGTCAAGCGTTCCTGGCGGCCCTTGCGGAGACGGTACGGTGGCTGCCGACGCATCTGGTGCTATGGAAGCTGCCGAGGGAGTAGCGAACGACGACGAAGACTTGATGATTAGCGACAGGGATAAGCTCATTTATGCCCTTCGTGGAATCATCGAGAACGCCAAGGTTGCCTACGAGGCGGTTACTGGCGTTCCGTATGACGAAGAAGACGATGTCCCCGAGAAGAAGGATGAAAACCCATCCGAACAGGAAGAGCCAGGTGAAGTCGAATATGACGATGACGATGGCCCAGACGAAGACGGTAGTGACGATAACTAAGCGGTAAGGTTATGGATAATAATGACGTCCTACAAGATGTAGTTGACAGCGTCTACCAGAAGACGTTGCTTAGTATACCAGCATCGGTTACATCTATTGCTGACGCCGTCAATGATGAGTTCATCAACAATTTCATCATGTTCTTCAAGGGAAGTCGGTTGGATTCCGTTCCTCTGTTGGACCCTCTTAACGACAAAAGCCGTCAAAAGGTGATAGAGCTTTTCGAGTCAATCGAAACTGACTTCTACAAAACCAGCAATAGTACGACAGACGTATCGACATTGCATAGGGACATGAACACCCTTAATATGTACCTTGACGGCAGGAAATCCTATGACGATGTGGTGAAGGATGCATACCATAACGTACAGAATATGGCGGGTGCGAACGCTGAAGCCGCTGAGCTTGTCAATAAGGTGAATGAGAAAAGACAGGGTATTCAGGCGTTCATGAGGCAGCGTGGGTCTTCATACGACAACGATACTCGTGAAGGAATACGCACGCATTTCTTGGAAAACGGTCTTATTTTCGAGACGACCGACTCGCAGGGTAATCCTATCGACAAGATAGTACCCGAGGAAATGCAGAAGCGTCCGAGTGAAGTTGAGGAACTGATGAACGCCGTCATGCAAGTAGTCAATAATGCCAGAACGATTACTGGTATTTCTGACTGTAGATGGGCGGGCTTTCTTTCGGCATCTGGCCTTAAAATTGGTAAAGAGATTGTCGGTAGCGTTGAACGGGGTGACCCTATCATGCATGCATACCAGGCATGCCAGACGGTGGCCGAGGCAAGTAAGGAAAGGGCTCTTCTTCTCAAAAAGAACATCGTTCATAACGAAGAAACTTCTTTGTCGTATTCGGGTGACCCGTACATGTCATTATTGTTTGACATGATTAAGGAAGGGAAGGTGACTAAGGAGCCTACTGGCCCTATAACTATCGTTGATGCAACTAAGATAACGGTAGATGATATCAGAACACTCTATAATCATGTAAAGAGCGCTTTGTTCAATCTAGGCCCGATTGAGACCAGTCCAGTACAGTTCACCGAGAACTTCGATGAGAAGGCAATGCGCTTGAAAGAATATATCGAGTTCATGAATAGCCGTGAGATTAGCTCTATTGTCGCTCAGGACAAAACACTAAAGAGCAATATGACGAAGTTGATTGCGGCATACATCCTATCAAAGTCGGTGCATGATACATTTGATGGTTGTAGCATGATGTACTCGAAGACTGACGTCACGATGGATGATGGAAAGCTTCCATCGCTGGACACATTCAAACAGGCAATAGACACGAACTGCAAGTCATTCCCTAATTCGGACATTGACAGGGACTATATCTTTGACTACAAGATAATGTTCACGTCTGAAATACCGTATTTCCCGATTGAACAAATTGTCAAACATAATCCGATTCTCTATAACCTGATGGTTGAATACTCCCGCAGTTGCATGGATGACTTTACATCAAGGGTAATGGAAAAGCGTGCCAACTCAAACATACCCGTACAACATATTTCGGGTGAGTTTGCTGACCACTTTAACGAACAGATGCGAGGTGTTGCACGTATTGATGAGTACTGCGAGAAATTGAAGATATCTACACTGGTTAATCCGACTCAGTTTGCCGATGCTTTCAATGCGGTATCTAACGGGATTGCTTATGCATCCAGCAAGGATATTAACGACACGGAGACTGAGTACAGGCTTTGGTCAATTCTGAAGACTCTTGCAAGCAAGACGCCCGAAGCTCTCGGAAATGACGTGAAGAAGGAATTCATCAATGTCTCACATGTACAAGAAGACCTGTTGTTTAGACTGAATCTTGCTATCAGTGCTGGCGTTCTTTCAAAGAAATCGGGATACCACTTCTCGGGTAACTTCGGTACGGTTACGGAAGGACGAAATCCACAGGCCACACGTATCGACCGAATCATGAAGATATTCTATGCATATATTATTGGGTTGCGTTTCATTAAGACTAATGCCGCATTGGCAATGGTGGGCTACCCAAGAATAATGAGCATGAAACTGGTCAAGCCTTACATGAACAAGATATATGAATTGGTGAAGGAATACAATACCGCCTTTGAGGAAAACCATGCCGAGACATTGCAATGCTCACGGGAGTGGTCGGATAAAATAATTGCCGAGCTTGAAAGGTGTTTTAGGAGGGTTTAAAGATGTCCGCTAGGTTGGAACTTTACAAATATACAGGAAAGGATGGAGACTTCGGCACACATGTCGAGAGTCTTGGTCTCAAACGCATCGACACATGCGTTCCCTCGGTTTACTCTGATAAACATTCGGACGGAGAAACTAAACCGTCGGATGATGCAAGCGACAGTGCGACATACTGCATTTACAGGCCTGACGACCCTGAGTGCAAGGCATACTCTTTCGAGTGTGTTTTCAAGCTCGTGTTGAAGGACCCGCCCGATGTACAGTTGAGCAACGTACGTCTGTATCCAGTCGGACCTCGACCAGAGGAACCAGATACTGCAAGGCTGTATATAGGCAATTCGGTGGACTATCACCAGCCGACGAACAGCAAGTCGGTAATCGCCGTAAACGACATCTGGAATTACAGCAAGGACCATCCATTCTACCTGACGGTGGCTGGAAACAGCGGTCAGATGCTCGACTATCGTCTGACGAATACGTCGTACAATGTCGAGTGGAAGGACTATGGTTTTGGCAACGTAATGGTCATGAACGGTATCCGTCAGCCGATGATACCAGTCCCGAACAAGCAGGACGGTACTCCTGTAATGATTACGTTCTTCAACCACACGTTCATGCCTACCGAGGACGACTTCATCAGGTTTGTCGACCCGGCCACAGGCGTAGACATCACTGGCGACAGCTCCTTTGTCGTAGACCGTGGAGTTGGCGAGAATAACGTGAAGTATCTGACGATATCGGTTGACGTGAAGTTTATGCTCGCCCACCCGAAGGGAATCATCTATCATATTCCTGGTTTCCCTCCGACTACTGGCTACTTTATTTCATGGGCGTTGTTGCCTTCTCAGGCCGAACCTGGTGGAAAGGTTACGGACAAGTTGATTGAGACAGTGGACGTGCAGGTTAAGTGCGGTCCACACGGTCATCCAGAATACTACCTTAACGGTGCAAGGAAGCCAATGCTGACCTTGGCCCCTGGTGTAATCTACCATTTCATCAACCATGACGGCTCCCGTTTCCCGATGAGGTTCATCAAGGATTGCCGAATCCCGAACGCCGCTGATGTTAATAACATAGTGGTTGATGGCGTAACTGTCCTCAACGGGGGTACTGACCAGGAAGAAATCTTTGTTGACCCAGAAATTACCTTGAAACATGGTGCCTGCATAAACGCCTACGAGGCTGTATGCGAGCTGAATGTTGGTAATTCGGCGTTCGTCCACCCGATTTGCATGGTCGGAAACTACAATATCTGCCGTCCGATGGGTTCGATTTACAACCCGATGCTGGCGGGAGAGACGGATTACGTCTACTTGCAGCTTGAAATCGACGGAAAGACCAAGCCAGGGTACTGTGTTCCCGACATTAAGATAGAATATGATGAAAACTAATTTTTAACAGCTGATTAAATCCTATAAACTATGTGTATAATGAATCGTTTTACGAGGAAGAAAATGTCTAACGAAAAAGAACAGAAACCAACGGTGCTTGAAGCAAACATGGCCTTTGATGCTTCGCCCGCTCTTTTCGAGTCAATTATGAACGAAGGTCCCATCAAGTATGGACCGGAAGACGACGGTATTGACATGATTACTACCCCAGAAGGTGATGAGGTTGTAGACCCTCGTACCATCATGGACGTTAATATCGAAGCTCCCGTACAGTCTGGTGCGACATTCAATTCAACAGTTGACCCGATTTCCGATGAAGAAGGCGACAACTACATGAGTCAGTTCCAGGACTACATCGAGAATATCCACAAGCAGGAAATCACTGATGACGATATTGACGTGGCTGGTGCAACGATTCAGATGTTGAATAACACTAGACAGGACGTTGCTGGTTACATCCGTCAGCAGATTGCCGACGCATCCGAACGTCTTAGCAAGCAGAATGCCAACCCTGCACAGCCTGATGGCGTTGTTGCCGACATGACTGGCGAGGGCCGTATCCCGAGCGAAGGTACTGCTGGTGTTAGCGATGGTGCCGAAGGTGGTCTGGAACCTGGCATGGAAGAAGGCGCACCTGACCTTGGCGATGGCGGACTTGTCGAACTCGACACTACCACTCATCTCACCCCAGAGGAAGATGCTGGTGCTGGTGAAGACCTTGGTGCCATGTCTTCTGACCCCGACTTCGGTATTGGCGGTTTTGATGCTGGTAACGAAGCTCCTGCTGAACCTGCCGAACCTGCTCTTGAAGAGCCTGCTGAACCTGCTGCTGGTGAAGAAACTCCTGCCGAACCTGAAAGTGCAGAAGAACCTGCAGGAGGAGAGGAAGAGTACGACCCTTTTAGCGACCTAGACCTTGGCGACGAAGAACCGAAGTCCGGCGAAGGTGCTTCCGAGGAAGGTGCTGCTGAAGGTGGCGAATCGGAAAGTGGCGAAGTTTCAGAAGATGAACTTCCTGGTGTCGTTGACGATGGCGAAGGCGAAGGCGATGGTGACGGCGAAGAAGAGGACAAGGGTGAAAAGCCGTTGACTGAATCCGTCCAGATGAGAAACTTTCGTGCCCGTCTCGAATCCGTGCTGAACAACTACGACAGAATCTGTAAGCAGCGTGAAGCACAGGCAAAGTGCGAAGCCATTGTGAACGCAGCCAACAAGAAGATGCTCGCTGAATCCGTACAGCAAAAGAACCTCAAGGCGCAGTGCGAATCTATCGTTGGTGCTTACCGTAAGGCCACTAGCCAGAGCAGACTGAAAACCAAGCTTGAATCTATCGTTGGCAAGTACAACCAGCAGAAGATGCTCGCTGAATCGGCTTCTTTCGCTGCTCCGCAGAGTAAGCCTATGCTTGAAAGCGAAAACCGTCTTGCAATGATGAAGGCTCAGTGCGAGTCCATCGTTAGCGACTTCCGCAGGGCAGAATCCACTGCAAATGCGGCAAAGGCGATTATCGATAACTACAAGCAGAAGCTCGCCTAATACGGTCTGTAATATATTTCATTAGACGGCGTAAGTATTTACGCCGCCTTTTTTATGGTCTGAAATTCGTACCAGATTATAAACTATTTTTGAAATAAAGGCAGTTTATTATGGCAACTAACATATCTCGAAAATACACCAACATATCGTATGATGACATCAGGGACAACCTGTTGACCATCTTTAAGGCTAAGGGTGGCAAGCTTGCTGATTTCAGCACATCTTCATACGGAAGAATGATGATTGAACTCTTCTCTGGCGTAGCGGACCTTATGGCCTACTACGGTGAAAGCTCGTTCAACAACGCCTTCCTTGAAACTGCCTACAACACCCCTGCCATCTATGCTGGTGCGAGAATGCTTGGATACAGCATCCGCCGCCCAGTTCCTGCAAAGGCTGCCTTCGCTATACAGACCAAGAAGACTGGCGTCTATGGCAAGATTAAGATTTTCATCCCTATGGGCACCCAGTTCAGTATCGGTAGCAGCATCCTTACTGCCGTCAGTGATTCCGAATGGGAATATGACCGTAACAACGACCCCGATGAAACGGGCTTGCTGAAACTGATATCGGGAACATGTGTTTGTGCTGAGGGATACTTCAAGGAAACTGTCTTCGTGTCTAACGGAACTCAGAACCAGACCTTCTATCTTGCTGATGGCGGGTTTAGTGACTATTTCGGGGAAAATGACCCCAACTATGCCGAAGACCATAAGTTTGAAAGCAGGAAGAATACTTTCACGAGCGTAACTACTGATGCTTCCCTTGTCGACAACTTCGACAGCACGGATGCCATCAATGGCAACATCTATTGGAGAATCTCCCGCAGAGGCTTCATTGACCCAGCCTTGGAAAACAAGGTGAACGACATCGAGGCTTTCGTGGAAGGCGAAAACTCCACGACCAACTATACGGTCTTGCTTGAAACTGCCAACGACGGAAGCGTTCAGGTTAGGTTTGGTGACGGTCTGAAATCCGCCATTCCTTACGGAGAAGTGAAGGTTCACTACTTCTACACCAACGGTGAGCGTGGAAACCTCATCAATGTTGTCGGAACGAAGATTAACCCGTACAAGTCCAACATTCACATCAGGAACGAGTACGAAAACGAATCCGATATCAAGCTGGATGACCTGAGTTTCGCCTTGACGAGCGATGTGAGGGGTGGTCTCGATATTGAAAGTATCGACTCCATCAAGAATAACGCCCCGTCAATCTATGCTACTTTGGATAGGCTGGTGAACAAGCTGAGTTACCAGATATTCCTCAGCAGGTATGCCGACATCAAGTATGCTACGGCATTTGGCGAGGACATTCTGAATACGAAGCTGCCTGACGGAACGCTTGACATCAAGTATATGAACCAGGTAAGGTTTACCGCAATCAAGGACCTTTACAGGTTGAAGGAAGATAAGTATTATCCTACCGCACCTGACGAGTATTTCCTCTCTGGATTCAAGGTTAACGGCTTGATGTACATCTGGCAATATGACAACCAGAAGATGCCCGACAAGACATGTGCATACAAGTTCAGGGATGCGATGGAAACCGCTGTGAATAACATAGCGGAAGTCCTGTACAACAACGACCCATCGCACAACGTCGAGTATTACAAACAGATGATGGTAAATGCAGTTCCTCATGGCCAGTCATTCCAGGATGTCGTCACCTTGCCGTATGTCGATACGGTGTTCGGTGCTAAGCTGACCCCGTATGACTTTGTCGAGGTAGGAAGCGAAATTGACAGCATAATGAGGGCTCTGAACCGTCGTGGTATGATTACGGTTGGCGCTGGATACCACATGTATGTGTACCCAGTTGTGCATAACTACAACATTAAGCTTGACCTTATCCTGTATCGTGGAAACAACTTCAGTGACATCAAGGAAAAGCTGAAATACAACGTATACAAGTACCTCAAAGACAATACAGATTTCAAGACTGGAATTTACAGGTCGAGGATTGCCTCCCTGATTCACGCTTTCCCCGAAGTGGCTGGCGTTAATGTCACGTTCGAGGCGGCAAACGACATGTATGACAACCTGGATTTGACCGAGTTGACATGGATGGGTGATGCGACGAGTGAGTACATCACTTCTGGCTCGATAGGCAAGGAAGGATTCAACATTACGCTCGACTACACGCACCATGCACCTGGTCATGAGTCCTATACGGAATCTCTCACGTTCCCCGTTCCGTCTCAGACGGAAATGTCTAGCCTTATCAGCGCCTACTACAAGCAGTATCTGGCAACTACGGCAGATGGCAGGTATGTCATCAGGGAAGGAATCAACGAGGATGACGTAGACAAGTTCGTCGCCTATATTTGGGACCTTTTGATGCAGTCCATGTTCAAGTCGATTTATGCCGCATACAAGGATACCCGTGGAACGGGAGACCTCGACCGTGCGAACAGGTATTACGACTTGATTGATGCGATAAAGGGATGGACGCTGACGAAGGAAAATAAGCTGGCTTTCGTCGATACGGACGTTGTGACTTCCTTGAAGGAAACGAACGGAAACTTCATGTATGACTACATCCGTTACGGATTGGAATACGTGAAGCTGGTCAGAAACATCCTCCTCTACAAGGTTGCCAAGAGCCTTATCGACAAGGACGGAAACATCACGAACTATTCTATGGACAATGAGATTGTCCAGTGCGAGATACATCCCGAGGACATCACGATTTCCTACGACAGGGAAATCTAAGGGGCGATAATGGCAAAGAATCCTATTGCAGTAAATGACGGCGGTCTATTCCGCTTCGTAGATTTCATGAACTACGTCCCAGACTTCCTGAAGGAAGAAGAGGACGTTGTTACCCTTATGCAGCTGTTCAGCGACTACCTGAACAACGCTTACAGGAACCTCGAAGATTCGACTAGGTTTACGTTCAACTTTTTTGCTACCGAGAGTACGGCAAAGGCGATGAAGAACCGCATTGACGAGTTTGTCAAGAAACTGTCTGCATGCGATAGCAACAACCTTTATGTGTACTACCTGTCATTGCCTAGAACCAATGCTACGTACAATACGACGAAGGCGTTGAGTTATATCAAGAACAACATCTATTATGAGGGTGAGTTTAGCGAGACAATCCCTCTGGATGTGTACAAGAACATGATGAAGGGCAATAGCAGTGGCGACCCGTCGAACGATGGTGACGTAATCTATATCCAGTACAAGGACAATAGCGTTTATCCGTATTACATTAACAAGGCAGATAACCTGTTGGTGCTCGACCCGATGAGGACTTCGCAGGACCCGTTCAAGAATACGATGAATGCGATGATTAACGGCGCCCCTCGTGTGATTAAGTTCATCCCGAAAGATGTGAGCGAAGCTGTTGTTTCCTTTGTCGGTCAGATTAACAACGCCAATGTGTACAGCATCAAGTTCGATGTCACGATTGACGAGGTGGAGAATTCCCCGTCGAGATACCGTGAGGAAATCGGTACCGACACCATTGATGTAGACCTTTATAAATACTTTGGTGAAAATACCAATTATGTTTCCATAGACAACGCCAACGGTGGCGAGATTTTCAGCTGGAATGGCGATGCTCCGACTGGAATATTCTACTTCAAGGACCTGTATGAGTTCATGAACGGAAAGGACTCGTATATCTATCAGGAATACAGGATAGAAAAGGTAGAGTTTATCGAGAACGAACAGAATCCGAACCAGTCTGGCTCTGGATATCTGACTTTGTCCAATGTGGTCAACCTTAATGTAGGCGATTCGTTCATTATTGAAAGCAACGAGATTGTCGGAACTAGCGGCGCCCGTGATGTGACGCTGGCTGGTCAGTATACTGTCGAGACCGCACCTTGCGGAAACATATTGAAGGTAAAGTTCAGGGATGTGATAGACCTTACTCCTGGCGTATCTCGTGTAAAATACATGACTATGCCCAACAGGCTGTATAAGTATGCGGTGTCTTATTCTCATCTTGGTTACGATTATGGCAATGTAACGCCGAAACTCGAATGGGACCCAGACGCTTCCATAAATGCGGAAGCGGTTAAGGTAGGCGATACTGTATATCCGTACACGACTAGGGGTAACAAGAAGATTGGCGAACTCCGTTTTGAAAACATGTACAGTTTTGAGGACGACCCTAACGATTCCGATAACTACATAAACGTGAAGGTTAAGAATTTCGTGGATATTCCAGGTACTATCGAAATCATTGCGGGTAACCACTACTATTTCGAATGCCGCCATGATGAGATGGAATCCGAAGAATGGGTCGATGCGCTTGACAGTGCGTTTGGTGATGCTTTTGATACTCCATTGGCAAGCTATTCCGTATCTGGCGGACGTTCGTATTTCAGAAAACTGACAGATAACGGACAGGTTAAGTTCCCGTTGGGAAAACGAAGCATAAAGAGGGCTGATGCAGATTCGTTGGTGGTCGATGTATATGCGATGGATGCTGCGATGGGATACTTTACAGACGAATATGATGCCCGAGATGTGGAGATGCACAGCGATGTCGTTCCTGAAGTAGGCGACTTCTGTTTAATATCAAAAATTGAGCGTGGTGATGAAGGAATTATTCGAACCGAAGATAACAAATTGTATACGATTCAGCAGGCCACTCTGATGGACCCTGCTGGTGCAAAGTATCATGTATGGTTTGATAAGGATATTCCTGAAATAACCGATGGAAACGATGAACCTACGATAAATGGATTATATGAGTTCACATTCTTGAAAGGACCCGCTAATAGGTCAAGGGCGGTTATTGGTTCAGTTGAAGGTAATACGGCAAAATGCCGTTATTGGTATGAAGATATATACACTGCGGATTACTGGATGCCGTCGGACGGTTCCTATCTGCTGAAGTGTGCCTACAAAGATGAATTTAATGATGTCATACGGATTAAGGAATTTATCCCTGGCAATGGATACAAGACTGGTGATATGGTCTACTGGCCGTTGACCAAGTCTATCTACCGTGTTACGAAGCCTATCTCTGGTTCTGAGAGCGAGAGTGAATTGATTGAGAAAGGTGCCGTCGTACCTTATATGTACACGGTTGCCGACATTGCAAGAAAGCCGATTTACAACGATTACATGGAAGGAATCTTCCGTACATCGCAGCTTGAATATGGTGAGACGGTTGACATTGACCAGTATGAGAAGCTGAATGACGTATTGAACAGGTTGTTCATTGAAAAGGCGGATGATAACAGGCTTATATTCGGATGGAAGGATAGGGACTTCCTGATGAACATGGCTACTTACAATACGTCGGGCAAGGCTAGGACGGGTTTCTGTGAATTCTATACGACATACGATGAAAATGACATCGTATTGAAGAACATGGAGAACTACTCGATAGCCAGCACGATTCCGGGGGAAGGCGTAACCTTGAAGGGCCTAGCCAATACGCTGGATATCACTGCAATGAGATTGAACGCAACAGAAACCGCCGCTGGCACATATATTGTTACCGTAACTGCGGCAAAGCACAACCTGCCAGACCAGTCTAAAGTCAGGGTCAGCGGGGCGGTCAGTCCTTACGAAATGTTCGACTTCAATACCCCGCCTAACGAATTCGATATCATTACCGTCATCGACCAGGATAACTTCACGTACGTAAGGCATTCTGATTATGACGAATCGAACATCACTGCTAGGGGAAATGTGACTATCACTGGTTATCGTGACATCTACAACCCGATAACTAGGATAGACTATTATCTCACGCAGCCTGCGGAGGAAAAGTACAAACCTGGGTATCTGTACATACACACGGCATACCCGCACGGCTATTCAATCTACACGAAGGCAACTATTGTCAATGCTCCGACAAATACCGCCAATGACGGATGGATTAACGAAGTCCTCGGAAGCAAGCACAAGGTCGATGTGATTGTAGATGACTACGTCTATGGAATTAAGCTCGATGCCGTTCACGTTCCTCTTGAAGGGGCTGAGTGGCTCCATTACGAGACGGGTTCCTCTCACTCGAACAATCAGTTGGAAAACTCGTATTCGATGGTTTCCCCTGAAGAAGGTGATGTCTTGAAGGTGGGCGACACGTACTACAAGGTTGGCATAATGGATTGGACGGAACTCTCTGGTGATACCATCGAGACACCGTTCTATCTGTATACCCACCAGAACATCATGGACATCTCGTCAACTAACCCGTCGAGCGCCAAGGGTGACGAAAACTTGATAGAATCCATTACGTTTGACGGAAACGATACCGTGACGGTAGTGGTTCATGACAGGATGGACTTGGTCGAGAAGAAGAGCTGTGTGTACATAAGTGCGGTCTACCCGTTGGAATTTGATGGCCGATTTGTGGTGGATACCGTTGTTACCCCTCGTATGTTCACATACAAGGTGGTGCCGAAGAGCATTCCTGAAAAGGCGGTCTATGCGGTTAACAACTGCAAGATGACTTGCACGGAAGGAAAATGGTTCAAGTATCTTGTAAGCGAAGTCATGGTGAACCGTAAGTCCACCTATGAAATCTTCAAGTACGGAATTGCGATTGTTGATTCCATCGCACAGAAGCCGTCTCTGGACTATGTGGAAACCGAGATTCCACATGGATACAAAGAGGGCACACGCATTGTCCTGTATGTCGGAGAGAAATACTACAACGCCATTGTTACGGGAGTTGTCAACGAAAAGGCATTCCTGTACAAGTTTGCTGACGGCAGCCGTTCAATCGACGTGCTTGGTGGCTATGCATTCAAAGGTGTGTACATTCCAGAGAATGGACACCTTGACGATGTCGAGCCGCTTGGTATGTATAAGCAGTACCTGAACTGCATTGATGCCGAATACGATTTTAAGGAAGGCGACATTGTGTTCGCTTATGACAATCTCCATGACGACATGCCTAAGAGGTATATCGTCAAGAAGGGTCTGTGGACACCGTGTACCGAAAAGCGTATCATGAAAATCAAGAAGATTGATATAGACAGGTATCATAACAACGAGTGGGATAATGCCGCAACGGATGAGATGATTGATGAGTATGTGTACCACCCGTATACCTACCCTGAAATGGAACGCATGATAGCCGAGGACCTGGATAATGGAATCTCGTCCTACATAATGCCGTTCCACATCAGGAGCTACAACTTCTCAAGCCCGTACGTGGAGAACATCGACACGACGGAACAGCCGATGCCTCAGTTCAACTCGAAGCATGACTATGCTTCTGTCGCACCTCGCTTCGACATGGATGATAAGTTCAAGGGAATCCCAGATATGAAGTATCCTCTGGTTGAAAAGCTGGAACGCCTAATCTATCTCAGGGACGCCAATGTAATCGACTTTGAGCTTATCGGATATCTGGCCAGGTTCATGGGATATGACATCACCGATGCCAAGAACGACGTTGATGCCAACCGCATGTATGCCACTAGGGAAGACCGTGAAAAGGCTTTGAGGGAAACCGTGTCCAACCTTCCGCAGTACTACACGCTTGGCGGCACAAGGCCGGGCCTCGAAATGCTTATGGAAACGTTCGGCCTGGTGGCCGAGGTTATCACGATGTGGACCGATGTCGACCGTCCGTATGACGAACTCATCGAAGAAGACCAGGTTAGCATCCGTGAAAATTCCGACTATGAGCAGGGAAAGATAAGTAAGTGGGTTCCTACACATCACGTCAAGGTAAAGTTCCGCAGCGATGCCAACTTCGACAACGGTGTCGTTGGTGACGAGAAGGTAAATACCTTGATAAAGAACATCAAGTGCTTCAAGCCAATCCAGGTTGTGTTCGATGATTTCATCAAGTATCTTGACCTTCCCCACGGGAAAATATATGTTAAGAACGTAACGTTCACGAACACTGGAAAGACGGACGTGAACATGAATTACAATATCGATGACAGCGAATCTGAGATGTGTGGTAATATATGGGACAAATGAGAGAACATTTCCTGTATGACGCCTTGGTCGTAACGAACAAGGTTGACCCCGAATTGAGGGGAGGTGTACAGGCTAGAATCATAGGTGAAACCGACGAAATTGACGACGATGCTCAGTATTTCGTCCGCCCAGACATGACCTGTCTGAACGCCGTCCCCGAGAAGGGATATTACCTGAAAGTCTACTTCATCGACGGGGACATAAGGCAGGGAAGGTATGTGGCGGTTTCTCCGTCAAAGGACGGATTCCTCGATTACAACTACACGGCAAAGAACTCCTATCCTAACGTCGCCGTCTACAACCTTGGTGGTGACGGATTCATGCGTTACTACGACAGGGCGAAGCAGATGAGTACGATAGACTGCCCGAACGGGGGTCATATCGTATGGGATGGAGAAAGCAAGATTTTGATGACGAGCGACAAGGCTTACGGCAATGCTGGAAACGGGGCCAACAACAATGAAGGTGTACCCGAACATGCCGTATTGACCGAGGCGTCGATAGACATATTCACCGCAATGCCTGTCGGAAAGGGTGTCCTTAACCAGGGAAGTGAATATCTGACTATCCCGCATGTTTCGGCTAAGACCATCGAGATGTACAACAACCCGACTGCGGACAACAAGAGCAATGAACCGTCCGTCATAGTCGAGGGCGACCCGAGCGCAACGTTCCTTCCTATCAATGATGCTAATGGTAAGAAGGTTGATGAAGTCGAACTGTCATTGACTCGAAACTACATTTCGAGATTCGACAAGAAGATAGGCAAGATTATCATCGGTATCAGCGATTCCAAGACGTTCCCCGAGATGGCTGACGAGTTCATGAAGGAAGGGTCGCAGTCCAGCGCCCATTACCTTGTGGGCCAGATAGAAGGTGACCCTGAAATTGCATCTGAATCTAAGACGGGCATACTCAACAACTCTGGTTTCTTGCAGTTCGTCCAGTTGGACCAGGATGCCTATTATGCCAGCGGACTGGAATACAATGACGAGGCGGCGAATAAGAATGCCGTATCTATCGTGCTTGTCGCATCCGAGAACCCGCTGTCTACGATTGGTTCGTACTCTACTTACCAGAAGAACATGGTGAAAAAGCTGATTGCTCACATAAGGGCCGAAGCAAAGGATGATACGATTCCAGTAATCAACGCCAGCGATTTGGATGGGCGACCGTCGCTACCAAAGGTATCAGAAACATTTGAATAAAAAATGCCGACCATTGGTCGGCATTGTTCGTTATAGGTCGGCCCAGGGGTCATCCCCTGCGTCCAGCGAGGATGTTTCGACGACATCTCCTTTGTGGGCATTAGCAAAGGCTGCCCTTTGGTTTGTTAACAGTTTTGCTCGTTTTTTCTTTTCCTTGCTGATAGGCTTGTCGAAGTCGGCTGCATCTCTGTCGGACATATCAGAACTTGGGATAAAGCTAACGAAGTCAGCGAGTGTTGTGTCTACCGATTCCACTGTGGTGTCTGAGGAGAACCTGTCGACATCTGCTTTTGGCTTTGTGTCCTTGTCGGAAGGATTCTCAAGCATTTTTTCGGCGTCCATGCGTTCTTCAGGAGTAGCTTCATGGCTGTCATCATCGCTGTCATAGAAGCCTTTTTCGTATGTAGAGATGTCAGAAGTGACCGTTGCGTCGAACTGGTTCGCAACGAAATTGTTAATATCTTTTGCTAACGAGAAGATTGACGATTCGTTACTAAGAGTGGCTACTCTGAGCTTATCGTGGAATGCAGCAGCAATATCTTTCAATAGCTGAACTACATATGTACCTGAACCGATAACGCTAAGACATTTGTCCATGCGGTCAGTATTGTAAGAGTTCCTCCTCCTGCCGGCAAGCGCTTCGGCCTGCCTCATGTACTTGTCTGAGTCGAATGAATTGAACTTGCTGATTAGCCAGTCTATGAATTTGGCCATGTTGTCTATATCACTGGGTTTACATAGGTTTTTGTCAAGTAGCTTAGGTGCTACCTTGACGTAAGCGTCAGCCAGCGTTGTGCCTGCTGTCGATTCAGTGCGTTTTGGTTCGGAAATCTCATCCTCAATTTCGGCGATATCGTCCGCAGGGTCTGGAGTGGTTCGTTCGCTAAGGTTGTCAGCAAGCGTGCTTGCGTCGACACCGTTTGCATCGAAGTCGTCGTCGGTGGATTCGTCATCATTATCAATGTTAAGGACGTTTTCGCTGTCGTCTTCGTAGTATGCTTCATCAGAGTCCAAGTCGTCATATAGACCGATAGCATTTTCAAGGCATACCTTGAATAGTTTCGTCAGTGCTTCGAGCTCTGGTTTCTGAACCCCCATCTGTGCGACGGATTCGGTAAAAAGTCTGAGTCGGTTGGTCATGAACAATCCTGTGTCATTTACTTAATATAGTTTATAAGGGGGTGGAACGGATTCCGTGCCACATTATAAACTATTGTTGTATTTCAGAGACTATCGATATGGCAGCGAAAACACAGATAACTAATAAGGGACTTGAACTATTGGCATCTTCATCTAAGGCGACTGGCCAGCACTGGTGGATTGGATGGTACGCCCTGGCGTTCGTGCCTGATGAATTGCAGGAAGAGGATGGAGAAAAGCTCAGCCCTTCGATGACGAAGCTGACGGAAAATGGAGATATCATCTATAATATCTTCCAGGGCGACATGAACGGTGACGGCTACCAGACGACCAAGGCCAGTTCGAAATTCAAGTCCGTAAACTACGATAGCAACATCAAGAAGAACTATCGATATGTTCTTGATGAGGATGGAAAGAACAACCTCGTTACATTCGTTGACGGAACAAAGGGCTTGAAGGGTGCCTATGTCTATCCTGGTGTCGAGGTGAACACGTCCCGTGACAACAACGGCATCGGCTATACAAAGTCTCAGATTCCGTTGCCTGCCCCGCTGTTGTACACTGGTGTAAAGGCCGCTGGCGAAGGATGGTCTATCAACGGTATGAACATTTTCCTCGGTTCAGGAAACTATAGCATTGACAAATTCTATCCAGTGGAAGAAGTCGATGGTGTTGCCGTTCCGAGGGTGTCTACGGATTTCCGTAACTATGAAGGTTACAAGAATGGATTGCCGAAACCAGAGTCTGGGAATAAATATGAAGATGGATTGGACGAGTTTAACTCCGACCCTTCCAACCCCAATAAGGTGGATTCAGACGGATGGACTCCTTCTGTATATACTTATACACAGAATGACGAAACGGACATGGGCGAAGACTATAACCAATACTGTTTGGAGTATTGGAAAATCCTTTCCATCTCGAACTTCAACAAGTATTGTGCCCCAGTCAACGCATCTAGCCTCCTGTATGATGAAAATACGGGTTGCCGCAACATGGCCAAGGCCACGAAGTACTTCCCGATTAGCGACTACTCTGTAACGAGTACCGCCAAGACTGCCGATAACGAGTATGCTACGGGCATTAAGCTCAAAGTCCAGTTGAAACTCAATGGAAATGCAGAGGACGATGCTTATTTCAAGGACGTTGAAGGTGATGCCGACAATGTCGCTTCGTTGATTCCGTCTCCGACCGAAGAACAGCAGAAGTTGTTTAATAGCCAGATGGTCTCGTTCAAGTTTAACCGTATTGGTATCTATGCCGTTCCGATGAGACAGTACGGATGCTCTGGTGACAGTGCCGAGATGAAGGCCCAGTATCAGATTGATACCGAAGCCGAACCAGTCCTGTTTGCCGTATGTGAATGGGATTCCCCAGTCACGTTGAGCGACTCTGGTGAAGGCTTGTCTGAATTCCAGTCCGATATTTTCGTTGACCTCTCCGCAGCAGTCGACGATTCTTCTGTAATCCGTGAAAGCGCCGTGTTCTACAACCTCTATGAGGACGATGCCATCGACTGGTACAAGAACCAGCTGGTTGCTAACGCTGCCATGGGTGAAGCCATCATCAACATGCAGATTGAGATGGGCTATATCCGTGACCAGAAGAATGCCAAGGGATGCTGCCCGAAGCAGGAAGAAATCAAGCAGAATAACAAAGTTTCAACTGGGTTGAGAAACCTGGTTGATGCCGAGGATTATAATTCGAACTCTGTTCGGAACAGGCTTGCTGCGGAAGAAGGCAAGGCAATCGATGCAGTGTATTCCGATACGATACTACATTTTGGTGGATTTGGTGTCCCTCACGTAAACCGAGCAAACCTTCCTGGAATTTATGCACGAAAGACTACGGTAGTTCATGAGCAGGAAGAAGGCCAGACGCCGATAACGGAAAATCATTATTCCGCTTTCTTTGGCGAAAGCTGTTATATGAAAACTCCGTTCGAGGATGCGGTATTTAAAGACAGTGATGATAATGACATTACGTATCATGACATGGCCACAACCTCATACACGGAAGATGAGGAACGGGCTACTAGAATAGGTAAGTTGTGGGTTCGACGAGACTTGTATTATGAAGTGTACTCGTTCGTTAAGCCGATGAACCCGATGGTTGATACATTGACTTATGATTATCCTGACGACGTTGACACGAATGGACTTGTCAATCCAACAGGAACAGTGGTTGATACCTTTGGTGAGACACTGCCTGGTCGGGGCCAAAACGGAACCGTGATAATTACTAAGACCTCAGCGGGCACTAAGTGGAAGGATAAAGATGCAACAACATCAAACCCAGGGTTGCCGCCTGAGTTGACAGCGGCGGCGGTTCCTGAGCTTTATGCTGAAATAGACCGTTCGCTTTCAGACTATGAAACCCAACGTGTTTATGAAGTTCCTTATTATCAGTATACGTTAAACCGTGACTACAGTGGGTATGCTGTTGAGAGAACTACATCGTTGAGGCTGCCGAAAGTACAACTCTACAACATAAACCAGTTGTCTGAGATTAAGCAGCAGTTGAGTTCTACTAAATGGAGAATTCCTACCCTTTCTGACTGGAAAGCGATTATTGCTGAGAGTACTGATGAAAAAATGGCGAAGATTAGGTCTTCGGCAAACTGGAATCAGACTGGTGGAGATGGTGGGGTTTTCCCGCTTGGTGGTGCAATGAGTACTCGTTCAGGAAAGACTCTTTACTATGACATGGAGTCTCCTGCAATATACTTGGCTATTGATGGAGTGACCGACCAGGTTGTGGTAATGCGTGAAAACCCAGAAACAAATAAATTTGGGTTTGAAATTATTAGTACGCCTAGCGCTCCTAATGGTTCGGTAAATTATATAAGTATCCTCTGTGTAGCTGATGCCGTCAAGGTGTCCGACCCAATTACTAAGTATAAGCTCGGCTACGACTCATACGCCCTCATGGAAGGAAGCGTTAGTGCGGGTACGCATAATTTCAATGCTAGCGAGAATAGCATTATTACCGAGTCCGCTCATTACAATAGCATATTTGGGGGAATGAACAATACTATCAACAACTCGTCCCACAATATGGTGCTGAACGGGTTTAATAACCAGTTGATGGGTGCAGTGTTTGCTACGGTTTGCGGTAATGATAATTTACTGCAACTGGATTCTGATAATGCCCCAGTATGCAACACGCTGATGGTTGCTCGTCATAGCGTGGCTCGTGGATGTTTGACCTCGCTAATTGCTACTGAAAATTCTGAAATTGATTCAACAAAGATATGCAGTGTATTGGGAAATAACATCAGAATCAATAGCGCTTCTGTATGTTGGTGTTCTCGTATCGCTGCTGATGGTTCAGAGTTTACCCGTGAAGTAAAATGTTCGGACGTGTTGGCGCATTTGGCACACCACATTCCTCAGCTATACATGACTAGGGCGACGGTGTCAAATGTAGGTGTACCCAATGTAAAAGGCCTCGATGAAGGCACTGGAATACTGAATTGTAGTGACTTTATTGGATATAACGTACAGTTTTTTGCTAAACCGACCGAAGACCAGTCTGATATTAGCGATGATAGGACTCTATTCTGTAGTCGCATGGCGGGTCAGTCTTCTGGGTTGATTAAGGCAAAGGCTATTCTGTCTGATGTGTATACTCAGTTCGACGGGTCAGGTTGGAACAGTAGGTTTAAATACCGAACATTGGAATCAGTATCCATTTACGAGAGTAGCATTAAACTGTGCAATTCTACCATTGGAAGCAACTATATAGACAACCCAGTAGATTCTGGCAGAATTTCCTTCTGTGATATTTCTCTTTGTTCTAGCATAATGCTGCTGACGACTGAGGGAGCATCTGGTACGACGAAAGATATCGCTTTCGGCGTAATGAAACTTGCAAATTCCTGCATTAAGCTGAGCGATTGTGCATATATCTATGATGTAGGTGATAATCATTGTCTGCGTGAATCAAACATCCGTTATGCTACATTGGTGGGTAAGACACTAACTCTGACATCTGGTACCTTCCAGAACATGCATCTGTATGGTTCATTGACTCTGTTCACATCTTTGGCAAACCACCTCATCTTGAGTGGATTGGATGGAACCAATGTAGGAAATGGATTCGCCGCAAGCAATTATATTTCTGAGTTTGGGTCTTTCATTGTGGCAAACGACCATGGATATCCGATGATTTGGTCATTGGGTGGCGTTGGTATGTACATGAACAAGATGATTCTCGGAAACTGTGGTGTAAGCGGTGCTTCTGAACCTCATATTGGTGATGTCCTTACTGTCGTAGGTGTTGAAGGTAATTTGGCGACAGTTGCCTGGATGCCGGGTGGCACGAACGGAAAGTTTGGAACAATCAATTTGGAAGTGACGTTCAAGTGTGCTAATACTGGATGGGCACAGGGTGCAGGCGGCGAATATGCAATGAACCTGTGGGCTCTAAGAGACACCAGTAGGGCAGATTGCATTGTCCTAAATGGCGAGAATATTCCTAATAGTGGCAATGTGGTTGAGACCATGAATGGACGCCTTGGTAATAGCGATATTAAATTCAAGGTTGAGAATGGCCTGTTGGTGCTTGAAAACACGGGTAGCGACACCTATACGATTTCGGGAAGTGCAGCTTGCGCCGAAGTATCTAGGACTAACGTCGGCGAACCGACGAGTTCATCCTATGGCTGGAATATGTGGGATACTGATGACTTTATACCTATGCCTCTTGGTCATTATTCCGCTGCATTGAATACGGATAGTAATGTCGGTGCCAACGGTACTTACGACGATATGCTTAGGTATCTCATTTTGGGCTTTAAGAAGAGCGATGATGCACAAGGTGCTGGAGAGCTATGCGGCGTGACATTGGCTGAGGACCAAGAGTTGGTATGCAAGTATAGCGTGAATATCAATTATCGGAAGTCGTAATGAAGCTCTGCCAACTGAACCTGACAACGAAGTGCAACTTTTCCTGTCCAGAATGTCCGACAGGAGAGTGGCACAACTTTGTCGAAAAGCCTCAGTATATTGTGAAGAATGCGGACTTGTTCCGTTTTCTTCGCAAACTGCCGCCTGATGTATGGGAAGTCGAACTGACGGGTGGAGAACCCTCCCTGTATGACGGTATAGATGAATTGGTCAACTGGCTTGAACTTAACGGTTATCACGGCGAGATAAAGACAAACGGTTCACGCAAGATTCCTCGTATGGGTTCAATGAAGATGATATCGGCATGGCACAGATGGGACCAGAGGCCGATAGACTACGACATGATACTCATAGTCAAGAACCTGTTCGACCACGAGGCCGAGAAGATTCAGTATTGCGAGGACAACCACATCCCGTATAGGCTTACTGACCGTATTGGAGACCAGCACCCTCGGTACAGGCATGGCATCAAGGGCTACATTGGGGTAAACCCTGCTGGCTCAATCGTACCTTGCCCTAAGATGAGTGCGAATGACTCGATGCCTAGAATATCTGACAAAGAATACACATTGCCAAAGGGGTATATCTGCCCTTGGTGCAAGACGGGACAGGACTATGAGATATTTACAAAATGAAGCGGGTTATTTCCCGCTTTTTTGATATCTTTTTTATCTCCATTATATAAACTATATGTGAAATTGAGTCCATTACAGGGATTTTAGTATGAATATGCCGCAAATTGTGCTCGAAGCCATGTCCCCCAAAGATATTGACAAGGCAGTCAAGGCAGACGCCAGAGAGAACTTTCAGAAGCTGATAAGCTATACGTTCCCGATAACCGAGGAAATGGCGAAAAACGCCCACTCGTACGAGATTGAGAAGCGGGTAACAGAAGAGCATCAGCCAGTCACCTTTGAATGGGTTGCCAAACACTATTCGGACCGTGATGTCGGCATGATGATTGACCTTGCCAAAAGCATTCTGCCGAAGAAGCGTGTACGCAGCATTTTCTTCAGTACGAAGAGTCCGAAGGAACAGGCGTATTACGCCCGACAGTATCATGAACTTGCCGCACTTAAATGTGATGATGGTTCGGACGGCGTTAAGGACGTGCCGACCGTATTCGAGCGGTTCTTGAAGCTTATCGGTAAGAAATTGAACGAGAAGGCGGATAACACCTTTGTTACTACGTATGATAAAGAAGGTGTACCCACAACGAAGAAGCTGGATGGTGAGGCTCAGCTCAACGAAGTCGCTGGAAGCTACTATAGCGTGCTCGAAGAGGCATTGAAGACCAACTATGTCTCTGTCATGAAGCAGATGAGTACCCAGAAGTATACCGAATCTGAGGATGTCGGTAGATATGCGGCTTTCCTCAGGTACATCTTCCAGTATGTGGACGATGCACGTACGCAGAGGAACCCATCTACTGGCGAGAAAAAGCAAATGCCCCTGAAGGAGCTCTTCGGCATGGGTAGCGAGAACCTCGCTAGGAAAGTGTTGTCGCCGATTTCTGGAAGCTCTTTGGGTGCTAAGACTAACTGGGGTTCTGTTCTCAATGCGGGTAATGCCATACTGAAGAGAATCGACCCGTCGAGGCTGACTAACAGTAACCTGGATGATATCTATATCTATCCTCAGTATGTCGTCGATGTGCTGTCTCTGACGAATGAGACTATACCGAGGTTCTGCGCCGTGTTGAAAAACCACAATTACGGTGACATTGCCGAAGCGTTGAGTAATGGAAAGCCTACTGGTAAGGCACAGAACACGAAGCTTGACATTACGTCATCTCGCCTTATTGCGGCGTTGAAGGACAAGGGAGTCATCAGTGACTGCCTCAAGGCAGACCTTGCTGATGTTTTCAAGAAGTGGGGAGACAGCTGGGTGACTCAGGAACCTAGCGGCAATGTCACTATTTCGTTGGATAAAACCCTTGCTGAAAGGCCGAAGATGGATAATGCTGATGAGAATACTGTCAGAGCAGTCGGTGTCGCAATTGGCCAGCCTAAAAAGCGTTCTAATACCTTCCGTGAATATACGGGCGAAGACATTGTCGACCAGGCTCATAGGGACATGACCGTAGCTAAGGCTACGGTTGTCAAGAACCTTAGCCAGGAAAAGATTGATGCGGAACTCGAACGTATGAAGATGGAAGGCGTTCCGCTTTCTCAGAGACTGGACAACTTGAAGACTGATGAGGGAATCGGTAAGGCCGAAGATAAGCTCGGACGTGATATTGGCAAGGATATGAAGGCCGCTAAGAACTATAAAGGCGACGCCGCTGAGACAAGTGTCGTGTTCTTTACGGATGACGGTAAATCTCACACATACAAGGTTGGTCCTCAGATTGATATCCAGCTTGCCAAAGATGTCGTCCCGAATGTTTTCTTCCGTAAATCGCAGGCTGGTGTCTACTTCATCGCTATTCCGCACGGAGTTGCATTTGCCACCATGCAGAATAAAGAAGGTGAAATCATTCGCAACGATACGCCTGATACCTTGACCGATGGATTGACCTGCAATAATAAGAGGGCTATCTTCGCCTCGGTGAAGGAATTGATGAATTCAGCTATCGGTAGGTATAGCAGGGCTGTTGCTCATGATGGAAAAACAGGTCGAATTCGTTTCAGCTCACCTGCAGCGAATAACGCATATGCCCAGGTTCTTGCTGCCTTGAAGGAAATGAAGGCTCAGGACCTGGCGTTCCCTGATGTAAAAGTAACGGACATGACTGGTCTAGTCACCTTGTTTAAGAGCATTCTTTCGGTGACTGTTCCTGATGAGGAGAATATCAATGAGATTCTAAAGCCGTTCTCGACCCCAGGAAACGACTTGACGATGACTGTTGAGACGTACAATCCTGCTACTGGAAAATTCGTATTCAATACTAAGGCGTCCCCGAAAACGCTAGTCACCCACTTGAAGGAGATGTACAACCTTGGTAGTCCAAAGGTTGTTATGAACGTCTTGAACGTGCTCGTTCCAAATAGGTGGAACCTGAGCGAATGGAACTACTCTAACGTAGTGAGAGCCGCAAAGGCGATGAATGCTGAGGGTGATGAGGACGAAGGCGATGCCCAGAATGCGTATTATGGAGACCTGAACGACGCTTTTAAGAAAGCGTATGAAAGGGTGTTCCCTAATCCAGATGAGGCAAACTTCGATTTGGAACATACGAAGGATTTGCGAGATGAAATCGTCGCTGAATTGGCTGAGTATGGAAACAACGAGGCCGCACGAGATGTCTTGAAGATAAAATTCAGTGATTTTACCGATTTCACCCGTCAGCTGGAAAATGTTGGCAAGTATAATGATGCCGATACGGATGGCCAGCCAGACGATGGCACGGATAGTGTCGATTATTTTGATGACCATGCCGTCGTTGACGAAAATGGCTATAACAGCTATGAGAATTACAATGACGCTATGTCTCACGTCGATGCACAAGAAGACGAGGAATCGATTCCTGACACAAGTGCATTCGGCGATGATGATAGCAATCTAGCACAGAGAGCGCTCGACTCTGCAATAAGGACGGTGTGCGGAACGACTGAGCCTTCTTCTATTGATGCCGCCCGTACTTCCCGTATACAAACTACGCTTGCAAAACTTTTGGTCAAACTTCAGTCCAAAGGCTTCATTCGCATTAAAATTGCTCATGCAGTACAATCTATTCAGTTCAAGAATTATGCCGATTTCAGGAATAAGTACTGGTCTATTGTTGCGGATGCGATTGAAAAACGTCCTGGTGTTAGCGATAACCGTCTCCGTATGGATAAATTTGTCGAGGATGACATCAACGCTTATGCTAAGCCGATGTACTTTACCAAGCAAATCTTGCGTTCAGGCTTGGATGATGCCGCCTATAATGGAAGTGACCGTATGGTTATTCCAGTAATGGGTGCGTTGATGATTAAATATGCGACGGAGCACGCAATCAAGAACAATAGTCTTGAGCAATTGTTCGACCGTGACGACCTGGTTGAATCGTTCAACGAGAATTTCACTAAGGAATATGACGAGAAGAAATCGGCAGGTACACCTGATTTTAATGCATATGCTGCGATGAAGCAGAAAATCGACGCTGACCCAGAATACATCACGAAGGTTGCCAATATTGTCGTGAAGAATGCCGATGGTGTTGTCAAGGATGTGATGGGAGTTCCTGTCGGTAGCGGAAGTATGCCTGTTCAGTTCGATGCCCAGACTGCAAGGACGCCTGGTTCGCCGGGTCGAGTGCTTGTAGACTTCTGCCTGTACAATGTCGAAAGCGACAAAACGGCGGAAAGGAATAGGCTGCATGAGGCATTCGGTGCCAGCAACAGTATCCGTATCATGTTGGAGAAATTGCGTCGTTCTGTTCCGAGTGAGTGCTTGTCTATCGACTACGGCAACGTTCCAAACGGTCCAGGAAAATTGGATACGATGGACGCAAAGAAGATTGAAGAAAGTGAATGGTCAAATCTGAAGTCATATTACGGACGTGCTTCGATTTGGAAGGATAGGTACAGTAGCCTTAAATCCAAAATCGATGACATTTACAGGCTTGGTAGTCCAGACGCCTTCGAGGTGGATGCGGGCGATACTTCTCCGTATAAGTACGACAATAAAATGATTGACCTTGGAGCGGTTCATGATTTCTTTACGAGCCTGATGACGTTGGCTAGTACGTACAATGACCTCGGTGCCAGTGAGAAGAACGGAAGCGTTACTGAAAGACAGGTTGCTCGTCAGATGACTCTAAACAATGAGGTGCAACGCCAGAAGGTGCTCATCAATTCTCATTTCATGAAGTTGAAGGCTTCGTTTGATAGCATATACAATGGAGTGAAGAATGGTGGTACGTTGACCGAGAAGCAGAAGAACATTGTTGATATGGTGATGCATGAGGTCGTGCTGAACCCGATGAACGTGCTTATCAACAATAACGCAAGGCTCATCACGGCATTCGCCTACTATGAAGCCCTCGTCGGTATGAAGGGCGAACGTGACCTGTCGCCAACGGGACGGGAATATGGCTTTGGTAGTGATGCTGCTAAGGGTCTTGGTAAGGAAGGCGAGATTGTTGGCCGTAATTCTGCGGTTGATACAGCTGACGCTGGTCTGCAGCTGGTTTATACAATCATGGGGACGAAGGGTATCCGTGAAAAGGCGGCTCAGATTGAAAAACATATCAGCCCAGAGAAGGCTAAGTCCGACTTTGAGGAGTATTTCGCTGAGTTCGGAAGTCAGTATCCAACCGCTGTTGACCTCTTGAACAGCGTATCCACTAAGGAAGAGCTCAAAAAGAAGAAGGGCGATAGGATGTTCTTCTGTGACTATGCGGGTGATATTCCGAAGAGAATCACTGAATCCGAAAGCCTGTACATGGCACGAGTCCGCCAAATTCGTACGAGCGAAATGATACTGCTTATGTTCAATCTGTCTTCTGATATCCTGAACTCTGTGAATGGACACGGATACGGAAATGACATGAATGAATACCATCGTATCATGGCCGCTCAGGGTGGATTGGTGAACTCCGATGCAATGGCTGACGGAAGCATTGAGATACTATCCAAGAAACTTCTGAATGAGCTTGTTAATGTTGATGCCGAGCTTGCATTGGCAACTGATGCTGTTTCGAAACGTGGCGGTAATAACCCTGCCGAAAAGGCTCGTGGCGTTCTGCGTGGTAGGGAAAAGTATCCGCAGAACAAGACGAATGAGTTTATCGATGAGCTTGTCAGCGATGATAAGCTTGACGTTAACAAAATGCAGGACCTGCTCGTTGAAATGGGCCGTGATGGAAATCCCACCCTCGTTGGCGGCGGTAGTGCGATGAACCTTGATGCAAGCTTGGATGTATTGGACGTAGGGGATAACAATATGCTTATCCACTCCAACAACAAACTCAAGTTGCGCCAGGGCGATTTCCTTGTCATTCGTGCAGGTAATGCTGTCCGAGTGGCGAACGTGCAGGCTGTTGCAGGCGACGCTAAACTGAGGAACTACTATATTGACCGAGTGTATGACCTCAAGGTTGGCGACGAGAAAGTTCCGTTCAGCCGCTTCCAGTCAAGAAACGTACTTTCTCCTCGTGATTTGATGGATAGATTCGACGATGTCATCGTAACATTGGGCGAATGGCATGATGATTACCCGGATTTTGTCCCTGCGGATATCATACACAAACTTATCGTGTTGAACCAGGTATACCGTACGTCTGCATGTTCTGATGTGATGAAGTCAGCAGTTTCTTACTATGCATGGCGTGCCAGCAATTACCGAGAAGAGAGCCTCAAGCCACAAGAAATTGTGTTCAAGGGTGCTCCTATTAACGGTTCGGTTGTGAGAAAGCTTGTCCTGGCGATAGTTGAAGACTTGAAGAAGTTCGGTCGTGGCGGTGAGCTTGAACATCTGGACCGTTATGACACGATTTGGAATATGCTGCCTGATGATTTCAGGGAAGTTGCGGCTCAGTTCAATCTCAGCATCGGTTCTCCGTCTGCTGGCAAGGAAGAGGCCAAGGATTACTCCAACATCGTGAAAGCAACAAGTCTTGACCTGAACCAGAAAAACATCATGTCTAGTCTCGTTGCCGCTATCGGAAAGCGCTATGGACGTGTGAAGCTTGCATATATCGACAAGGCATTGCAAAAGCCAGAAATCAAGCAAAACTACAATATCAACGACGCCGAGGTCCAGAATATGCGTTCCGCACTCAACGGTGAATACAAGAATGAACTTGATAATATCATCAAGGAACATGCATGGCGTATTGCCGAAGCGCTTGTCAAGGCATATAAGAACTCGGATGACACCCCGACGTTCGATGGCGCTATCCAATACATCAAGGATAATTTGAAGAGCGCTAACCCACTCCTCAGAGACAATCCTGATGAATTTGGCGAATATGTCCGTAGCAACTTTGCCGTGAAGGTGAAGTATATTCTCGGAATCCGCTAGTGCATTAGACATATTTAACAGAGCCACCGTTGAAATAACGGTGGCTCTTTTATATTGTGTTCCAGGGGCATCCCCATTTGTTTCGGCGTTATAAACTATAGGTAAAATAGCCTATTACCACATTATGTCGATGCTTGATGCTGATTTTGATTTTACTGATGAGGAATTGGAGGAGATGGAGAAGGCCGCCTCTGATGCAGAAGCTGCGGAAAAAGAGGCTGATGCCGAGAAAGAAAAAGCTGCCGCCGACTCATTTTTCTCATCACAGGAAGCAGATGTTTCTGAATCTGACTTGGATGCATCCTTGTCTGAAGATGAGGACGAAATGTTTAGTGGTGTAGAAGGCGAGGACTCTGATATCTCCTCTGTCGATGAGAACGAGGAGTTTTTAGCTGACTTGGGCCCGCTGGATGAAGATAAAGGTGGAAAAAGAACGAAAAGTATATTCGATTTGGGAGGATTTCGGAAAAAAGGGCGCCCTGGCCCAAGCCGTTCTAGGAGGCGTGAGGAGGAAGTCTACGATGATGATAATGATGGTAGGCCTGAACCATCAGTCTACATACCGCTTGGCGAATCATTGAAGCAGGCCGCAGAGGACAATGATGTTGACTATGCTGACGTTTTCTCGTTCATCATGGCGATAGACTCATCGGCAAACAAGACGATTTCTACCAAGTACGATTCTACTGTATACAGCGACGATTGTGACTATTTTGTACAGTTCCTATCAAAAGTATTTCAGGCCAATAGTCAGAGGACATTGAGTATCATCGTTTCGGAAGTCATATCTTACCTCAAAAGGAATGCGGGTATGACCTTTACGGCGATTGATATCATCATGTATTGCAACGAGCTGTATGCTCAGGTTGAAGACAAGGTCCAGGTATTCTCTTTTAACGCTATTGGATACACCAAGATGAGAGTCCTGGTGGAAAATGCGTTCATTATTGAGTATTTGAATAACATCGGAATTTCTAAGGACCTGAAAGTCGGAAACAATGTAGACGATGCGGTTAATGGTGTCATCCAACTGGCAGTGGCGGTTGCCTATCACATGTACGAGAACATGCTTGGCGATTCCGTTGAAAAGTATAGTATGGCTTACAAGAGAATAGAAACCGATAAGCCAGAAATGCTCAATGTAATCGAGGAAGGTGATTACGAGTCGTTCTATAAGATGTTGAGGACTTTTGGAGGTTCTGGGACTATTGGCATAGACATTCGTGATATCGACCTGAATGTGGAGTCATATTCTCCTGGCGAGGCCGCCGCTCTCTATGCGGCAGTAATAGCAAAAATGGACGAATTCGCCGCAAAGTATCACCGTACGTATGACAACGAGGATGTCGAACGTGTAGTTGACAGCATCGTTAGTAGGGGTTACCGAGCTTCGCAGACGAATGCGATAGAGTATTATTGCGATGAGCTGTTCAACCCCAAGAAGGCCGTAAAGAAGAGCGACGACAAGGATACGGTAAGTGTTGACAATGGGATGAACATTGCGACGAAGGCTTATATTCCAGCGGGTTACGGCCTGAGTAAGTCTCACATCGAGATAAACAAGCCTTATACGGAAGTGTTCGGCATTCCCTTCATCAACATACGCCATCCGCTGTTCAAGACGATTGCGATGAGGTATAGCAAGAAGTATACCAATACCAAGGCCAAGAAATCTAATGGAAAACTAAGTGCCATGGACAAGGTGTTGGAGAAGCGCTTGCGTGACGTTGAGGTAAATGCGGATAAGGCCGAGCGTCAGCTGATTAAGGAAATCAAGAAGGGAAGCCTCATGTCTAAATTCTTGATAGGCGACACCAAAAAGGATACTCAGGTCGAGGGAGAAGGTTTGGGTCTAGTGTCTACCATCGAGAAGGGTCTCCGCAAGGTCACCTCGTTTGCATCAAATCCGAGACTCGTCAAGAACATATTGAAGCTCATCAAGATGGCCATGGACGGTGAGGAAACCCCTGTGTCAAGGAACACTCTTGTGGTTGCAACTAACAGGATGAATGCTTATGACAGGAACCCGCTTGTTTCTAACTACGAGAATGACCAGTATACTAATGTCAGGGTTGTCAACCCGACTAAGCCAGAGAAGAGTGCCGCTGTATCGAAGAAGTATTTGAAGCAGTTCTATGATATCGTAAATCCGTTGGAGAATGCTGACGAATATATTGCCTGTGGTGCGTTCTCGGCAAATCTGGTGAACGGATTTGAGGGAAGGGGTATGTTCAAGGCGCAGCTGAATACGGTCTCTGGCGGGGCTATTGACCCGAGCGCCGTGTCCGATGCTGCCATAACCCTGTTCCGTCAGGATATCTTGGCACACGGTGGATATCCGTACACTTACGTGTTGACTGACCAGTTCACTGGCGAGAACAACCAGGTATACAAGATAACCCGTAACAACAATTTCTTCGGCGACCTTATAAGGCTCGATGTGGACCTTGTTGCTATACATGTCAAGAAGGCGGGTATAGATGGAATTTTCATCATGGAGAACCATGATGCGGAAGTGCTGTTTAGCTAGGTGGAATGTATGAACGAGAAGAAAATCTTTATGGAAGCCGTAGGCAATTTCGGTCTCACCGTACGACAGTACGAGAGCATTTCTCGGCTGTATGACGTGTGTTTCGAGGCGACGATGAAGGACCTATCGGGACCCGTAGACAATCTCAGAAAGTACAGGAGCAAGGCACTCATGTTCCATTACAACGACCTGACGAGGAACCCGAAAACTGGACATGCTGTTGTTCACTTCGTCGTTCCGTCGGCAAGCAATGAGAAGAATTACGACGTCTACATCGAGTTCATCCCGAAAGATGGAACTTTGTTCAGCATGGCCCAGGGCCCGATGACTCCAGCAAAGAAGATTGGTTTGCTGCGTTCGTGCGATGTGAAGGTGTTCTGCACATGTCCTGACTTCAACTGGTCTGGCATGAAGTATAACCTAAAGCATATTTACGACAGCTACCTTTCTGGATACGAGTCCATTGAAGGTGTTCCGCCTGGTGGTGAGGATATTCCTCCCAATGTTAAAGACCCTCATCACAAGAATAGGGTGTGCAAGCACTTGCTTGCGGCGTTTAATGCAGTTATGACGAACTGGATGACCATTATCAAGGCAGCCAAGAACTATCGTATAACAGATGAGCCGCCAGTGAACGAGGAACCTGTCGAGGAAACCCCGATAGAACAGGCTCCGGCAGAAACACCAGCGGCTACTCCCGAAGTAGACGAGAATATCTCGCCTGACGAAAACGGAATTTAGTTTTAAAAACGTATTTTAGTGTATGGGCCAGCATTGAGCGATGGTGGCCTGACGCTCTCTATTATAAACTATATACGAATGTAATGATTATTGTGGTTTTCGGTGATGTCAATACCAGGACTTAAAGACAATGATGCACGCTCGCTCATAAGCTATCTGCTTAATGGCGACTCCACAAACGTGGAGAAGTTGGTCAATGCCTATATGGAGTCCGCATATAGCATCTGCACGAAAGAGAAGACCAAGATAGTCATGGAAAGTATTAACTCACCCAAGAAGGCGTGAGTAGGGGAAGCGTCATGGGAAAGATGCGTGAAATCATTGGCGTACCGAATTTCAACGACAGTAAAGTGACTGTTGCGGAACGCACCGACTTGTATGGAAATAAGGTTAAAAGGCTTATCCTGGAAGGCACCGCTATCGTGTGTGACGAACCAGGTATTAACGGTCGTTCATATCCTCGTGCAATCATCGCCAGGGAAGTTGAAAAGCTGAACAGGACGAAGATACCTCTTGGACGACTCGCCGCTGAATTGAACCACCCCCGTGTCGACATGGAAGGAAATCCGAAGGATTACCCGATTTTCGAGATGAACCTTTGGAAGACTTGTGCCGTCATCGAGGAACTCCGAATGGACGGAAAGAATCTGTACTGTCGAATGGTTGTTGCCGAGGATACCGACGCTGGTCGAAACCTTGCAGGCCTCATCAAGGCTGGCTACACTCCTGGCTACTCCCTGCGTGGTGCGGGTGATACCATCGAGCTTCCCACTGGCTATGAAGAAATCGACCCTGATTATGTATTGATTACTGTTGACGTTGTTGGAAACCCGAGCTTCGACAACAAGGCTCTCATCACGAGTCATTTCGAAAGCGACGCTGGAAAGAAGAAGGCACACAAGATTCTTACCGAGAGCATCAATCGCTATGGAAAGGAAGTTGCCTTGAATTACAGCCTGCGTAATAAGAATTTCCTAACTGACCGTTATCATTGCTACAACAGGGAAGCTCTACTCAACAATTTGCGTGGATAAGGTGACAAACTATGGAACTGTCAAACATTTTAACAGAAGAAGAACTTGGTAGCATCGCCCCTTCGATTGTTGCGAAGATTGAAGCGAGCTGCAACAAGGCGATAGCCGACTACGAGGCGAAGGGCGACCGGCAGTTCAAGTCCTTGGTCGAGGCCGTGTCTGGACAATTTGATGCGTTGGTAAAGCCAGCTGTTCAGAAGAAGGTGGACAGCATGGGCGATAACGCTGTCAAGGGTAAGCTTTTCGAGGCTTTGCAGAAGATTGTGAATGTTCTTGAAGAATGCCAGATAGAGACCACGCAGGAAAGGGAAGCGAAGAAGGCTGTTGCCCAGTTGAAGACGGAACTTCAGGAGAAGGTTGTCGAATACAAGCGTGCCATGAAGCAGCTTATGTACGCCAAGATTGCCGACAAGGTTCTCCGTGAGACCAACGGCTATCGTCCAGACCTCCAACAGAAGGCGGTCGAATACTTTACCAACCCTTCTCTGGACATTTCCCTAGACGACCTTAAACGTGAAGACATTTTCAACTACATCAATGGTATCGAAGACGACAAGATTTCGAGCAACGAGTTCAGCGGAATCGGTGAAATCAAGGCTCCTAACCAAGTCGATATGAATGAATTGAACGAGATAGCCGACAGCCTGATGCATGACGACATCATGGACAACGGACTGACGAACTATCGCAAGAACAACCTCGCCGTTAACGAAGTTAGGTATCCAGCTGGTGGAAACGCTGCTGTCGGCAAAAGGATGCGTCCTGCGCCCAAACTGGCCTCCGTAGGCTTCGGCAGCAAGTCTGCTGCATTTGAAGCCCTTGGGCAAGGACTATCCAAGAACAAGGTGTATAACAGCCCCGATGTTACCAAGGAAATGCTCGCCCAGCCGAGTTCGCTGGACAACGACGTTTCCGATGATGATGTCAGGCAAGCCCTGAGCGCAATGAACGTGTTCTCGTAACCAGTTTCCACTTTACACCAAACGAATGGGGGTCCTATCTCACGGGGACCCCCATTCAAATATTGTATTTTATATAACGATGAATCCTAAGCACGACGAACTCTGGAAACTCCCGCAAGACACGCTCGCTCTTGCATCGGAATATGACATATCTCCCGTTGTCAACGACGAGGAGATTGCTGGCATGGACTTCTTGACGGAGGAATCCGATGGCAAGGTAAACTACGACGAAATAAAGTACGAGATTCCGACGGATACGAAACAGATACTCCAAGCTAATGTGGAATACGGACTTTACGAGCTCTCCGAAGCCGACCGTGTATTGAAGGATAATGTCAAGTACATAAGTCTGAAATATATATGCAGGAACTTGAACCGTACGGTGGAATGGGTAATCGACAGGGATATCCTGCACAACCTATTCTACATTCTTGACAGCAACGGGGATAGGCTTTACCGTGAACCCGAGGTGGTGGAACGGTGTAAGTTTCTGGCCATCGAGTTTAGAAGGAAGGACCTTCCGTTCTCCACGTTCGGTAGGATGGAAGCCGCTGAATATCTCGGGGTATCACAGGGAAAGTTCGAGTCTATCGTGAAGGATATTCCGTTCAAGGAACAACTTTCTACCGACGGCGAAAAGCACGTAGTGTACTACAAGAAGGACCTTGATGTTTACTACCGTCATCACAATTTCTTGGACATTGTCGCAAAGGCCAATGCAACCATTTCTTTCGAGGATGTCGTAGATATAATCGGAAACGTGTCGAAATCTAACGAGTTCTTCGCCGTGTACAAGCCGAGAAAGATGAAGACGATGGATGGCTATGTGACAGACAGGTACTCGTCCGATGACGTAAGGAAATTCATCGATTCGCACAAAGGCGACACATCTATCTACAACCCGTTGAAGGATGTCATTTCTAGCGACATGGCTAGGATATACATTGGGGCTACCAAGAAGGAATGGTTGCGTGCCAGGTACGAGAAGAAGCTGATACGCCCAGTCAGGAAGGCAAACGGTTCAAAGCTTAGTAGACCTGGAAAGGGATTCGCTATGTTCCTCGTGGATGACCTCGACAGGTACATGTATGAAAGGGATTGCGGCGAACTGTATGGACTCGGAAAGGAGTTCATAACGAGAAAGCATATCAAGAACAGATACGGTGTCAATGACAAGTGGATTGACACTTACGCAAAGGACAGCGACAAGGTTCATGTAAAACTGGCTTCGGGAAACGTGATGACATGGGCGACCTATCATTCCAGCAAGGTGAAGGAAGTGATGGTGGGTATCAACTATGTAGATATCGAGGCTTTAATCAAGGGTGGAAACTTCATCGACATAACCCGTGAATTTATCAGGAAGAAGTTGAAGATTGACAAGGAGGAGAACGCAAAGCGCTACAAGAAGGGCAAGTTCTCCATCCTGATGATGCACAAGAAGTTTGTCGAGATGAGGAAGAAGAGTCCGTATCAGTACCACGAGGTAACCGACGACGATGTCACCCTCGCTCTCGATACGAAGATTAACGAACCCCGATTGGTCATGGCCGAAAAGAAACGTCTCCTTAAAAAGATTAAGCAGAAGGAAATCGAGCATGATAACAAGATGAGGGAGATACTCGGTCTGACACCAGTCAAGTGTCCTGGAGTCACCAGCAACGATGTCGTCAAGTCGTTGACGTCGCCGCAGGTGTTCCGATGCATATACAAGAGGGGCGAGGTTGACCTTTACAAGCGGTTTGATGGCGGATACAAGACGTATGATTATGTCTACCACCCGAACCATTACTTCACTAGGAAGCACAGTGCCGACAGGGTTTCCCTGAGTGTCAAGGCGTTGTTCTCGGGCATGTTCAAGATGGAGGAGGAAACATTCAGTTGTCCCCCAGATTGGTTTGTATATATGGACAGCTCGACCTGCATATCGGATATCTTCTGGAAGGAAAAACTCGATAGGCTCCCGAGCGATGTCGGCATGGTTGGTACTTACGGTTGGAAGACGGTGCCTGCCTCGTTCAACTGGCACGAGAGCCATGATTCTTACGGATGCTACGAGGGAATGTCGATTAAGGACAACAGCACGAGGAAAATCGTTGGTGAACTCGGGTTCGGTGAACTTACGGACGTGGCAATTCTTGGTGGGCCTGTATTCGCAATAAGGGCGAGCATGATACAAGACATCCTCCGTGTCCGTATATTGAACGGGTATGTCATAGGTGACGACCATATTGCGGCTGAGTTGTCTATGTTCTGCCACGAGTGCCGCCAGAGGGTGTGTGTAATTGACACGAATGTCGTAACCTGTATAGATTACATGGATTACGTGGGCGGAGAGGACTGGGATGAGGACCAGATTAACTTTGTTTTGCGTTGGCAGCACCGTCTGTCAAAGATGAGGGAAGCCCCGACATTATAAACTATGAATGATTAGACTATATGTCGGAGTTCATAGGTATGAATAACAACAGCACGTTTGCGTATGTCCACACGGAAAGCGGACCAGTAAAACCTGCAAAGGCGGTACCCATCGAGACGATGAGGAACATTGTCGCTTCCATCCAGGGCAAACATGTCCGTGGAGAAAAAGGAACTAACTGGGCTGACCTCGCCAAGAAGGTGAACAAGGATTGCAACCCGCACGGATATACAACGATACAGACAATTTTGAATAAGGTGTTGACCGAGGCTGCCGCCCAGTCTGTCGGAAAGTCTGTGTTCCGACTTGACCTTGGAAACGTGGTGTGTGACTCTGCTCATGCAAAGTTCAAGATGAACAGGCGAAACCATTCTGTCGTAGTGGATATGCTCTATCCTAACGACAATGGCAATATCACTATTCGATACAATGTCGATGACGTGGCTGCAAAGATGTTCGAGCTTTCCCTTGATTCGGAACACTATATCAACGGTTTCGGTATGACTATCATTAAGTGCTGTGACGATGCCATCAAGGAAGCCGAGGAAATGACCGAGGAAGAAGACATCTACTCGACCGAAAATGGATACCAGCCGATAATGTCAGCAGATATGCGTGGTCTTCTCAGCATTGCCAACTCCATAATGGAATCTCAGGTTGCTGTTGATTCTAATGGATACGGTGAAGCTGACTTTAACGCTAATCCAGCCCCCGATGCCACCATGGGCGGCATGGGCGGCATGGGAAGCGGAACCCCTGGCGGTGAAGGTGGTCAAGGTGGTGGCGCAGCTTCTCTTGGTGGAAATTTGGAAAAGCCAGAGAACGAAGTGAATTTTGTCGACTTCTGCCTGGGAAACCTCGATACCTCGCAGCCGCTTGATAAGGCACAGCATGGTTCTTTTGCTAGGCTGACAGACATCCTTGCTGATAGGATGGCAATCGAATTGAAAAAGACTCAGAAGGGCGAAACGCTTACAGGAAAACAGATTGCTAACGGAACGCAGGGTATAAAGTCGGCGCTGAACGCTAATCAAAAGCTTACTCAATTCCAGGAATACTATCCGCAGTTCAAGGGAATGGTTTATGAAAAAGAAGCCCAAGCCCTTGCGAACTTCCTTGAGAGAACCGATGTGGACAACGCAATGGACTTCGAGGCGTGGCTATACAGCGATAAGACGATGCAGGAACTGGCAAAGCGTAAGGGTGTAGGACTGCAGACAGGAACCAAAGGCGATAACCAGGATGTCGCTCCCCTTCCAAGTGACGGAACGGAGGCCGCTGCAAACAATACTGCTATGGATGCTGGTATGGGCACTGGCATGGGTGGTATGGATGCTGGCATGGGCACTGGCATTGGCGGTATGGATTCTGGCATGGGCGCTGGCACGGATACTGGCATGGGCTTTGGCATGGGAACGGGAGTTGATAATACGGAAACAGCCCCCGCTGGCGATGGATTTGGCGGTCCTGACATAAACGATATTGGCCAATTGGACCAGATTAGTGAGAATACTAGCGAGGAACTGCCTAACTTAGGTGGTGAAGCAAATCAAACCGACCAAGTTGACTTAGGTCTCGACACTCAACCCACGGACGAGAATAATCCGCCTGCATAAGAGGTAGACTATGAGTACTGTAGTTGTTAACGCAAACCCGCTTAGCAGCGGAACCCCAGTAGCGGCAACCCTCTCTACCATAACGGGTATGGACCAGGGTACAGTGGCGGCAAAACTCGATGCTGAAATCCGTGACGAGGAAAATCGTCGAATGATGAATCCTTCTGCCTTCCCTGAATTGGATAGCCCTTACGAAGTGGCGAAGACCTCGATGAAAAATGTGAGGGCCGAACTGTTGAATCCTGAGATGGACCTTTCTAAAGAGCCTAGCGCAACTACTACTGAACAGGCGCCAGGTGCATCAGAATTCAGTGCTCAGACGATGGACGACTTGGATGCCATTGCCGATGTGGCAAACTCCATAAATCCAGACCCGTATGATGACATAAGTGGTGCAGACATTGCAATGAACCAACAGTCGGACCCAAGTTCTGTAAACGGTGATTCCGACCTTACTAATCAGTCACTTGATTTTATCAACTCAATTGAGCCTACGCCAGACCAGCCTGCCCCAGAGGTAGATTTGGTTCAAGGAGAGGAAACCACGGGAGATAATCAAGAGACGGAAGATAATCAAATCGAGGACGACCCAAATATGGCATTGGGCGGTGAGATTTAGGGGGCCTATATGGATTTCAATGATGTTCCTGAGCATGAACTGTTCGAAGCTATCAGCGGCGAGTCGATGATAGAGGAATACCAGCCAGATGACGACGGTGGTGTCATCGATGGATTCGAGATTGACGGGCAGACGAACTCTGGGCCGTTCGACGAGAATTTCAAACTGTATATAAAGAACCCGAATCAGATTGACGATGCCACCCTCGATGAACTGGGCAAGCTGATTGACGGCAAGTACAGTGACAACTTCCGAGACATTAAACACATCGTTGCTAAACCCGATACGGTGGAACAGCTCAAAAATGCGGATATGGTCGAGTACATAACATACGAGGGAATTCCTGTCGGCGTTCTTACCGTAAGCGACCCTACGAAGGAAAACTACATGAATATCGTCCCAGCGGAGACGTATTCCCTCCATAGCGCCTACAACCTTGATAACAGGCTCGAAATCGAGTATTTCGTCGTGTCGTCTGAGATGAATGAGTATCCTGTCGCACAGGAGCTGGTAAACCACCTCCTGGAACAGAAGATTGCCACGTTCATGGTATGCCCAGCGGACGACTTTTCGACTAACGAGTTGTTGAGGAAGGTCCACTACAAGTACGTCAAGACGTTCAGGATAGATGCGGTCGACTACGACATCAACCTGTATGTAAACCGAGAATAAAAAATATACTTTAATGATGAAACATCTACTAGGGTAGATTATGAACAACAACGAATACTTTGGACAGCCTCAGCAGCCGCAGCAACCTCAATACGCCCCTCAGCAGGGGTATCCTCAGCAGCCGCAGTACTATCCGCAACAGGGTTATCCCCAGCAGGGATATCCGCAACAGGGTTATCCGCAGCAGGGTTATCAACAGCCAGTCGGAAACCCTGGTATCATGCCCCCTGGTGCGTACCAGCAGCGCCCCCAGTTTGAAGGACAGGGGTATCAGCAGGGAAGACCGAACACGCTTCCTGGTGGTCAGAGAATCGTGGAATCTCCGTACGGAAACGATACCGATGCGGCAACACGGGACTACTGCAACCAGATTGATGCCGATGGACGACTCGAAGAGTTGAACAAAGCACTCGACATGATTAACGGAACCGCCGAAAATCCTGGCGTCGAGGGAAACATCTATGCTATGAACCAGAAGATGGAATCGGTCAGGAAAAACGGCAACACTGGAATCACCGACAGGCAGAATCTTTTTGCCGTCCTCAATTCCATGGAACAGTTGGCACAGATTGTTTCCGACCCTGCTTCTTGGTTCCCGCAAGGCAGTCAGGAACAAGTGCCGAAGTTCAAGCCGCTTCTCAGCAAACTTGCTGCGGGTCTTCGGAACTACATCGAGAAATTGAAGATGTTGAACTAATTCGTGGACATTGCTAATATGTATGAGGCGACCGTTGAGGTCGCCTTTTATTTTAGGCGAAATTGGGTACAGGGTTATAAACTATTGGTAAAGTTTTGCTGGTTACGTCATGTTTAAGGGAAAGAAAATAATTGGATTGCCGCCATATGAAGGAAGCTACACTGGAACCGTAGACGATGCGTATTTTCTAGCAACGATGAAGAAACCAGATGGTAGCGATGGTCGTCAGACCGTTCGTTTTAGTTTGGATGCGTTGCGTGAAGCTGCTCGTGGACCAAAGGGTGACCCAGGTGAAGACGGTAAAGACGGTGCAGCAGGCCCGACTGGTCCTACGGGTGCTACTGGTGACACGGGACCGACAGGTCCAACAGGTGCTACTGGCGAAACAGGCGATACAGGCCCAACGGGTCCGACAGGAGCTACTGGTGATACTGGCCCGACAGGTCCTACGGGACCAACTGGTCCAACAGGTCCGACTGGCCCGCAAGGAACAGCGGGTATCGACGGAAAGGACGGTAAGGACGGAAAGGATGGTGATATTGGTCCGACAGGTCCGACAGGCCCAACTGGCCCTCAGGGAACTGCTGGCACTAAGGGTGAGGACGGTAAAGACGGTGAACCAGGTCCTACGGGACCAACTGGTCCGACAGGTCCAACTGGCCCTCAGGGAACCGCAGGTGCCAAGGGTGAGGATGGTAAGGACGGTGAACCAGGACCGACAGGCCCGACAGGTCCACAAGGAACTGCAGGTACCGACGGCGATGATGGTGCAACTGGTCCAACTGGCCCGACAGGTGCAACTGGTCCGACAGGCCCGCAAGGAACAGCGGGTATTGACGGTGAAGATGGCGTAACAGGCCCTACGGGTCCAACAGGTCCGACAGGTCCAACTGGTCCCCAGGGAACCGCAGGTGCCAAGGGCGAGGACGGTGAAGACGGTGAACCAGGCCCATCTGGTCCTACGGGTCCGACAGGTCCAACTGGTCCGCAAGGAACGGCGGGTGTCGACGGAAAGGATGGTGCTGTTGGTCCGACGGGTCCGACAGGCCCTCAGGGAACTGCGGGTACCGACGGCGATGATGGTCCGACAGGCCCGACAGGTGCAACAGGTGCAACGGGTGCAACTGGCCCGACAGGTACCTCGTTTACGCTTGCAGAGGATGACCACCAAAGAGTGGAGGGAACAACCTTCTATTACATCGAGGCGAAGATTGAACAGCCGCTTACGGGAGCCGTTCCTGCATCGTGGGAAAACGATGGAATTCTCCATTTTGTTCTAAGTTCGTCAACGACGTAATCCTGAACGTAGTGTATCAACAGGAGTTGGATGATGGCTGCAAATGGACTTATAGTCTTCAACGGAGCTAATACTGGTGGGATATTCTATGGTAATATCCCCGTTGATGCGGTGTATTATGGCAATGTTCTTATATGGAAATTGATAAGCCTATTGATGGGTACGGACAGATTCGTATGTATTGAGTTCACGCCTGACCATGATATAGTGTCGAGTTCGCAAAATCCCGTTGCTATAACTGTTTTCATGAATACTAACGACTTTACTGATACGAACCCTCCAATGTTTATATTGGATGCGGCAGGCGTTACATGTGGATACAGTACGGTTGGAGTAGTCTCTGGTCAAGAGACTATCGATGGATGTACTGGATACAAGCGAACTAATACATTTCTTGATAACAAACTGTTTTTGCAGGCTGGTAAGAAATACTATATCTGCTACAAAAAAGGCCGATACACCGAGGCTAATGATTACTTTGCATATTATGATAAGCCAGGAAATTATAAGCTATACAATGTGTATGATGCTCATACCACTGTTCAGAATTTGATTGGGAAAAACAACATTGGTACGTTGACTTCGCTCGTTGATTTGATAGAGGCATCCCAAGACGATTTATTTATATGGGAAGGTAGTAACAGCGCAGGTATGACCCCAAATGATGAATACATTCGGAATGGCGATTCGTTGAGCAATTATGTTCCTGAATTGAATTTTGGCTCTAGCGACAAATATGAAGTTCTGAATCATATTCTGTTCATGGATAAAGGAGGTGGCCAATATGGTAGCCCTGGTGATAAATTTGTTATTACCGAAACTTATAGTACCGCAAGTGGCACCCCTGCGGGTGTTATAAGCAGAACGTCAAATTATACTACCCATGTGTGGATTCCTCCTTCGGCGAGTTTCTTTAGCAGAAAGGCGGATGCTTATAAGTATATTTTTGATGCTAATGTTCATCTATCTGATAATGATTCACAAGGAAAAGCACTTGTCTGGGGAAATAACTACATATATACCTACGGTGCATGCTATTCAAGAGGTAGTCAGTATCTAGGATATACCTGTTATGAGTCAAGAACTAACTCGTATATAGACGTCCCTGGCGATATAGCTAAGGTTAACCAAGACGAATTGTTTTATATTGAACAGAGTGTGGCGAGTTTGGTCGGTTCTAGTGAAGGATTGAAGATTAGAGGCAGCCAATCAGTAGACGCCGTTGCCATTGCTAATTCGAGTGATTCGGAGCCAAAGCAATTTGCTACAATAGCAGCTCAAATAAGTCACGGTACTGTATGGTTTGTTGGAGATAGTCTTTGGTACCCATTTGTGCCTAATAAGTTATATACAAAAACAGGCAGTTGGAATGCTACAATTACATCAACAACTCCATTAACATCTGAGCCGTCTAACCCAGCAACTAATGATGTTTATTACAAAGCAGGCAACGTAACCTGGGGTTCAATCGGTGATGAATGCATTGTTAAATGGGATGGCAGTTCATGGGTTAAAGTTAACACCTATGAGTATAGTAACTATCTCTCATATCAAGATGCACAAAACATGTTTAGCGATGCAAATACAAATGGTATCTTGACTGAATTTCAGCCTAGCCAACTATTCCAGTCAGAAAACGTAACCAATTTGGTTACGAAGGTAACGTCGAATGAAAACTTCGCTGCGGCAACAGTCCATGATGACAAAGAACACTATTTTGAGATTGTAGAGGGAACATAATGGCAGTTTACGCATTTAACAAGAAAACGAACGTCTTGGAGTTCAAATGTTCTAACAAGAATGTTCTGGATATCATACTATCGCAGAAGAAAAAGGATATCCGTGATTATGACATCTTACAGGAGTTTGGTATGAGGTATATATCAACCATTACCCATGTCGATGGGGTATGTATTTACAACAACAGGGAATACTGGTCGAAAACCGCTGTACAGAATCCGTTGACCCCAGAAAACTATTCTGAACACGAGGTGTTAGACTTTATTGGAAGGGCGGTTCCTTACGATAGGTATGTTGATGAATTGAACACGAATCTTAACCGTATCAGTGCGATTGATGGAACCATCGGTGAAGTCATATACAACATAGATATTGGCAATGAGATGATTGCGTTGTTCAAGGAAGAATGCCGTCTGACGAACTTCAGGGGAATTACTCCAATTGAGATTGCGGCAAAGCTGGCCCAGGCGTACACGCTTGTGTTGACGGGCTCCTTCCGTGAGGCGAAGACCGTATTTCAGGCGCTCGACACCGACCCGTTCCTTACCGAGGAACGTAAGCAGAAGTATATTGACATGCTTGATGCGGCTGATGCTATCGAATATGCGTCTGGCGACGACCTGATATTTACAACGGAAGAGAATACAGAGCCAGACCCAGAACTGGTCGAGTATGTCAGGGTCTATCTGATGGACCAGTCTAGCGACATGAGTAAGGAACACACGTTCTACTATGCGGCGATGAAACAGCCAGACGAAACGAAGAAACCGAGATTCCAGGATGGCGACAAACTCATCTATGTAATTCGCCATGCTGAACGTGACAGCGACAGCAGTTCAACAACCGACATCAACGATACTGGTGTAGCTCGTGCAAACGGCATCGGAAAGATACTGGCTTATGGAAACTCTCCGTCTAGCTCGGAAAGTTCTATAACTATCACGATTGAACCGAACGATGCCCATTACTTTGCAAATGACTTGGTAAGATGTAAACATACGGCACAGTGCATTGCGAGTGGACGTGGTGACACTGACAGTGCTGCATCGGACTACTCTGGAATTACCGAGGAAGCCGAACTTCTCTACGGATACCGTTATCTGCAGAGTCATCCAAGCTCAGGCACAACGGACTTGTTGAAGACATATTGTCATACCCCAGAAGACCTTACATCCGAACAGTTGGGTTACATCGGGGTTTCAACGGTGGAAGAGGCACGGGCCAAGCTCGTGTCCGACACCAACCGTTTCATCAACGAGATAATCGCCAAGGCTGACAAGACGCTCAACTTCTTCGTCACTAGCGACTATTTCGTCGGATGTATGCAGGCGGGTGTTACCAACTATGGTTATGACCAGTCTGGTAACAATCCATGGGTCAACTGGTGCTCTGGCGTGTGTATAGTTGCCCATACGGACGGTACATACGACGCATTTGCGGTGAAGTGTAACAAGAAATAAATGTGAAAACACAGCCGTTCAGTCAACTGGACGGCATTTTTGTATCCGCAAGTGTATAAACTATAAGTGAAAATTAACCGATAATGGGTTACCATGTTTAGCAAGAAAGCGGTTTTTGAATCTTATCTCGAACAACTCGGCCTTAACAAGACGGCCTTTGAAGCGGTAAAGAGCATCAACGGTGTCCTGTTTGAAGGCATCGATGACTTGCTTGATGATATGGATGAGAATATTGAGGTGTCCTCAGTTCCCGAGGCTGTTCCTGAGGTAGAGAAAGTTGAAGAGGAACCTGCTCAGAAGAAAGCGGAATATACACCCGACGAGTTGGCATCTAGGATGAATATCCCGTTTAATGCGGCCTGGAGACTTGCTATTTCCTGGGCCCACACCGAGCCGAGGTTTGACTTTTTCTGGGATGAGTCTGGATACCCCTTGACGGCGTTCATGATTCCGTCTGGCGACGGGAAGAATGTGTATTTCTCTCCAGAGACGGTGATATACGAAATAAGTACTGATTCGGAAGACGGCGTTCCTAAGTATGTATACCAGACGGCGACAAACCCAGTCAGGATGAGCGAGGATATCTACAACAGGATAGTGAGCTACTATGGAGAACATGGTCGTGGCGATACAGGCGACCTTAGTGATATCCCCTTTGTTGATATTAAGCGTTTGGCTCTTGGCAATGCCCTTCATCAAGCGGGCGAGGACGCTCCTAACCTTGGCGTTCAATGCACCGTTCACCTCGACCCTGAAGCCATTATGCTTTCGAACGACGCATACAAAATAGATGAGAAAGGTGGTATTTTCGCAGATACAGAAAAGCTGAGGTCCCTTGAAAAGGAATATCACATGCATGTTGAAAGCATGCAGATTGTGTTGTTGAAGGAATGGAGTGATGCCAACGACAAGTATTACGTTGACGGAACTACTGGTCTTATCTATGATGTCACCCGTGATACGAGGATGATGGGTAAGAACGACACTCTGGCTCCTCTTAACGCCAAGCCGACCCCAGATAAGAAAAGGAAACAGTCAGCAACACTGCGTCTTGGTACGAGGCTTATCGACTGGGCTAAGACCCAGGACATGTTTAGGCTGTTGTTGAAGCCTAATGCCGCTGGTGTTCCCAAGAATGTTTACACGAATACGATATACCAGGTACCAAACGATGGTAATATCGAAGGTATTTCGGGAACCTCTCCTTATGTTTACATGGATGATGACAATTACGCAAGTTATGTCAACGCTAACCCAGGATTCGACCAGAGCCAGGTAAAGAAATATGGCGTCGATGCATTGAACAACCTTGTTAAGACGGAATACGAGAGACGAAGCACGTCAGACACGTCCGCATACAATGAGTATGGATACGACTCCAACGGATGGGTCAATAACATCGAATGCGAAGTCGCTAGTGAAGATGCCAGGATGTATAAGTTGAAGGACTCCGTCATAAAGGCAATTAAACGTGCTTATGGCAGCGAGCTCGAAGGAATAAACAATTATGTCGCTGGTAAGAACATCATCACCGTCGGCGGTAAGATGGATTTGGATGGAAACGTAGTAGGCGGTGTTGATTGCCACCCGCTAGTTTACTTGGGACGTAGCCAAGGTGGATATTTGGCTCCTCGTCTTGTCGCAGTGTTTGATGAAACTTGCTGTAAGCCAGGTGAACCTCTGTCAAAGATTGTAGGCGAGAGCGGCCTTCGTAACGGAACGCCGACCATCTTGGGATTTGCTACAATCCTGAATGGCTGTAACCTATCAAAGAAAGGAGATTTTGTAATCAACGACTGCTTTTTGGAGAATGTTGATATCTCTGGAAGTACGGGTTTTGTTAAAATCGGTTCTAGGACAACTGCCCCGAATACGGCTCGCACGGTTAATGCTCCTGTGAGGACCGTAGTAAAGAACACCATCATATCTGTTGGAAACCATGGCGCCGATATGACGCTTCCCAATAACCAGATTTACGGGGAAATGTCTAAAGGTATGCGTGGAGTAACCATCGCCAACTCAGTTGTTGAGGATTCTATCATTGAGAATGGTTATGCAGAAATCATAGCTTGTCACCTCACTAACTTGAATATGAGCAACGATGGCGAAAAACGCCTGAAAGGCTGGAATAGCGAAGATGCGAGCAATGTTAAGTTCAAGGGTGACAACCTGATTAGTGTATACGGCGATGCTCGGTATGAAGCGGGCTACATAAAGAGTGTGGTTCCTGGTGCAAAAAGACAGAAGAAGTTTGAATCTGGAGATGTCACTACTAGGCTTACCGGTAATGTCACTTTGGATTCTAGTATGGGTACGGTCGTATGTTGTGGTTCTACGTTGAACAACGTGATTGCCAACGGTCCGTGCAGCATCCGTTCTTGTACTCTTAACGACACGACTATTGGTGCTAACGCCGAAGCTGGTGGAAAATTTATGCAGACCCAGCTGAACGGTGTCCATTCGACACCGTCTACTGAGACTGGTGGATACACCATTATCGACCACGGTCGTTACAAACCGACAATCTTCGGTAACGGAAAGAAGGACCAGAATCCTGAAACCATCCTGTTGTCGGGAAAGGTGTACGTCGAAGGTGGCGCACAGGTATTCAAGTCCGAGATATCCAGTCCTGCTGGTTCGGACGATGATGTCGTTGTACGTGCAAACATGGTGTTGAATGGTTGCTCCCCATATACGCTTAACAGGAAGGATTCTGGTACGATAGCCAAGAGTCTCAACGACGACGCTATCTTGAGAGGTGACTGCACCGACGCTATCGAGGTTTCCAGAAGGTTGCACATGGGCTCCACTGTATACGGCGGTGCTTCCAGGAAGTATACTCCTATTGAAAAATATGAGATGTTCAAGAACGGCGATATGACATCGAAGGACTTGACATTGTATGAAGCGGAATCTATTGTAGAGGACTTCTTGGCAATGAATACGAAATCTGTTCTTGTGGACAAGAGCGTATTCATGGATATTACCGACGATGGTATCGTTCCGAACGAACGTTTGAAGATGACCATATGGGACCCGATTGGAGGTTTCTTTGTTGGTCCTGTAAGGCAGACTATCGACGAGTCTGGTAAAAAGGTTGTTAGCTATGGACGAATGATTCTGTTGAAGTGCCCGAATGTCGTTTTGAACCATACGGCAATCATTAGGAAGAGGGAAATTGGCCAAGACCTTGACTTTAAGACGTACGCTTCTGGTGCGATTACACTTAGGCAGTATGTTGAATTCCTTGAAAATAACGGTTATGATGATTGTTTCACTTACGTTACGGACAAGAAAGGTAGGCGTTTGCCAGATTTTGTACAGCTCTGCCTCATTAGCAATAAGGATAAGAGAACTCCACGTCCTCTGACCATCGATGAGATGAATGTCCTTTGCAAGAACTCAGAGACTATTGTGAAGCAGTTCCTCGATGTAAAGACGGATGACCCGAATCGTATACGAGATGTTGAAGGGTATGATGACATTACGGAAGCATACACTGACCCCCTGGGTCGTATGGTTGTGGACACTGACCATAGCCATTATGAATACGATATTCCGAAAGTCGATGATGTTGCCTCGACTATCGTATGCACTTGTTCGAAGCAGTGGCGAGATGACGATGGCAAGACGCACTATCCTGAACCGTATCAGATTAAGTGCGGCACGGATGCAATGTACAAGGCTGCATACAAGTACCTGCTCAATTCTCGTACGTCGGCTAATGCACAAGCGCTTGACATCATCAGACGTGCGATAGCAGGTAACACCGAAGGATTGCACGCCAAGGACACTCTATCCGCTATGGTCAATGCGATGAAAGGTAACCAGATGAAATCTAACGATGTTGAGTCTGTTGAGGGAGACGTCTACAACAAGATTCTGAAACTATTGGATTTGGAACCTGGTGAAAATGTGTATCTCCTAACGGGAAGGATGACGAATAATACGTTCAGGAGTTTCGTTGCCAAGGGTAAACTTCTGAAACCTAGAAGCGATGAACGTGAACGCTATCATAATGCTGCTTGTGATAAGTTGAAATATCGCCAAATCACTTACTCTCCAAGTAGTGGCCGGTTCGTGTTCAGTAAGGACGCACGCATTGTACCAGTCAGACTGAGTAGCAACATGAGGGAACCGACTATCGAGATGGAACACTTGTATGGACGGAAGGCTACTCTGGAAGACTTTATCCGTATGGGCGTCCCAGTGCCGAAAAATCGGTAAATTTTGAAGAAAAAGCGGTTCCCTCAAATTATTTGAGGGAATTGCTGTCAAATAATATATATTAGGATATACTCGAAACAATGGTTGTTTTGTGGATTACTGTAAGATAACACCATGCATAAAGGCAGAACTTAACAAATCGGTTACAATGAGTCGGGAAGAGGAGCGTCGGCTGTTTGAAGAGTATGCGAGCAGCACGGACGAGGCCCGAAAGAAGGAAATCTTTGACAAAATCATCGTGGCTAACCTGAAGTTTGCGTTCAAGATGGCCAGCGATAAGGCTAAGGAATGTGACAAGTCCATTGATGACCTGTTTTCCGAGGCAAAAATCGGTTTGATTGAAGCTTTTAACAAGTACGACCCCCATGTGGGAACTAAATTCATCTCGTTTGTCGTGTGGTATGTACGCCGTGCGTTGAACACATTCGTTTCCGACGATGACTTAATCAGGATTCCTATCGCCTTGAAGGCGAACGTTTCCAAGAAGCGTCGCCTGAATGAGACGGAGTACACCGAGAGGGAAGACCACGCCAAGGAAGTGATGGCTAACTTGAAGCAGTCAGTCAAGGCTTCCAAGGAAGATGACAACGATTCCATCAGCAACGAGGCGCCAGACGTCAGTTCAGACGGTATTGCCGAGCTGGAACACGACAACATGAAGGATACTCTATGGAAGATGCTGGAAAATAGCCTTGACAGCAAGGAACTCTACATCATGAGGTATTCGTTCGGTTTGAAGGATGATGTCATCCTTCCTGCTGCCGACATTGCTGCAAACCTCAACATGAAGAAGAATGAGTTCCAGAAAATCAAGAAGGCCGCATACGAGAAAATAGCCAAAAACAAGGAATTTTATAGTCTTTTGAAAGAGACGGTAAATTCGTAATGTTCAAATTTATCAAGCGATTTTTTAAAGGAGAGAAGCATATGCTACACGATGAACCGACAATAGCCACCAGTGGCCAGTCAATCAGCGATGTTCCTAACGGTGAACCGACGATGTCTAACAGCGAAGCTGCAAGACAGATTCAGGAAGCAGCCGAACTGGCTAACAAGAGCCCTCTCGGTATCATACCTGGACAGGTTAACCGTAAGCAACCGCAGCAACAGCGTCCTATGCCAAAACAGCAGGGTCCTGTCGCACAGTACAATAACTACCAGCAGCCGCCAGTCAACAATGTCCAGCGTGTTGCTCCCGCACAGATGGTTGCCCAGCCGTTGCCACAGGCACCGCAGCCTATTCCGCAACAGCCAGTACAGCCGCCTCCACCGCAGTACTATCAGCAGCCTCAGCAGTATTACCCGCCGCAGGGCTATCCTCAGCAGGGTTATCCGCAGCAGCCTTACTACCAGCCGCAGATGCCGATGGCTCCCATGCAGCCTGTTCCGCAGGCTCCGCAGGCCCCGCAGATGAGCGACGGATTCGGTGCCCCGTTCTCCGAGATGTATGTTACGAGTGACCAGGTGTACGAATGCTATATCGACCTACCTGGCATCCCGCAGAGCGACCTCAAGGTAAGGGTTGTACAGAACAGTCTTGAAGTTAGCGGTGTCCGTAAACTTCATTCGGACGCACCGTCTGCTGGAAAGAAGAACAAGAGAATTAAGGTGCTTGCAGCACAGTCTAGTGTCCCTGCTTACTTGTTGAACCACTTCAAGTTTACTTTCCCGTTTGCTAAACCTGTCGATGAGGACAATGTGAAGGCGGTCTTGGAAAACGGTCAGCTACATGTTACCATCAACATCCTGTCTAGTGAAAAGGGTGTAAATGTGAATATCGGTATCTAGGAGGTTACCATGAAGACGATTGCAGAAATTATCAATGCCAACTATGTCCTGGTGCCACTCCTGAGAGATACGAACATGGGGTACATGGTCACTGAACGTGGAGACATGAACGACTACGAATGGAGAGTGTGGCGTAGGGCTACTGAAATCAGGAATGTCAAGCAGCTCATGAACAGCAAGGTCATGTCCAAGAAGACGCCTGCAGAAATCCGTCTAGGACTCATGAAGATTGTCGAGTATCTGAAGTCAGAGGGAGTTGATGCTGCCCTTGTCGGAACGGTAGCGGCAAACGACCTGAGAGTCAAGGCGTATGAAGCCCAGTCTGAAACGACGGCTACGTTCAACGATGAAGAACTCTGATTTACCGTTGAGGGTATAAACTAGAATATGGAAAGGGGGCCCAACGTGGTCCCTCTTTTCATTTGCCAGAGGGAAACTCCCGACGGCATGAAGGTTTTGGCAAACTGTTGGAACCTTTGTACACTCAACGGTCGGCACACTGTCGACAGGAGAATAACTATGGACGCATACGGAACACTACCCGCACTGAATGACATCTATGAAACGGTGTTCGACATTTTCAACCCCAAGAAATACGGTCGCCCGATTTTCCCTTATGCATTCAAGAAGGCTACCATCAAGAATCCTGAGACTCAGAAGGACGAAGAAGTCCTGATTGTGGAGATTGCCGTTGTCGGCTGCTCCAAGAAAGATGTCAAGGTGAAGGCGTCGGGTAACGTGATTACGGTTACTGCTGCCACACCGCAGGACCCCGTTTCCTATGTCACTTACTATGATTACATCAAGAGGCCGAACTTCACGTTCTCTTGGACGTTCCCTTGTATCTACGATGTGGCCAATGCCGCAGCTACGGTCAATGATGGCCTTTGCTCTATCGCAGTAAAGAAAAAGCCCGATAGTGGAGAGAAGGAAATCGTGGTTGGTGAGTAACTAGCCCGTTAGTTATGAAAAAGCCCACTGATTTTTCAGTGGGTTTTTGTTTAATGTCCGCAGTTGCAGCTTTTCTTGACCTTCGCTATTGTCCGTCGAACAACTCCGCTGGCTTTGTACACTGCTTTCAGACCCTTTGTTTTCAACGACGGTGGAAGAATCCACATGAAGTCGAGAATTGCAGGGAAGTCTTTGCTCATGCGGTCTATCGCCATGGTTCCCGTGTATGTCGAGCCGTTTGCATCGGTATACTTGAAGTCCTTGGCGTCCGAACCTGCATCGAGATAGTCTACGACATCTTCACTCACCTTCGTCTTAATCAGGCGAATGTAGCTGCTGCAGACTGGACAGCTGGCATCATAGTAGATTTTAGGTTTCAATGTCATATACGCTCCTTGAATTGAATTTTGTTAAGCCTTGATTGGCTCGTCTGACCAATGCACTTCGGGACCGCCGTCATACATGAACTTGTCCTTGTATCCAGTTCCGAAGATTTCGTCCATGCGCTCGGAGATGCCCTTGAACAGTTCCTTGTTGTTCGGCTTCAGATGGCCCTTGTCGTCCATAATCTGGTTTTTGTGCAGGGTCTTCATGTCCTGATGCATGATGGCGTTGCGGTTTTCCTTTGCACGCTTCTGGCCACGGCTATCCACGGTAGAGATTTGGGCTTCGTGAAGCTGGTGCATGCCAAGGCGGCTAGTGTCATACTCGGGGATGAGTGTCGGGCAGAGCTTTTCCCTCATCTCACGGTCGAACGCCTCGTTCTCCTTCAAGATGTTCTCGATTGCCATGATGGTGTACATCGTCTTGCTGTCGATTTCGTCGCAAGAACAGTGCATCCTCGGCCAGCAGCCGTCGCCGCACACACGCATTTCGGCACTGTTGTTCGTCGGCTTCGCCAGCTCGTATCCGTCACCGTCGGCTGAGACGATGATGAAGATGTGCGGGATGTCCTTGTTCTTCAACGTGACAGTATCACCCACGTTGTACGGGGCTTCATAGCCGAGTGATTCGAGGGCGTTGATGGCCTTGGTAGCACGGAGGGTGTTCATCGTGTTTAGGCCAAGTCCGCATTCGCAGATGGATATCTTGTCTTCCTGAGTGAGTTCATGGTCATCAGTCGAACTGAACAGCGGTCCTTTCTTGGCGTTGATTTCCTTGCCAGAAATGCCGTATGCTTTGTAGAGAGGTGTGGTCTCGTCATCATAAGGGCTTGCCTTGACGATTACCGCCATGTTCTCTTCGTCACCGACGGAATCATCTTCGTCAGGAGGTAGATTGGCAATGGCCTTGCACTGCTGGTTCAGCTCCTCGAACATGGCCTGTGATTCAAAAATGGAAAGTTCGTCGTTCTGCATTGTTGTATTCCTATTGAATTCACATATAGTTTATATACTTCACGCTTGGTCGGAAGTATAAACTATTGAGTAAAGAAGGTGTATATATGAAGTCGAAAAAGCTTGCTGGCATCCGTTTGTTCAACTATTTGAATGATGGTATCAACTGGAAGGACCATAAGGATATCGTCCTTGACTATTGGATAAAGAATGTTGCACCCCAGTATAACCGCTCTCCTGACAAGTTGCAGGGGTTCGTGACGGTGGAATCTCTTCCTACCGCTGTCCAGAAGGAATATGAAGAGTGGTTCAAAAAGTTCGACTTCCAGACCTCGAAAGACCAGAAATGGATTGATTTCGTAAACGGAACGCTTAACATATTCTACCATACTAACGGATATCACCAGGAGCCAAGCAACGTATGGTATATCGACATGATGAAATCCGAGGTGAAGGCCAGGAACATTGTCGAGACACAAGTGTATCACGGAAATCCCAACCTGAACTCCTTCATGAAAATCGAGACCAACTCGAAGCCAGAAGAAGTGGGTGGTCGTCGTAACGGATATATCTATGCAAGAAAGCTCGCTTCAATCAGGCCGCGGGATACCAAGGGTTACTACTGGGGTGTCATCTTTACTTGTGAGGAAACAGTTAGCATCAATTACGACTCCAACGGCCACACAGAGCAAAGAAGCATCTGCTGGGCGGCAAACCCAGAACACATCACTCTTGTAAAGATAACTGCAGACGGACTGTTCATCATAGTCCCCTGTGAAGTCAAGAAGAAGCTATGGATGAACCGCAGGGTTGTGCCCGAAGGTGTGATTAGCAAGAATCCTATGACAGGCGCCCGCCTAGTACAGTATTTGCAGAAGAATTTCAACGTGATGTACGGAATCTTCGACAACATAAAAAAGAGGGTTGACGAAGCCCGTGTGAACGCTACCGCCAGAAAGAACGCTCTGTGTACGATGTCTGACGAAGAAATCATGGTGGGTGAAGTCCTTGGCATGAACCCAGAAGACTTCGTCGAGAATGGTCACGTATCTCCGAAAAGGTTGGAATACAACCGTGCCGTAAGGCGTAGCATACACCAGGCCAACGTGAAACATCGACAGGAAGTAAACGCTAAGATGCGTGCCATCGAGAAGGAGGAACGCAGAAAGAGCAAGCAAAATGCCGCTCATTTCAATGCGTTAAGCTAGTCTCTATGCCTCCTGAAATTGACGATGTCGTTTGCCGTAGGGGCATTACCGTTGTTGATTATCTTATAGACATCTTCCACAGTGACAGTTTCCGCTTTCGGCGGATTCACTTCGAGGTGTTCTGAGCTGAGGGAAGCCAGTTTCATTCCAGCGACCTCAGCATTGGACACAACCTTTTCGTAGATATCCTTGTACTCTGTTCCGTCTTCCCCAGTGACCGTGGTGATGGCAGTTCCGTTGGACTGCTCGTTCAGGTCGGCCACGGTAAGCATGTTCTTCAACTTGTCGAAGTCGATGAGGTCTTGCTTTGCGATGATGCCGAATTCGTTTTCGAGCTGTTCGTACTTGTCTGCATACGGTCCGTTGTAGAAGGAGTCGAACATCAATTCACCCTTGTATCCTTCGAACATCTTGACGATTGCATCGAACTCCTGCTTAATCTGGTCTCCGATGAATGCGTGAAGAATGTACGCATCTCCACCGACAGGAACGAAGTTGTTGTAACCACCGATGACAGATGACTTGGATACATATTCGTCTTCAACTGTTGCTGGAACGAATATGCCGTTAACCCAGCGGCCCCTTTCGTAGTGTTCCTTCGTAACCTGCTTCTGGTCGAACAAGTTGTCAACCGACTGGGGAAGGTATGGTCTTCCGTCGCCGCACGGGATGTGCAGCCTTCCGTCGGACAGCGTTATGTATGAGGCGTCAATCATGTCTTCCGCCCTGATTTGAATTTTGTAGTACTCGTCTCCGAGGAAGTTCTTTACAAATGCGATTGGGTCGGTCGAATAGTAGCTTAGAACGATTGGCTTGTATCGGGTGATGTATTCACCTGCGAGCAGGGCACGGAACGATTGTAGATTTCCAATCATACCGAAATACACAAGCAGCTGCTGGTATGCTACCTTGTTCTTGTTAATCCATTCGTACATGTCGCCCTTGTTAGGCATCTTCGTTCCGTAAGCATCCATCTTCAACTGAATCATCCTGAGATATTCAATCAGGTTAATCAGAGGAAGGTTATTTGGGAACTTGAAGTTGCGGATTGACTTAGGACTTACATACCTGACTTTGCCAAATGTATCGGCGTTCTGGTATACTGACGAAGTGCTAGGTATCCATAGCGTAGTCTTGTCCTTCATCAATGCAGCCGACGGTTTTTTCGCATACTTGCTTGCTGGAACGTACGAGAAATCGACTATCGGGTCACGCTGGGATATCAGGCTGTCCCTGAACTTAGGAGCGTCCTTGTGGTTCACTCCAATAGGGAGGAATTCCCAGTCGAACAGGTCGGCCCCGACCGTCAAACGTCCGCACCACACGATGTTGAACCTTGCTCCGTACTTGCCTTCCAGGCAGTCGTCCGTGAACTGCTTTGCGACATCGACGAGCTTCATCATGTCGTCGCTACCGTCCTTGATAGGAGTCTGCTTATCGTCCTGGTAAATCATTATCCTGACGGCAAGTCCGTAGTTATGCCATGACAGGAAGGCGCTCTCACTTCCACCGAGACATCTTGCCCTCTGGTCGTCAACGGAACGGGTGGTCTCGACAAGTTCTACCCTGTCCTCCCCGAACTCGTCCTTCAGAATTTTGAGAAGGTATGCAACGCACGGGTAGATGTTTATGCCTTTTCGAAGGCTTGATATCTCCTTGCTTGTGTCGTGGAATATCTGCCATCCATCCTTTCCAGAACCGAAACTTCCGCTACGGTCCTTGATGGCGTATCTCGACTGGTCGAACGGGCCGTAAGAACCGAAGGCGTAGCCTCTGATTTCCTCGTCGTACGGGAAATACGGAAGGTTGTACTCGATGTTTACCTGCGTAGTCTCATCGCCGCTCTTAGTGTCGTCTAGGCCAACCATGAAGTATTGCGTATTTCCACTCTTTGGGATGTCGGTCGGACTATCGAGTGATATCGTATGGGCATCCGTTATAGTGCCCGAGATTTCATCTGGGTACTTTTCCACTTTCAGGGATACCTTCTTGCCTGGTTCGAGTTCGCTCGGGATTTCCTGGGTTACTATCACATCAGTTCCGTATGTGTAGCTTGACTCGAACGGTATCATCCGCCTAGGTATCCTCATGTCCTTCGGATACTTGCTGTACAGACCGACGTTGATGAACCTGATTTCCGTCCAGCGTGTGCCGATATACTTTGTCTTAGTTACGGTTCGCCAGAAATAAAGGAAGCGTATCTTCTTTTTCACCCTTTTGTACAAGCGTGTAGCAACCAAGAATCTTGCGGGGTACCTTGCAGTGATAGGTATTCCGTCCGTGACATGAAAGCACATGTGGTTCGGGAGGAGGCGCTCTTTGCTTTCGAATACTGAGTCTGCTGTATAGTATTCGAAGTATTTAATCCTATTAACAACACGGTTGAAATCGTCGACTTCACGTTTCAGCGAGTTGAGTTTTATTTTTAGTATGGCTGCCGCTGCTGGGTGTAAAAACGCCATAGCAACGATTGCGGCGTCAAACTTGTCTACAATGTCGTCGATATCGTCAACAATGCTTATCTTGTCATGCAAATGCGATGACGTTAGTGATGAATCCGCCTGGAATAGAGGGATGAGTTGGCTACGCTTGGTTTTTGCGGTATTGGTTTCCTCATCATAGTCGGCACTGCTATACCAGTCGACAACTCTGATTGTCATCTCCTGGTGTCCGTTTATGTATTCGGTAATCGCATTGTATGTTTGTTCAGTTATGGCGGGTGTTGCGTATATAACGGGGTTAACAGCGTTGGATATCGGGATGGTCGCACCTGCTATCGCATGATTCAACAGTTTGGTAAGCCATGCGTACTTGTCGAGATTTGTATATCGAGGAGCTACATAGGTATCGTAGATACTTTCCAGAAGGTCGAAGAAATCTGGCAATTTGTATTCGGTATATGATATCAGGGCGTTTGTATAGTTGGAGTCCTTGTAGGCTTTACCCAAATTCGTGTAGTTCACGGGGTATGTCATTCTGCTGTAGGAATATTGACCATTAACTGGTCCTGTATATTGATATCGATTATATTTCCCATATGCGTAGTATGGAGTTACGATAGTGAGGTAGCTGTTTATATCGCTAGCCTTGTCATCATCCTTGTCCGCCCCCATCTTACATTTCAGAGATTCGACATCTATCAGGAAAGTTTGGTTCGAGTCTGCGTATGCGATTTCTTGTGCTGTGGCGTTACGGAAATCGGTTCCAGAGACCTTCTGAATCTTGTTTCGTGTGGATTTTTTCAGGCATTTCTTCAAAGCCCAGAGGCTCTTTATTCCGGCAAGCACATCGTTGAACTGGTCTTCGAAATCTTCGGCAACTTCTTCCTTGGGGAAGTATGCCTCGAATGCGTCACGCAAGGAAGGCAAGAACGGGGTCTGGTTGTCGCCAGTGCAATCAATCATGTAGCCATAACCCTGCATCCTGTCGCAAAACTCTTTCGTGCCTGCATTGGTTACCCCAGTAGCGTTCATACGCCTTGGAAGGTTGACTGCGGTAACGTCGATGGCGGATTGTCCTTTGACTGGCGGAGCTGCGTTCGGGTCAACAAGGTCGTAATAGGTAGAAACTTCGACCTCGAACCTGTTTTCCCTAACGTCTCTTGCAACCTTGCTCATGCGTCGTTGCAGAGTGGAGTAAGATAGAACGCAGTTTTTCTTCTTGTACTTTTCGTCGGATTTTGCCCACTTGTAGGTTTCGCATCCACTGCCGAACAGACCGAACATTGCCATGGCGTGAGCATATACGTCGTCATTATCGGCTACTGGCTGCGGGTTCTTTATAAGGGTGTATTTCGGAACGACACTCATCACGACGGGAACTCTCTGGTCGATACTGGCATCGTCGTCATAATGGGCGTAACCGCTAACGCTAGATATTAAGGTTCCCCCTGGTCTTGGTACTTCGTACTCGGCATCGCCAAGGGATGAGCCTATTCTGAAAGCGTATCTGTCATCGCTTTCTGTTCCGTCCTCTGTGATTACAGAACAGCTTTGTATTAGATGGCCTTCATCCTTGTCAATTTTATCGTCTCCATCGAAATACTTGTCCGTGTTGAAATACCTGCTGGTATCGCCTAGTGCTATACCCGTAACGAGGTAGTCGATGTTTTTGGTAACGTATTCGTTCAGCGTGGTATCGCCGTCATCGCTGGATACGGACGAATCTGCCTTTATGGGCACGTCTTTTAACTCTATTTTGGAATCCGTCTTAGCGGACATCTTTTTGAAAAATTTGCTGAAATCGAACATATTGGCTCACGTGTTTTCGTTTATAGTTTATCATGGTGGAATTAAACCGTTTCTATACAAAAATACCTTCCGAAAAATGTATTTTAACATTAGTTTAACAGAGGGATACCCCATGAAACATACATTTACCATCCATTCCAACAACCTCAACCTTACCATCGACGAACAGAAGACCTTTTTTGACCAGTTTTTTGGTCGAGGCCGTAAGAATGCGGGAAACGAGTACAAAATCGCCGATTTTGACATTGTCCGTCATGCCTTCGTTACTAATCTCTGCACGAAGTTGGACAGCGAAGATTACAGCAAGATTTACACATTCCTCGAAGGAATCGAGCGTTCGGTGAAGGAAGGCTTCTGCCGTGTTGCTAGCGACCTCATATCGAGTTCCACCAACACCCTGGACGAGGTTGAAACGGTTAAGTGCGACACGGATATCAAGGGCTCTGAACCGACTGTGCTCAACTGCGATGTGCCGTCCATGTACCAGCTCATCATCCTGCTTCTTGAAGGAATGAAGGGCTGCTGCCACGACCGCCTGTGGAACGATGAGTCACTCCCGCACAAGAAGGAAGCATGTCCGAACGCCTTAAAGGTTTGCGAAAAGATTGCCAAGGAGGCTGGATTGATGGGTGAATGCGAGTCCGAGACTTCTGACGAGGCTAATGCCGCACTGAAAGGAAAGACTCCTAGAAAGAAGAAGGGTAAGGCAAAGGCCAAGAAAGAGAAGCCTGTCCTCACCAAGGAATTCGTCAACAAGAAGGTTATCAAACTGGACGAAAAGAAGACCAAGAAGGCCAAGTAATGGACGAGTGGTCAGAATGGAAAGAAGTTTCTGACTGGTCGCTTGTGTCAGATGTTAGCGACGAGTTTACCTACGACTGGGATAGCCATGAGGTTGAATACCGAATGGCTGACGGCACCGTTAAGAAAGGTATTGTGTGGGCTGGTGAAGACTTGTTCACATATACTGATTCGGACGGTGAAGAAGTAGAAGACTACGACAAACGCTGGTACATCGAGGACGACAAGGGAAACCCGTTCGATTCATCTAATGTGACTGCTTGGAGATACAAGAAATGAGGTACCGATTATGACAATGCAAGAATATGTAGATACGCTTGCTGAAATGGATGAGCTCCTTCGTCTACCAAGGACCAAGTTCGTAGAATTTGTCAAAGCGACATACGGAAATAACGCCCTGCTGCTAAAGCCTAGCCTTTATTTCAGGTTGGTCCGTAGGCCGTGGAACTTCATCTGCACTCCGTACAACAAACTTCTGAGGTGGGTTGGACGCAAGTTGCCTGTATGTGATGCCGAAGGTAAACCGATGAGCGACAATTACATTCATTTCACCGTAATGCTGCAAATGGCTGGTTTCATCCCGTTTCAGGACTATGGCTGGCATGTAGTTGATGCGATACCGATTTCCCAGATTGAACCGAAGAAGTTCAAACGGTACTTCAAGACTCAGTGCAAGGCGACCGAGAGGATGCCGAAGGACAAGGCGGTAAAGTTCCTCGAAACTTTATACGAAGAGTACAAGAAGAAGCACCAGGACTAGCGGTTCGCCCCATATAACAAGAAAGCCTCCCTTTGCAGGGAGGCTCCTTTGTTGTGGCTATAAGGAGGCAATTCACCACAACTAAAGCTTAATCTGGTCCTGATAGTCCTTCTGAGTAATCGGCTTGTCGGATGTAGCAGAAGCAGTAGTGCAGATTGCGAAACGGTTCTGTCTCAGGTTCCTGAGAAGTTCGTCCTTGTTCCATACACCACGTTCCTCGGCGGCCTCACGGTCCCTCTGTGCGGACTTGCCGATGTTGCTGGCATCCTTGGGAATGTCATACTCCATGCGGCGATAGTTGCGGTAGCCCCGACCTGGGGTATTGTTCACCATGTCGTCTTCAAGGAACTTATCCTGTTCCGCAGCGAGCCTGTCTGCTGTATGCCAGTAGTTCTGGTTATAGGCACGGTCAAGGAACTTCTTTGCCTTGCCGCTGGAAATGTCGCTCACGTTCTTGGCATATTCCTGGCACATAGTGAACATGTCGTGTCGGTAATCTGGGTGGGTGTCGAAGTTGTCACCAGCACTGCGATAAGCGTATTCAGAATTTTTTAACGTACCCATAATAAACCTTCTATGTGGTGTCGACAGACCTGTATGTCAGGATGTCTCTACCTTTTCTCATTTAGTTTATATATTCGCACACCCCTTGCCAAAAACCTATAAATGGATTATATTTGCTTTTATGCGTACTATTGAAGAATACAGCTTTTCTGACCTGTTGAATGACATCAACGGCTACCACCTGGAACGGTGGAACAAGACGACCACGGCGTATGGTTTCAAGAGGTACTCATCCATAGACGAATGGAAGGGTATAGCGCTAATGGAAGTCGTTACCATCAAGTCTGAGAAGAAAGTCAAGGACTGCAATATAGGCATCATAGTGAACGTGCTGGATGGCGGCTCTGTCCAGCTATGTCTTACATTCAAGAGCGAATATGTTCAAAAGAGGCATTACTACGCTGGTGACAAATCCATGTACCGTATGAGGATGGAGTTTCTTTTCTCCAAACTGAAATGCAAACAGTGGGTCAGGTTCGCCCTTGTTGAGAATGACCGTTGTTGGCTTGGTATTCCTCCATCTCATGCGAATGAGGTTCCAGACCTGCTGTGGGAGATATACAAGAACATCCTTATGTATCCTTGCGACGAAGCGTATGCCGATGTAGGGAAGAAGGTGGACCAGTCGGCCACTTCGGTCCCAGACCTCTCGTTTTCCGAGCTGGACGGGGTATAAACTATTGATGATTGAATCAGTGGTTTACCTCGATGACGTTGTGCGATAACATTAGAATAGAAACACCGTTTATTATCTATGGCCGAAACTATACAGGTCAGTTCGTTTCTCACATATGTGTCAATGATGGTATCGAACTTGAACTGGCTGATAAGAACGGATTGTTTGAACTAACTCCGATTAGTTTAAAAAGTTTGGGCCTTGCGAATGAAGGCGAGGGTGCTGACTCTGAGATTGCGTACTACGAATTGACGTTGTACAGGTGCGCCCTCATCAATGTACAGGCCTGTTGCCCCGTTATAAATGACTTGGCACTGACTGTCAGGGATGTCGACGGCAATGTTGAATACTGTACGCTCTCGATATACACTGTCATACCTGGCTATGTCCAGAATGCTGCGACCGAGGCTAATACTTTCGGTAAACAGATTGTACTGAACTTTAATATGCTTCCTGTTCTTGATGCCGAGGGGTGGGCTCCGTGTAACAAGGACTT